GCACTACGAAGGTCTGCACCACTAAAGTATCCGTCTCTTAGTTTCTCGGCGTTTAATTTCATAATTATTCTCCTGTTGTGTAGTTGATGTCTTAGATCCTTTTCTAACACTAATATTTCTACAACTATAGTTCTTATACCACTTTATGATAAAAAGAGATGTGAAGTCTCTTCTTGCTACTATCTTCTACAAATCACAGAATATGTTTTATCAGAGAACTCTTTCTCCATAGAGTCAACCAACACTATGGGGTTAACCATGATGTCTTCAGAGAATTCCATCTCGATACTGCTCTTCTCTGTTGAGATAATTACTTTCAACTCAGATGACCCATAACACTCTTCGACTGTTGAGACAAGCCTATCGAGAGCATGGCTGTCAAACTCACTCTCCTTTATCTTGATTGCAACAGAGCGAACTATTTTTGCTACAGCTTCATCTGGCTGGATAACCTTCTTGGCTACAACGTTGGCCTTTCCGGTCTCTCCACTACCGTAACCACTAACGAATACAACATCACCTAGATTCAGCAGGTCAGAGCATGTCTTGTAGCACTCAGGGAATACAGGAACTTCAATGCTACCTTTCATGTCTTCAATCTGTATGATAGCCATAGGCTTGCTATCTTTCTTGGTCTTTGTTATACGCACGTTGTATATGACGCCAGCAACAACAAGATTTCTCTTTTTCCTTAGCTTCCTTACACTAGCGGAATTGCTTATGAGTTTTGTAATAGATTCGAGGGGTTCCATCGGATGAGTGCTGACATACATTCCAAGTAGGTCTTTCTCGAACCCAAGTATCTCTGTCTTTATGAACTCATCTTGTATATCAATGTGAGGTCTATTGTCCACGTCAAACATGAGCATCTGACCCATACCTTCCCTTGACTGAAAAAGTTTGCCATACTCAATCAGCTTAGGTATCATATCGAAGATACTCTTGCGGTTCCTATCATAGATATGGAATGCACCGCTCTTAGTCAAGGACTCTATGACAGCCTTGTTAACCTTTGATAAACGTATCCTTTCAAAGAAGTCATAGACTGATTCAAACTCTCCGTTTTTTCTCTCTTCTAGGATTGCATCAATAGCGGAGTCACCAACACCCTTGATTGCAGACAGGCCGAACAAGATATTACTCTTAGATACAGCAAAGCCATAGCCAGAGGTGTTTATACTAGGAGGCTTAACCTCCACGTTGTTTCTATTACAATTATCGCAATAGTTACGTATCTTATCTGAGTCGTTGTGGTCCCCTGTCATAAGTGCCGCCATGTACTCAGGATAGAAATTAGCTTTTAGCCATGCTGTCTGGTACGCAATTAGGCCATATGCTACCGAATGTGATTTATTAAATCCGTAGCCAGCGAATTTCTCCAACATCTCGAATAGGAACTCCACTTTCCTTCTAGTGAAGCCTTTTTCCACACCACCTGATACAAATCTAACTCTCTGCTCTTCCATCTCTTCTGGCTTCTTCTTTCCCATAGCTTTTCTAAGGAAGTCAGCTTCGGCCATAGAGTATCCAGAGATTTTAGCTGCAATCTGCATGACTTGCTCTTGGTACACACATACACCGTATGTTCTTGCCAGGATCTCCTCTAGTTCAGGTATCTCATACTCTACAGCTTCTCTGCCATGTTTTCTATTGATGAACGAGTCCACCATTCCACCCTGTAGTGGTCCAGGTCTATATAGTGCTACTAGAGCGATAATATCTTCAAGCTCTGTTGGTCTCAGCTTAACCATGACATCGCTCATTCCACCTGACTCAAGCTGGAATACTCCAGATGAGTCGCCAGACTGTAGCATCTTGTAGGTTCTCTTGCAGTCCAGAGGTATCTTAGAAATATCGATCTTTATTCCACGCGTAAGCCTTACGCTATCGATACATCTCTTGATTGTGGTGAGGTTTTTCAACCCAAGGAAGTCAAACTTGATTAGTCCTACATCCTCAGTACATTTCATGTCATACTGAGTTGCAACCTTTCCTTTCAGTATTTGTGTGGGCAAGTAGTGGAACAGTGGGCGACCATCAGAAATAACTACACCAGCAGCATGAACACCAACACTCTTACTAATATTTTCAAGTCTATGGCAATACTTGAACACATCCTCAATATTGTGCTTGGCTACCAACTTCTCTATCTTAGGCTCTTCCTCTATAGCTTCTTTCAGAGAGATTCCTGGTCTCACAGGAATAAGTTTCGCAAGTTCATCTGCAATATCTAGAGGTACATCATGCGCTCTTAGTACGTCACGAATAACAGCCTTAGCCTTGAGCTTACCGAACGTAGCTATCTGTGCTACTGCTGGACCTCCTTCTACTGCATATTTGTTTGATACATACTCAATGACTTTATCTCTTCCATTCTCGCAGAAGTCCACATCAATATCAGGCCATGATAATCTAGACGGGTTCAAGAACCTCTCGAAGAGTAAGTCGTAAGGCATTGGATCGATAGCAGTGATTCCTAGCGCATATGCAACTAAACTTCCAGCAGCACTACCGCGACCTGGACCGACTGGTATATCGTGGTCTTTTGCCCATTTTATGAAGTCCCAGACTATGATGAAGTAATCCACGAACCCCATCTTTATTATGATGCCCATCTCTTCTTCAAGTCTATCTTTGTACACTCTCCTATCTTTACCAGTGATAAACTTGTCTTCAAATATCTGAGCCAAACCACCAGTAGCTAGCTTGGCAAACATCTCTGTACTTGAGAAGTATTTCTTCTTGTCTATTTTTACCACTGGGAAGCTAGTCTTCCCCATAGGTATCTCAAGATTGCACATGTTAGCTATATCAAGCGTTATATCACAAGCACCTTTATACTTGTCAAACTTACTGCGCATCTCTTGTGGAGACTTCAACCATAGAGTATCCGTGTGAATCTGCATTCTATTGCTATCATGGACGCAGCTTTTTGTACCTATGCAAATAAGTACGTCTTGATCTTCGTGCCCGCCTTCGTCTAGATAATGAACATCATTTGTGGCTACAAGTGGAACTTTGATGTCGTTGGATATTTCAGTAAGAATTCTATTGATGTGCTCTTGCTCTTCGATACCATTCTTTTGAATCTCAAGAAAGTATCTTCCTGGCATCATTCTAGCCATTCTTAGAGCATTATCTTTTGCTTCATCATACTCAGTGCGTAGTATCTTTCTTGGTACTTCACCAGACATGCAGCCAGATAGAGCTATTATTCCTTTTGAATTTTGCTGCAATAGGTCTAGATCGATCCTTGGCTTATAGTAAAACCCTTCTGCGTTAGCTATTGTTAACATCTTACACAGGTTCCTATACCCGTCTATATTTTGAGCCAGCAGGGTAAGATGGTAGTATCTCTGCTTGGGGTCTTTATCTTTCATAGATATAGGAGCAACATACACTTCACATCCAACTATAGGCTTTATCCCTGTCTTAATCGCCTGCTTGTAGAACTCGATAGCACCATACATGTTGCCGTGGTCTGTTATGGCAATAGCTGGATTCCCCATTCTGTACGCTTTTTCTATTGCTCCATTGACTGTGTTGACTCCATCTAATAAAGAATAGTCTGTGTGCATGTGTAGGTGTACGAATTGTTTCAATTTGTTCTCCTAGAAATATGATTTGCCGAATGTTTTACTTCGCATAATATCTTTTCCTTCTACTCCGCTTATACCCTCTGCGAACTTTCTTTTCGACTGGTCTACCAAGCTCTTCTGCTGTGTAGTAGTTCATCCTAATCATTCTTTCCTTGCATATTTCAGCACTGCCCATGTTGTAGACTTTTTGTGGTCAAATTCAAACGCCATTTTCTACGCCTTTCTTTGTTTGGGTCCATCGTATTTGTTCTCGTCTAAGAATTTTCTGATAGAGTGATTAATTAGCTTCTTACTAGTACGATCTTCTGCTAGCTTCACAGCTTCTTCGTGAACACTAGAGTCACCAGCACAGAATGCCTCGATAAACAGTTGTTTGTAGTCCTGTCTAAGAGCCTCTATAAAACAAACAATGTCTCTAGACATGTTATTGACGTATGTGGCTCTTAATCTTTCGCGGTCTATTCCTACTGGATCATCACCGCCCATCATCTCTATATGATAACGCATTCCTTTTATTAAGTTTTCAGTTCTTAGTATGTCTTCACTAATAGCCTTAAACATAGACAGAACATCTTCTCTTTCTGGAGGAGTGTGCTCGACAGGTGCCTCTTCTGGCTCGACCTTACCTTCTTGCTCTGCGTAAGCCTTACGCAACTTCTCACTCTTAGAGTTGACACCGAATAATTCATTTATGATTCCAGACCTATCATTATGCCAAATCTTATTCTCATCACAGAATTTGGATAGCATTTCACCAGCAGGGCTAGTATAGCAACCAATCTTCCCTCCCCCCTCCAGTATAAATATGGTTAGAGGATTTCTACCATTGTCTTTCATGTACTGCATGAATGCCACCTTTACCAACTTAGGATCTCTCTTTTCTGATCTCTTCATGGAGTTCTCCCTTAAACTTGATTGTTTGTATACAAATATAGATACAGTATAACACTATAAAGCTTATACCGCTATCTTTTTTTTACTAGCTGATTTCGTCTTCGCTGTGTCTTTCGATGGATTCATCGTCGATTTCAAGGAGGGATATTTGGAATTTAGCTAGGAAGTCATGAATGTTTCCAGTCTTGGATTTCTCGTTATCCTTAGAGGATTCTAGTGCCAGCTTACCCCAGCTTCTAGCTTCCTTCATTGCACCGACATGATTACTTCTAGATAGCACATTAAACTTCCTTGCAGATCTAGACATAATCATGTCGGATGTTTCAGCCAAAGTTAACGAGCTTGGTATGCCTAGTTCATCAAAGACCATAAACTTGGGTTCGTATATAGCTAATCTATATATATATCTATCTCTTGAGTTAGTATGAGAAGAGACCCATGTGGATATTTCATCTTCGGACATATCACTAAAGTCTAGAAACATATGGATGTATGAGTCTATCTGATCGTAATCAAGGTCTATGTTCTTCCGTGCCTTGATTGACTCAACAATCACCTCTCTTCCTTCCTCAAGCATAGATAACACTGAGACTATCCTATATGTCGAAGAAGAGGAGGCTGTATTCATTACTTTTTCTACTATCGATGTTGGCTCATCCCCAAGTAAGAAATTGTAATAGTCGAGGATTTCTAGTTCCATTGCAAACGATTTTGCTACTGCTAATAGTTGAGGTGGAGTCTCGCTTATTGTTTCATAGTCAGACTGCCACATCTGACTTATCCCTTCTGGGAGACTCTCATCTGAAGATAAATCATCCATGAGCGACTGCATAGATTCACTACCTACACCAAAACACTTGTACTTAGAAAGAGTACGAACCCTCTCTGTCATACTTACAGGCAGAAGCAAAACTGCCAGTAGGAATCTACTAAACGGAATCATGAGGGTTGAGAAACCGCTCTTAGTTTTTCGAGCTTGTGAACTACAGTATCCATCAATCTCATTGCTGACGACAGAGATCTTTCGTCGAACTCAAGTTCTTGATCGAGTCTCTTAGCAAGAAGTAGTGTCGCTATGAAGGATATTGCTTTCTCAAGGATTGGGATGTTCTCTATAAACTCTTCGTAGTTCTCTGGTCCAATTAGTCCTGTTGCTAATACACTAGAGGATACTCCATCGTCCTGCATCTGAGACGCTAGTTTTACGATATTCTCTTTCTCTACTAGTCCACGAATCTCTTTTATGACTGGTGCGGCATTTTCCATCTTTGCTACTGCAAGTTTGACACTCCAGTTCGGTGCGTAAGCCTTACGCACTCCATTTATTGTCGCCCTGCCTTTTGCTTCTGCTGTCTTGATAGATCTGTTTGCAACATCACCAGGAACTCCTACAGAAAGCAGGCAATGGAACGCTTCAATCTTGGATAGATTGTTTGTATTGTATCCCCAGCCGCCAGCTACCTTCTCTTGGTTCAACTTACTAGACACAATCTTGAACTCATCACAGTCGTTTCCTACAGACAAGCACTTAACAGAGATTGGGTCAGAATCAATCATGCCAATAGCGGCTGTTTTTTCTGCTTCTTTGACTTCAGACTCAACATCAATTGAACTTCCAAGCCGTATATACTGCCACGACTCAGGGATTAAGAACGCTGGATCTTTAGAAAAGCCAAAGTTTTCGTTATGCTCTGAGGACATTCTAGTAATAGATCTATCTGACATTCCAGCTTTGCTTGCTCGAAGAGGCTTGATTGCCATACCAGACACGGAAATCAAAGCTCTGCCTCCACCGTCAAATTCAACAGTGAACGTATCACTTCCCCACTTATGAGAGAGTGCTACGATTTTGAACGGAGTCATAATGCTCTTGTCGTCGCCAGATAAGAATGTTCCCATCTGTCCGACTTCAGGAGTTTCCGTTGCTAAGTCTACAACTGGAGAGTCAAATTGCTCTCCGTCCATCTTCTCAACTACCATTCCTGCCTGATAAGAGTACTTGTCGCCACCCATTACAAAGAGCTTCTTGCCAGTCGATCCACCAGAGGGAGACACTACGTTTCCAAACAGTCTACCTTTTAGCGATGCTCCAGAGGCTTTATTGAACACTGAAACTTTGCAGTTGTCTTCCTTAGTAGCCTTAATCCATTTCTCTGGAGTTAGGTCTTCTGTAAGATTTACGTTACTAGAAGTTGGCTCATGCCGTATAGCAGAGATTATCTTTTCGCCTTGGTGTTCCGCATCGTTTATATGAACTGATGGGTTAGCGTCTATACTTTGAACGACTTCCTTGGCTTCTCTTACAGTAAGGGCCGAGAGTTTAGACATAGGTGTGTTCTTGCCAGACCAGCTAACAAACGTATCGTATGCACCTGGATGGACTTTCTTTAGTCTTATTGTCTCTGGGTATATCTGGTCTTTGTTTACAGATGCAATCTTACTGAAAGGCTGTGCATTCTTTTGTCCAAGGATAACTTTCTCTATTGCGTTTGTGTATCCTCGTTTGTGCATCAAATGAATAGCATTAGTTCCCTCAACAGTCTTCATGTCTCGTTCATAAATCGAGTACATCTCAGCAGATGCAGTTTTTACTGCCGAATCAAGAACGCTAGTATTGACATGGATGTTTTCGATACAACGTCGCACTGCTTTGTCTAAGTCGAATCCTGCTTGCTTACCAAAGCTTCCATCAGAACCCCAGCTATTATTACCAGAAGGAGGTATAGATTTGTATGCTGTATCGGATAGTTCTCCTCTATTAGTTCTAGGAGCTAGACCTTCTATGATTCTAGAGTGGAATAGTACTTTTCTAATTCTGTCTCTAGTTAGTGGCTTAGGCTCATCTTCTTTGCCTTCTTCGTAGTACACATCCATTGGATGGAGATGACCAGAACGAATAACAAATGGAACATGCATGATAGGAACTTGATTAGATGTAATTAGAATAGATCCTCTTCCGTCGGACTGCTCCTCATCTATATCTATATACACAACCTTGCTAGGTCTATTAGATAAAGATGGATGCTGCCTTAGTAACTCATTTGGAAGAAAGTCATCCCATTCCGCTACTGAGTCCGGAACAGGCGTTGTATTTATACGGGCTTCGCCTGTATTTATGAAGATAGGTGTTAGTGAACTCATCAATTTCTCCGTTTGCGTAAGCCTTACGCAGTAAAGTTTAGTAAATTATATCATCTAATATTTTTATATCATCTTGAAACAAAGGCTAGCGTGGAAAGCCAGTCATTTTTGGGAGTATATGGTGTTTGAACTCCTACTGGTATAGCTGTTGCTGTTCCTGCTGCCAGATGCGTATGTAAATTATAGGTAGCTATAAAAGCATTGAGCTTACTAGACAATCTTGTTATTTCTGTTAGTAGCTTTTTACCAAGGACTACTGGCTCAGTTGCCGTGCTAGATCCTATGCTAAGTTTTGCTGTCTCTATTGAAGCAGAAACCTTAGACTTCATTACTATCATATCATCGTCTGTCATGCGAAGACTTGGGCCAGGTATGGGAGTTTTTGATGTCCCCATGTTGACTCGTAGCTCAACACCAGATTTCACTGATGCTTCATCTAGACTACCTAGTTCTAGCACTCCAACCGAATACTTGTTAGTACCAAACCTTTTGTTACCCTCAAAGATTATATGTGATGCACCGAGAGGGTTCAGCTTGTTTCTCTCTTCAGCTTTGATGCTTCCTGCATCAGAGAACAATCCGTACTCTCTGCATGTATCCTGCATTCCTTCTCCGTCTTCAAGCGGATACATTTGCCTGAGACAGTTGGGTGATGACTCCATATGCAGGAAGCCATTCTCAAATAGAAGTAGCTTTCCTCCACCTTCTGTAGCCCAGCCTATGTCACCTGAGTCCATTTCATCAGGTATTCCATATGACCAGTTGAACTCTGTAGAGAATGGCCTTATGTATGTAATAGGATAATAGTCTCCATTTATCTCAGCAAGTATAACCTGTGAGTTCTTAGCAGGAATACTAACATCGCCACCAAACTTCTTAGATGTTTGGCAGTGAGTCAATGGAATCTCTATGTTTATATCGCAGTCAACACCAATTACCTGCATGGTTCCCATTTGTTTATTTACACTAAGTATTCTACCAAGACACATACCTCTTTTTGTATCAGAAAGGTTGTCTGTCCAATAACCTTTACTTGGGTCTGAATATAGAGTATCATCCTCGTAGAATAAGCTGACATCTGGGTCTACTGGTTCATCGTTAGGCACAGTCATTCCCATGTCCATAACATCGAGTTCGCTTAGTTCAAAATCTAGTTGCATATCTTTTCCTTTATTGGCATAAGAATAATAGCCTTATTATAACACATCAATTACGGAGTTAGCAATGACAGCAAGAACAAAGCCTACGCTATCGTCAGTGAGAGAAGTGGTAAAGCAGATGCTACCACAAATATTGAACAAGGATAAAATCAAGGATAATTCGTCTATGTCTTTCAGTGAGATACCTGATTCTGCTTTTTCTAATGAACCAGGAATGAGTATTAGAGCTATCTTATCAGAGATAATCGACCACCTGGAGCTTAGTGTTGTAAAAAAGAGAGGATTCGTGTTCGTTGACTCTACCCGCAAGACTGGCAGGCCAGCTAAAGTTAAGGAAGAGAATAAGGAAAAGAATTCCAATCCTCATATATGCATCTACTGTAGTGGACCAAGTGGCCCAAAATACGACCATGTATGCGATGCTTGTGTTGCAAAAACAGCAGAAGAGTTACATGCGGATAGATGCAGAATTATGGAAACTGGAATCAGAATAGATAATGTTCTGCGTGATAGTTTTCTAAATAATTCAGCTAAGGCTCTATCGGAAGCAGGAGTTCCTGTTCCTAAAGTACCAGCGTCAGTCTTTGATGAGAAGCCTGCTGAGTCGGAAGAGAAATGGAAGTGCGTGTGTGGGCTTAAAGAATCAAAGTCTGCTTTTGACTCAGGTTACGGAAGACTTAGTTGTCCTTTGTGTGGAGGAGATAGTATTGACATTATTGCGTAAGGCTTACGCATAAACAAAAGATGAGGTGTGCTATGAAGACCTTCTTGTGCCCAGAGTGTGGAAGCTCATATTTTGGAACCTATACTTGCCAAAAAGGATTCAGAGTAAGACACTGCAACGGCCCAACTTTTTCTGTTGAAGAAATAAAGAAGATGAGAGAAAGGTATCTTTCTGGAGAAATCTTCAAAATAGAGTCTTGCAAATTCAAATTCGATATGAAGTATGATGACCTATACTTCTACACAACTACAATAGAAGAGTACATGGCTGAGTACGACAGAAAAGAGGAGAATGCCAATGCCTGAAACAAATAGGTACGGACTAACTTACAAAGAATGGTATAGACTGGTTGACCTTGAAGTTGAAGTATTATGTGGGTTTGGAATTGAAGACCTTGAGGACTTCATTATTCGTGACGCATTCGACAACGATGAAGAACCGAAGGATACCGCAAGAGAGATTGTTGAAAACGACACACTTGCATGTTCAATGCTTGACTAGCCATCAAATGAGGTTGAAATGAAAATCAGTGCAAAGACTTTGAGAGATAATGATTTCTCGGATAGACATGTAGAAGCATGGAAATATGTTTTTGGCATAAACAGCAAGGAGTCTAGTAGAATAACTAGGTTTCGCTGGCAATCACTTCTGTACACGAACATTACTATTATTGGTCACTTATGGAGAAAGTTCAAGATAAGAGCAGATCTTTCATCTATAACGATCACTTCTGTTGGACTAAACAACGCCGACCTTTCTGGGGCAAATATAAGTGAGTCAGACCTTCATCGCTCCTCACTAAACAACACGCTACTGGTTGATGCAGATATTAGAAGGACATATCTTCCACTACCAGAATTTATGAAGAACACTGGTGTTCTTACAGCACTACTTGGTCCGTGGGTAGTTAATACAACTCCAGACAAAGTATTTGTTGGATGCGTTGAAAAAGACAACGAAGGACTCGAAGAGATTGACATGTGGAAGGATGCCCAAAGAATGGAGAACGAAGATATAGCAGATGGAGGTAGAATTATTCGTTGGTGTCTAAAGCATAGAGATGAAGTTCTGAAAATGGCTAAGATGTCAAGAGATGCTGGTTGGCCCAAAATTCCAAGTGAGCAGTCATGAAGAAGACATATGAAGAGATGACAAAGGAAGACTTAATCATAAACTCAGTTATATCTATACTTCATGAGTCAAAAGAACCTTATAGATCAAAGGCTGTAAGGAGACTTGTTGAAGAAATGAAAGACTGTAAAGGATGCGGTGCGTGTTGCTCTTGCAACTACAGAATTCCTGTTCTAGAAGAAGACAGAAATGTCTTCGTAGATAAATTCGTAGAGAAAATGAGCAAGGAAATCTCAGGTTCATCAAAGTATACTCACTACATCATGCCACTAGAAGACGGTTGTTGTCCAGCCTTTGACAAAGAAAAGAAGGAGTGTACAATATACGATTATCGTCCATACAATTGCAGCAGCTTCAAAATGGGCTGCTATATGTGTATAAGTGCTATTGCAGAAATCATCAAAGATAAAGATGAGGCTAAAGCTAAAAATAATAGAGACTGCTACTCATCTAGTACTCTAAAGTGGGATGAGCCGCCTCCGAGTAAGTCGTAACAACTCAAAACTTATACGCTACTGTGCGTATATTTTAGGAGAAACAATTGAACGCAGATGTAATCGAGATTAGACTGAACGCGGGTCGCGCTACTATCGGTAGATTTATTGAGATCACAGCAAGGAAGGTGATTAGGAAATGGGATGATGCTGTAATATCAGTGGATGGTGAGTCAGTCGTAGGACTTAGAGCCAACAAGAATACTATCAACTGGGGTGCATGTAAGAGGGCTATCATCTTCAGATCCGAGGAAGATCGAGCAAGTCTATTGCACAGTTGCGTTAGTGAAGATGAATACGAGAGTGGGGCAGTAGTGCTAGTCGAGACCAGAGAGCATTTGTACATGAGTGGTGACAGCAGTGTCATAAAGGATATTGCTAATGATGTTGGGTCTGTTGCAAATTCAGATGTAATCAGGTAGTGCATAAGCCTTACGCAGCAATGCTTACCTGATACTCCTTACGCAGCAATGCTTACCTGATACTTCTTACGCATTGTTCAAAAATAGGTATAAGTCTTTTGCGTGTGTTAACAAGTAACATAAGCAATTTTTCATAACCATTGTCGGAGTAATATTGTTATGAGTTTTAGAGGAATCGTCGCTGGTAAATTGTCATCGAATCCATCTGTCAAGGATTTTAGTGAAGATGAAAGCAGAAAGATGTTGCAAGTTATTCTTCGTATTGATTCTGGGAGATACGATAGACTAAAGAGAGAGAGAGTAATAGATACGTTCGCTGTCACAGCAACAGGAAGAGCCGCAGAGAAAGCCTCAAAGTTCGAGAAGGGTGATGAGGTTGTTGCTCTTTGTGAACTACATCCAGAAGAAAAGTTTACGAAGTACGTCTGTGACGAAATATCAAGAGTTGGCGACGAAGGAATGAATGTCCACTTCTTGGTAGGAGCAATCGAAAGACTCAAGACGGACTATACAGACTCAGGAGATACAGTGTCTAACGGCACAATCCGTTGTCCAAGAAATTGGACGGACAAGGATGGCAACGAGCATAGTAGTGCCGACTGGTTAAGGTTCACAGCGTGGAAGAAGAGTGCAGACCACATAGACCAGTACTTTACACCAACAGAGGATAAGTGTAGATGGATCACTCTTCAGGGTATAACAAAGGTTCGCTCCTATGTTGACAAAGATGGAGTCAAAAAGCAATCCACAGAACTAACTGTAAGGAACTTCGAGTTCACGAACATGTATACTCCTAAGTATGAGTCACAAAAGACTGGACACGAATCAGGTCCATCAAAGTCGGATGTCGATGACAACCAAAGCAATTACTCCTATACACCTCCTGCTGATGATGACGACCAAGACATTCCTTTCTAGATAAGTAAACAAATAACACATCTTGATAGCTAAGTTCCGTTGTGGTCCTTGGCTATTTCTATATGGAGAAGATACTAATGCAAATGCAAACTAATGATTCCAGCCGCCCATACTCAGTAGAATGGGACAATGCCAGCCAGAAAACACGGGCGTCCTTTGAAGACATTATCTCAAAAGGTGCAGATGAGGGCGAAGAGCTTATCGATATGGTCATGAGTTCCATTCCAAGAGATATGCTTGCTAATACCAATAAGATGGATTTCGGATACGAAGGAGACAGTCTTCTTATCGATGTAGGCGATGGCAAGAAAAGAATGATGCACCAGAATGCAGTCACTCAGATTGCAACAAAAACTGGTATTCTCAGCAAGAGCAATGTCAATCACTTCTTCGCACAAGGTGACTGGGGTAAAGAGCTTCTGTGTCGAAACCTTCAGGAAATCTACCAGAAGATCAATACCGAACGCCTGCTTATCAGAAACATCGATAATACAGTGATGGCTGCTCTCTCCGACAAATACATGATTGTCGATACTGTTTCCATTCTCAGCAATCTTCTTGAGACTCTCTCTAAAAGCAACGCTGTTGTAGTCGGTGCATACTTCTCTGACCTCAAGTGGTGGATTCGCCTAGTCGTCAAAGAAGTATTCGAGCCTGTGAAGAATGAGGTTGTAATGTATGGGTTGCAGATCTCGAACTCGGACTTCGGACAAGGTGCCCTCGAAATAAAGAACTTCATCGTTCGCCTATGGTGTAGCAACCTAGCCACACGCGATGTCATCATGCGCAACGTACACCTGGGCAAGCAGCTTCCTGTTAACATAGAATGGGCAAAGGATACTATTGAGGCCAACTCTAAAACAATCTCCCTCAAAGCAAGAGACTTCATTGCCAATGCTCTTCAGCCAAGAACCATTGACGCCAGCATCGCAAAGATCGCTGAAGCCCATGAAGCAAAGGTTGATGTTGAAAAGTACCTCAAGGGTGCTATCAGAAGCAATATAACTAAGGAGGAGTGCTCGGAAATCAAGACTATCTATAACAACACTAGTAACATCGAACTGCTACCAAGTAGTTCTGGTGGTGACAACAAATGGCGTTTGAGTAATGCATTCAGTCTTGTTGCAAAGTCCAAAGCTCCAGACAGAAGAGAAGCCTTGGAATCTAAGGCTGGCGAACTACTCGCGTAAGCCTTACGCGTAAGCTAAAGATAAGTAAGAAGTCGTGCAGCTTAGGTTGCGCGATTTTTTACACAACTAACCTAGAGGTGATTGAGATGAGTAGCGTTGACTGTAACTGTGCTGGGTGTGGTGGTGAGACAAAGAATATAAGAAAACTACAAGGAGACATATTCTGCCCTATCTGTGCTGAAATAAAAGGTAATGCTGGGTTCTATGTCAGAGTGCAAGAGATTCATGTAAACTCTGTCTTTGTGCCTATTCAGAATGCAAGAACTGCCCTTCAAGCTATACGTGTCGTAGAAGAAGAGGAGGGTGAAAATATTGCACACTTTACTGTTGATGAAGGACTGGAATACATAGGTGAAGCAAAATCCAAAAAATGGTCTGTTGAAAATACAGATAGAAATATCATCTATGATCCTATGGTAAAAAAAGTAGGTTTGCGCTGTGCTTGTTGTGATTGCGATGCAGGGACGTGGCAGCAGTGGTGGAATCAAGATTGTGGTTATGGTGTATGTCCTAGCTGTGTCAAATGGATGTTAGAGAGCGGTGAAACTGAGAAATATATTAAGGACTGCTTTGGTCACGAAGATGTGAACTGGGGAGCAACAAAAGCGTAAGGCTTACGCAAAGAAGCAAAGGGTTAGTTATAATGGATGAGTATCAACTCGGTAAGTTAGGGTCGGAAGTCTACGTGGTTATGCTGATAAAAAAGCTAGATAGAGCCGCACTAGTAGAACTTGAAGAAGGGGAGGAGATTTGGTTGCCATACAGTCAGGTGCCGCTTCTTAAGGAATTAGAGGAAGGATGGTCTGAATTCGACATCACTTGTCCCAATTGGATACTTATGGAAAAAGACATGCATAAGTATGTTGACGGGTGGTATGGACTCGAACAGTAGTATGCAACAACCGTGCCAACTTAGGGGTGGACTCAATATAGCTTCGTGACGATGCGTATGCCATACTCAACGAATATTGTATCGAGTACCACCCCTAACTACTCTCAACCTTTCTCTGTGTTATTTTTTAGACCTATTCTGAGCTATATCATCTTGGGTATTTCGTATGCGTAGCGCACAGGCTCGAAATCGAGGCTAATCCTTACGCAGCTACTAAACAATACCCACCTCAGACATATATACAGCCCAAGGTACAGGTCATGAGAACCAAATTGGGGAAAGTGATTAAACTAGTAAAACAGTTTATTTGAGAAAACTAATACAAGGGGTAAAACTAATACAGGGGTTGGAGGGACGAGGAAGAAAAAAGAATAGTATATATGAATATATATATTTAAATATAAATAAATATATATATATTAATAGTATTACTATGGGGCTTGGTTTGGGGGGAGAGATTTGCGCTTAGAATGCCTTACGCTTCAGGTACTTAGCTGTGTTAGTGAGTCATTTTTTACCCAGGGTGATATTTGCCTCACTAGGTCTTATTGGAGAAGTTGGCACCATTCTTGCATTATAAATTAGTCTTCTGCTTCTCTTTTTTAAGCCACTTTATGTACTTCTTCTGACGTTTCGTCACCACTCTAGCAGGACCGTTAATATGTCCTCTTGAGTGGTCAATAACAAACCTTCTCATTGTCTTGCAGTAATCACGTATCAGAAGTGGGTCATTTGTCTTCTCAATAAACATAAAGAACATGCCACACGAAAGAGACATATTATCGCCTATTTTTTTAACCTTAACTTGAAATCTTTTCATGTCTAAAAAAAACCTTTGCGTAAGGCTTACGCAGTTAGTTCCGTGTTGACTATATGTACTTCTTGCGAATTGGTTGCTTTATTTTCTCTGGAATTGGAGTAATCTCTCGACTTACAAAGACATGGGTTTCTGGCACAAATCTCTTTCTTAGTCCACCTAACACAGTATGGTTCATAGCCAGTTCTCTCAGGAATAACTCTTCATCAACTTCACGCATGAAATCTTTTCTGTAGTCTCTTGGTAACACTTTGTGACGATAAACACTAATTCTAGTCACACCCTTGTATTTCATGTCTATGTAGCGTTGCTTCTTCATTGCGATTGTTTTCATATTTACCATCCACTTCTTAGCTGCATTCTGAGTCGGTACGTATCGACATCTCTTTTGAATCTCTTTACTGCATCTCTTGTTTGGTTTTGGTTCAGGAAATACAGCGACTCGACGATGCCTCTGTATTCTATTTTCGTGCAATAATTAGAGACTTTGGTTGTTTTCGCATCTCTCTTGTCTTGCCAGTAGTGAACCATATCGTCTATGGCTATCATAGATGCAACTGGGTCTGACAGAATATTCATGGCTGACATCGTATCTTCTCCTTGGTTTTATTCCTGCATGTTCCAATAAGAATAGAGCGTATAGTGAATTATCTACGACTTCTCCTTTTGTTGTTCAAGGCTTTGTGTAGCATTACTACATTTACTTCTCCACTCTTGCGATCCAGTCGCATATATTAATATATTTGAAGTCGCTTGAAGACAGAATGTTTCCAAGCTCAGAAACAAATCTTTTTGGCAGGAAGTCGTTATTATCTGGGATTGACTTCATTCTAATATACAGAACCATCATTTCTCCGCAAAGCCTAAGTTCGATCCTTCTGAGTTCAAACTCTGTGATGTACGGTGGTCTTTCTGCTACCAATACAATGCACGACTCATATGTTTTTAGTAGTTCCCTGATTGCATTAAGTAGTCTAATTGGCAATGAATTATTCATAGTGGCAAACCTCATTTGTAGTACACTGTGTATTCTGCTTATACCAATTGCGTAAGGCTTACGCATGCTAAAAAAGAACCCAGGACTGTATCCTAGGTTCTTTCAGACGACAGACTAGACACGAAGCTTTTCTTTCGCTTTCTTGGCTAGTCTGGTTGTTGCCCTATTGGAGACTCGTTTGCCGTATACAGTAGCGGCAATTGCCGCCACTGTATACCCATCAATGTCATTACTGAAGTTTCTAAGGTAGGGGACTATCCCCTCTACCTTAGCATAGGCGAAGGACTTTTTAGACGCGTATGCCCGTAGCGCGTCCTTCCCCTCATATTTTCCGTAGGATCCTTCTGCGGAAAGTATGAGGACTCCCTGAAAATCAGGGAGTAGATCTTGACTCAGGAACCCTCGTTCCGCCCCCACGTACGTGTACTGGAACATTCCAGTACACGTATACGTGTACTGGCTCCAGGCGGTCTCCCAAACTGGGAGACCGTTCTTCTCGTGTCTGAGTCGTGCGGAGGAGCCGAAAGTTGATTCAAATCCCACTCCTTCGATAAGAATTTCTTTTTCCAGGTCTATGTTCGACGTGGTGGTGAATCTGATTTTCATAGCAAGCTCCTTCTTTTAATTTTACTGCATAACGCAGAATGTCTAATCAGGGAGAATTCCCAGAGCAGACAACCAGTCGAGAAATACCACTATGGTATAAAGAGGCTGGATTTTCCTCTCTACTATTCTTATACCAATTACGTAAGCCTTATGCATGTGGACGAATACAAAATAACGTGAGATAATATTAGACTTAATAATATAGGAGAAAGGCATGCAAGTACAAGAGTTTGAGAAACAAGTAAGTAATGCGCTAGATCTCGCAAGACCAGAGAAAGACCTGAGATACTACATTGAGATAGAGAGAGACAATAGAGAAGCCTACGGACCAGGAATGCTGTATCTAATAGATAGGGATGGCGCTCCTGATGGTGAAGTCATCTTCTCTTGTCCAGTAATAACTGGGCCAAAGGATAAGCTGAATCCAAAGAAACTCAGCAATATAACTCCGCCAATATCGTGGTGTATGGTTGAGAAGATCTGCAAGAGAGATCATCCACACAGTGGTAGAAAGCCAATGACTATGGCTCGTATCTACCCTGTGTACGAAGAGGAGATGGATGAGTACGGGGATAGGACGTACAAGCTTACTGGGCAGAGCTATCCGTTTATGATTCATCTTGCTGGTTCTACTACTGGATGTATCGCTATCTTGAAGCAATGGTTTGAGAAGGCAGTAACTATGCTAAATCAGTGCTGGGAAAAGAATGGTGGGTCTCTTGAGATATTCATTTTCGATGTGAACTAAAAAAAGTAAGCGCGAGGTGAAACGCCTACTTTCTTTATGACTACTGTAGTGCTTCCAGAGTCACACGGAAATCGATTTCCAGGTTTCGACTTTCGCGTGATTCTGGTCTTGCCATCTCATCCATCACAATCTGGTTAACTGGGTCGTCAACAGACGTGTAATCAACACACTCTACACATCCATACTCCTCTATGTTTACACCAGGCCAAGACACCATCATCACGTCTTCAAACACCTCCTTTCTGTCATACACCAAGCCGCACATCTCTTGCGTGTTGTCTTCTGATATGTAGTGATGCATACAGCTTCCACACAGGCCGACGACTTTGCGAATTTCTGTCATTAGTTCGTTAGACATGAGTAATTCCTTTCTAGAGTATGATTGTGTTTAGAACTATAATACTTATACCCTGAAAGGAAACTCTAATGCGTAAGCCTTACGTGCTACTTCTTTTGCTTCCCTTTAGCATTAAGAATCATGTCGTTGTTATGCATGTACTTACTGCTAACCCAAACCACGCTTTCTATCTGGTCAATCTTATCTCTTAGTGCTCTTCCGTCAAACGTCCAAGTACCATACAGGAATCCATTCTTATGCTTCCTGATCTCTAGATGTCCACTGTTAGTCATGAACATTATTGCTGATGCTGTAGCATCAACTATGGAGTCTTCAGAGTACCTAGACTCTATGTTGAGTAATTCGATTACTAATTCCATTGTAGCGTCCTAAATATACATTGAGAATTTGTCTTTGGATATATGATGATTATTTTCAAGAAGAATTTCGTTTATAAGACCTGACAGAACGAATGGCACAGAGTACTTTCCAGTAGGGAATTTTCTTTCAAGAATCCCTCTCAGTGCAGTCTCCGCATTATCCATGCAGAAAGATTCCGCTTCACGAGTAATCAACGTTGGTATCTTAATATACAATTCGGCACTGTAGGCATCGCTGATCTTAATTAAGCCCTTAGCAGCACGCCTAAAGTCCTTGCGAATAACTGGCATGTCGTGTTTCTCTATTCTCTTTTCGACCAACCCCAACTCATAATCGGTTAGAAGAAGGTGGTAATTGATAGACACCGCTTTTGCGTACATCACACGTAATTCTTCAATACTGTCTAATACATCAGTGAAAACGCAATATTTAGGTGTATGCATTCTTTCAATTAGGGATTGTGGTCTATTCATTAGTTCTTCTCCAAGATACATAGTTAGCGATAGATATAAAAAAAATACCCTGGCGCTCTAATCACCAAGGTATTTTCTCTTCTTTTTGCAGATACAATCATTACCGTCAATCTAATACATAATCTACCCCTTTGCTGTTATTGGGAATACGAATACCACAGTCGGCCTGGAACCGAGCGTGGCACTTTACCAAACTGGTCTATTATATGGTATACAATGATGTCTAGAATAACATTGTATTTCTATCCAATATGATACTTATACCAGATGTTTACTTTTTGTTCAAGAGTTTTATTGGGGCGTATCCACCATACCTAACTCTGTAGGTGAAGCCTTTCTTATACAGATAGTCTAAGATCTGCACAACTTCTTTTCTTTCTATTCCGGTATCTTGAGACACAGTTTTTGAACGCCCATATCCGCAAAACTTAGCCATCCTCTCTATAGAACTCATAACCTTCTCGTGATTCATTCTTAGTCCCCTCCATCCATCCATGTAGTCTTCAATGAAGTGATTCTTTGTAACGTAGAATCCTGTGACTATTCTTTTGATTACTCCGTCTCGATCCATGATGCCCATTAATTTTGAAGTGTTACTCTTCGATAATTCCATGGATTCAGCAACCTCTATAGGAGTCACCTCTTTTCTGTTCTCAGACATATAGGCATATATAGCCTCTTGGACTGGTCTATTCCCACTAGATGCCATTCCGCCCATATGACCCATGTGTGATATTCTTGCATGTCCATATGATGGATGGATGAAGAGAAGTGGCTTTAAGCATCCACATGCGCAGTTTATTATTGCCGGATCTCCAAATGAGTCAGACATCTTTTTCATTATTAGTCCAGACATCCACTTATCAAAAATTCCTCCTATTCCAACTCTCTTAACTAGGTAGAGTAGTTCTTTTTCCATTATCATTGCTCGCATTTTACATGACGGCTTGTTTGCCTTCGTATTAACTACTACATCTTCACACAAGTATGAATATGTGTTTAGCAGGTTGGATAGGTAGGTGAATGGAGTCATCTCCGTCTTCGCTGCCAATACGTGTATAGCTAACTTGGTTTCTCTTGTAACAAAAAACTTTATGTTAATTCTTCCGACTTTAGGTGTAGCCATGACATCTCCTGGTTGCGTAAGGCTTACGCATGGTGTATATTGTTAACTCAAGTAACTTATACCAATAGGAATAAACTAATGGCTCAGAAAGGCGCAATGGAGGAACAAATAAAGAGGAGTTCCTTCGGCTCATCTAAAGAATTTGATAAGTTCGTGGAGAACTATAAGTTCGATCAATACAATAAGAATATACCTAACGTAGCGAAAGGTACAGCAAATAGAGTGACTAACTATGCTGTTAGTCATGGACTGAATGCATTATCATCTATGGGAGAGGAGATAAAGAAGGAGGCTCCTACCAAGCTACCTAACTGGGTAACTCAGTATAAGCCACCAAGACCTACAAGAAAGAAGTCTGCATTCATACTATCAAGGTCTCAGCTAGCAGAATCAATGCTGATGCTTCATGGTCAGAAGTTTAGACTCAACAGACATAACGACAGAGGTGAATGGGAAGACAGAAGGTATCTATATCCTATCTATAATACCAAGCATCCGCGCGTGTTTTTCATGTGTGGGCGGCAGGTCGAGAAGTCTCAGACACTCGCCAACGTTATAACGACCAGCAGCATCGCTACTCCCTATTATAAAAGCATATACCTGTCTCCATCTATCATTCAAACATCTACGTTTTCATCAGAGAAGCTTGAACCGCTAATTACACGATCTCCTCTGGTTGGAAAATATTTTGTTGATTCTAAGTGTAGAGCGCAAGTGTTTGACAAATCATTCACAAACGGATCATATATCTTTCTAAGGTCTGCATACTTCAACGCTGATAGAGTTAGAGGTATATCTGCATACCTACTTGGTGGTGATGAGATTCAGGATCAACTAAAGGATAATCTTGATGTTGTATCTGAGTGCCTAGCTCACGCCACTTATCCTAGATGGATATACGCATGTACGCCTAAGTCATTAGATAATACAGCAAATGCGTACTGGGGTATGTCAACCAAGGGAGAATGGTTCGTTCCTTGCTTAAGACATGGTTTTGCAGACAGAAAAGAGTCGTGGTTTTGGCAGAGCTTAGATATAAAAAATATAGGCAAGCATGGGCTTATATGCAGTAAGTGTGGAAACCCTATATTCCCACAGCTTGGTGAATGGAGATGGACTGGACCCAAAGATGCTCATTGGCGCGGGTTCAGAATTAGCCAACTTATGGTCCCTTGGATTCCTTGGGAGCCAGATCCAGCAGCACCACCATCAATCATACATAAACTTGAGACATATGATGAGACTAAGTTCTCTAACGAAGTTCTTGGACTTCCTCACGATAATGCTGAGAAGCCTATTACTATGGCTGTACTCAAGGATAGATGTAACGATGAGGTGAGGAATGTCAAAGAGAATATGGATCACTACAGGTCTAGAGGTATTCAGATGTTTCTCGGTGGTGACTGGGGGACAAAGACTAAGAAGTCATATAGCATTATCTCTGTATCTATATTCGATAATGGCAAGCTGAAGGTTATATTTGCTAAAAGATTCGAGGGCAGAGAACAGGACTACTCATTCATTATCCCATACCTTCAGGAGCTAATCACCGAATACAGTCTTATATGCGGTTTTGACCAGGGTATAGGATATGCTCAGAATGATATTCTTGCCTTTGCAATACATGGTAGATATGACATCCATCTTAGCGAAAGAAGAATATTTCCTATTAACTACGTACCGAATCAGAGAGAAGTATTAGTATGGAATGAAAAGGCAGATGCTTACTCACTACAACGAACAAGGTCGATGAATAAGCTGTTCCAGGCTATACGAAGGTATGACGTTGAGTTCCCGTGCTTTGAAGATATGGAAAGGCCATTCTTTGAAGACATACTAAATATACATCAGGAGTTGAGAACTTCAGGTGGTGACTCAGGGGATAGAATGATTTACTCGGTGCATCCAGAACTAACCGACGACTTCTTTCATGCTGTGAACTTTAATAGAAACGTGGCACTTGCATACCACGGAGTTGAATACGGCTAGATGAAGGATACAGCCCATCGCTTCAGCTTGCTATCTTCGTCAACATAAATCTTCTGACCTTTTGCATTTTTGATTTCTTTACCAATGTTGCAAACAGTAAGAGTCATGTTCTTTTTGTCATACATCTCCATAAGGCTGTCTATACCCTTATCTATTTCTGCATCTGTGAAAGTGCTAGAGAGAGTTTTTCTTACTGCGTCTTCTCCACTATCCGCAAAAACAAAGGTCGAGTTAACAATATAGTCACCTATGCTATCATCTGTCAGTGAGACAGAGTACATCTTTCTTAGATCAATAACACCAGAGCTAGGCTCATTCTTTGACTTCGGATGAACAAGCTCTTTGTTCTCTGCGTAGGCAGCGTTGATTTCTGCTTCAATACTTACGATACTAATGATATACCCTTCTTTTGCATAGAAGTTGATGATTCCAACTGGGTCGAGTATAGATTGTGCTAGCTCAGGAATATCAAAGTTAATATCCTTTAGTTTTGCTAAGATAGCACCCTCTGGACTATTAGCAACAGTTAGCTTGCTATCTGTGACAACAGTGTTGTCGAACGTGTCAACGATAGTAACAGAGTACAGTTTCGACATATCAAGCTCAATCCCTCTTACTCTGTCAGAAGTGGATGGATACACTTCTACTTCATCACGATGCGCGTCTGCATACGCTTCAAGCTCATCGATTCCGACTTCTTCTTCTTCCATACACGAATCTTGGACCATCGAACCTAACTCAGACTTGTACTCTTCGGTGACTTCGGTTCCGTCGAGAAACTTTTCTTTACGATCCTTCATTGCTTTACCTCAATTGTTTATGATGATAGAATTATCACCTACTACTCTTTTACCACTTTATTCGTACTATGTATAGTGAATTCGTTGTAGCTATATGGTACTATCTTTAATAGGAGATTTTAATATGAAAAAGACAACTGCACTTCGCTGTGATCTTTGCGATAGACTAAAACGAAGCGTTAATGGAACATCCATAGGCTTATGCAGTGTGACAAATAGAGAAAAAACCAAAAGTAGTCACTGCGATGTTGATGGCAATGACATGAACAATAGTGAAGTGCGTAAGGCTTACGCAAGCAATTCAGGGAGCAGCAAATAAATGACATCAATCCTATATTCAGTAGAAGACATGTTTAAGATGGCTATTGTGGGAAAGACCGCTGGATGCAGCAACACTGACATCGATATGATGGGCGCTGAGTGCGCTAACGATGTTGAGTCTGATGTAAATAAAGACACAGCAACTACTATAGCAAACAAAGCTATCAGTGCTGGACTCAATAGTAACTACACAGATAGGCTTGTAGAGGCAACAAACAAAGCTCTGGTGCAGAAGTCTTTAAGGTCTGACTCTAAGGCAACCAATAAGAGTACCGCTAAGAAGTCAGAAGTAAGAAAGATTGTTGCTAGCAAAAACATGAAGCCTGAGTCGGATTACTCGACAGTTAAAGCAGTCAAGGTTGCATCAGTCAACACTCAGCAAAGCAGCCCATCAGTCCCTATTATAAAAAGGAGCCAAGCCGATGACCTCGAAAAGTTTGCTGGCATCATGGCTGATGGAAACTACGAAGATTACCTAATAGATCCAGTTTCTTTAGGTGATGAGATTCAGTTCAACTCGATGCCTGAAGATGACATGTCTTTCCTAAACGAAACAGTACTTCCTGATAACCAAGGTAAGTATGCTGCTATGGCAAGAGATGTTCTTGAGGGTGAAGTAGGGATGCTTGAACTTCAATTAGACGGAGCAAGACTTGCTTTCTGCAAGACTGCCAAGGCATATGTTGACGAAGGAACAAACTTCCTTGATGTCATTCAAGGCGCATTGATGGCAGAGCAAAGTGATGACACAGCCGTATTGTTGAAAGAAGCTTCTGTCTACATGCAGAACTACGGAGCTATGAGAGGTGATGAGGCTGAAGAGTGGAGAAGAGCTATAGATAACATTTCTGGCTCAGGAGTACTCAATCTCAGAAAAACTGCTGGCGGAACTAGTCTTCCGGTTAGCGAGAGTATGCTATCTAAGAGTCTAGATGGTAGAGTAAGAGTTCTAAACGGTGACTCAGTTATCGTCAAACACATCAATCATATTGGAGAAATAAAGAAAGCTCTCAAAGTCAAGAACATTGGACTAAAAACAGTGGAAGGCGAAGAGAACAGACTTAACTACTCCTCAAGAATATCTAACGAGAGTTAATAATGACTATATATGATGGAATCTTTATAGGCATGACTAAACAAGGAACTATAGGATCACTTACTGCAAAAGGTATTGGCAAGCTCGTTGGCGGTACAGCAAAGACTATAGTGAAGAATCCTGGTCATTCACTAACAGCAGCGTTTGTTGTACCTGGAGCAGTTGGAGCATACAAGAAAGGTCTTGTTGGGGCAACAACTAAATCTTTCAAGCCAAGATCTAGTCTTTTAGAACCAAGCTCAAGTACAAGCAAACTATTTTAGAGGCAGATATGCAATCAATACAACAACTAGACACACTAGTAAAACAAGGAAGTATTAGCCACACCGAAGCTGATGCAGTCCTTGAAGCTGTTGTTGGTAGACTTGTTAAGATAGGCGAGTTTATCGATGACAATATGTCTGTTAATATGCAACACTTCGATAAGACTGCTGAGGTAGTAGGCAGTGCTGTAACCCAGGGTATTACTGAGGGATTGGAGGTTGCTAAGTCTTCTCCGTTCAAAGGTATCCTAACAGCTATACTTAGTACGGTAGGACTGGCTGGTGCTGGTTTAGCTGGTGCTGCTGTAACAGACTGGATGTCAGAGCGCAAAGAGAAGAAGCAACACGAAGAAGCTTACGACTCTATGATGAGCTATAATCCAGACTTGAAGAATGCAGATAAGGCTGATGTAGACAAATACTTCTCTATATTCTCAACATCCTCACCTACTATGGCAAAGAATCCACATCTGGCAGCTAACTTTGTGAAAAGAAACTTAGCTAGCTATGGTGGCGTTGGATTTGAAGATGTCGGTCAGCTAGCTAGAGCAGAAGCAGCACTAGATAGAAAAGGTCCATCAATTGGGACTCAGTTCTCTCAAGGTCTTATTCAGCAAGGCTTGCAGGGAATTGGACAGCATGTTATGCATGCATCTAGAATTGGAATAGAAGATGCCATGAGACCAAATGCTAATGTTACTGCTACCAGAAAAGCAGAAGAAGAACAGGCATACAGAGGTCAGATGAAGGCTAGAGGAATGGGAATGGGTCTTCAACCAATGAATGAAGACGAGGGTGCTGCCAAGCTTAAAATGGAACGAGGTTCTTATTCTAAAGCAAATCTAACACATCCAGACGATAGAAAAGATAAGAGGGGTAGAAAAGACCCAATGTCGGATCTTGAGATGCAAGCACGAGAAAATATCAGATAACTAGGAGTTGTATAAAATGTTTCAAGATAGCAAAGTTCAGGCTAAAATAGGAATGATACTTGGTGGAATGCCCATTGCTGAAGAACTTGAAAAAGAAGCAAACAAGGGTCGCATGGCTGGCAAGATCATAGGTGGAATCACTGGATTGGGTGCTGTAGGCGGTGTTGCCTACGGTGTCGGCCATGAGTTCGGAGAAGATGAAGGCGAAGCTAGAGGAGTTGACTACGGACGCTCTGCTCAACTTAAACAAGACAAGCAAAGATTTGGTGCTGCTAGTAAGAAGATCTATGAGTATGGCCGCGCCCAACAAAAGAGACAAGACATGAATCAGTTCAAGTCTCTTATCACTTCTCCTAGATTTAGCAACGCAATGGTTGAGAGATCACGAAGAATGCAAGCTCAGGGAAATCCCAATAGGGCAATCGGCATTCCCACAACCAAGACCGCATCAACAAATGATATGGCAGAAGCAGTGTATGAAGGATGGAGACTTGGCAATATCAGTATCGAAGAGATGCAAAAACTGCCTTCTTCGGACCTTGCTAAAGTTGCCTCAGTTGTTGTTCAGAAAATCAATAGCGGAGATAAATCTGCTGATATGCTCTGGAGAATAATGAATGACTAGTGCGTAAGCCTTACGCATACAAAGAAAAAGCTAACCTCTCTGTGTGTACTCATAGTGGGGTTGTTTTTTATTAGGATTCAACATGTTAGGTAAAGAAGCTGGTTACGGCTTACTCATAGAGTCTGACCCAATGCATTTCGGTGACATGGGCGACAAGAAGACTAAGGTTGAGGCAGAGTATAGAAAGGGTGCTGGGCCAAAGAATTGTGGAAACTGTGCACACTTTAGAAGCTCCGCATGCACAGTAGTCGAAGGCCAGATACACGAAACTGCAAGATGTAGATTCTTTATACAAGGAGAAGATAAAGTGGCTTCAATTAATTATAGAGAAGGTTGCGCTGGTGACAGTTGCGACATGTGTTCGCATAGAGATCCATCTTCTGGTTTCTGCAAGACTGCTGGTGCGAAGACGGACTCTAATTACAAATGTGACTATATGACCTTTGACAACATCAGGGCAGACAGACTGCTTAAAGCTGCCGCTGAAGGTGAAAGAAAACAGTCCTCCACTATGGCATCACTGCTTGGTCAGCAAATAGAAGAAAAGACTCAACTCAGAGAGCAAATGGCTGCACAGCAAGCATCTGAGCAAACAGCAGCGCAAATGGGAGGCCAAGCTCCTGCTCAGGCAGCACCAGCCGCAGCACCTCAAGGACAAGCTGTCACACCTCAAGATCCCAATGCTGCCATGCAAGACCCTAATGCACCGCAAGATCCTGCTATGCAAGAGCAGATGATGCAAGAACAGATGATGATGGAGCAAGGTCCATCTCCTGAAGAATCCATCTTGAGTCAAGAGCTACAGGCATCCAAAGACCAGCTAGAAAAGAACGAGAATGAGATTCGCGAATTGAAGGATGAGAATAGAGCACTTCACCTAGCAGTTCAACCTGAAGTAATGGAAGGTCCGTCCGAAAGACTATATAATAGAGCAGGAGGTCAGACCCCAGGTGTTCAAAAGATACCAAATGAGAACCTTAGTCAACAGACAGAGCTAGATCCTGAGTCTATGGAAAATGTAATGAAGCAGATGATAGGTCAGTAATTAATGTATAAAGAAATAGCACTTACCCACTATGAGCCTATAAGCGATTTTCGATCACAGAAGACCGCAACAGTATGTAGCAAAGGTGCTATTGTTGCGTCAGTTGAACATCTCTCTCATCTAAAAGAAGATTTGAGAGACTTCATTGTTAATCGCTTGAATCCAGATCCTTCTAAGTTTTGCTACATAGTTGTCAACGCATTGAGCGACGAAGAGACCTTTGGCGATAATGTCAATGGCGATGCTATGCCTCGCGAAACTAAGTACGGAGATCCCTGCCTTATTAGTGAGAGTTCTTCTCACGGATACAAAACATATCAGCAGAAAGGCAAGTGGTTTCATCATCACAACAATAAAGATCCTAGCAAAGCTGCTGGCGATGTTCTGTTTTCATCGTATGATGTAGACCAGGGACTTGTTAGAGTTCTTGTTGCCATAGATCGCTCTAAAGACCCAGAAACATGCGCTCAGATAGATGCAGGCAAGCTTCCTCTCACAAGTATGGGTTTGCGAGTTCCGTTCGATATTTGCTTCACGCCAGATTCGCTTGTAAAGACCAACTTGGGTGAAGTTAGGATAGATTCTATCAATGAGCATATTCATAGTGTGGTCACTCATACTGGAGAGACACATAAGGTCCTAAGAGTAATTAAGAGTGCTCAGGCTGATGATGACATTATCGAAATAAGTCACATCGGTACGTATAGAAAAGTAAAGGCAACAAAAAATCATCCAATTCTTGCAGTGAGAAAAGAATCTGCCAGAGCAGGCAACGGAAGAAGGCTTCCTCCAGAGAAGATAACAATTAGTCCTGAATGGATAGATGCTGAAAATCTTCGTGTCGGAGACTATACTCTATCCCCCATAATAGAGCCTAGTACTGGTGGAAGTGTTATGCTAGCTAGGCTTTTTGGGTATTTTTGTGGAGATGGACACAGAATCATTCAAAAAAGTGGTAGAAAAAAAGACGGAAGACATAAGCTGCAAGGATTAGGATTTACGTGTAATATTAGTGAAGTAGAACACATGAGGAATATTGATGAGACAATAAGTAGCTTGTCTAATTCATCAATAAAAAAATATGTTCAGAATGACAGAAACGCAGTATATTACAGGATTTACGATCAAGAACTTGCAAGAGCAGTTATTTCTGCTTGCGGAACTGTTGGTGTAAACAAGATCGTTCCTCCTTATCTTTTTAACGCCAGCTATTATGAGAAACTTTATTTTCTTGGAGGAATGATAGATACTGATGGAAGTCAAGATCACGGAACCAGATGTGGCTCTATTCGTATAAATGGTGTAAATGAGCAACTTATGGTTGGGTGTAGACAACTGTTAATTCAGTGCGGAATTCCTGCAATAATAAATAAATGGATAGGAAATGGTGGTTCTTATTCTGAAGATAAAGTTGTCTCTTATGCTGTATGTATACCAGCGGGATATTCGGAGATTCTTTCTAAATATTCCGAGAAAGTCACATCATATAAAAAACGTAACGTCTCTTCTGGATTTTTCTGGACTACACCTTCTGGAAACAAGTATTATGCCACGCCTATATCTGGAATTAAAAAAGAAAAGTATTCTGGCTTTGTGTATAATCTAAGTGTTGATGTGGATGAGACCTATCTTGTTAATGGGATATCTGTTCATAACTGCTCAGAATGTGACAGAATACATGGTACGAGAGACAAAGTTGAGAGATGGATTCACGAGTGGTATACAGATCTAATTGTTAGAGAGAAGTATGTATCTCCTGGTGACTACGTGCTTATGCATAACAGCGAGTACAATAGAACTCATGGAAGAAATATTCCAGGTCTTAGTCGCTGGACTACAGAGTATTGCGATCACCTCAAACACAGTATGGGCAGAACAAACAGGGATGGAACAAAGGTCTTTGCAATCAACCATCTCCCCTCTCTGTTTGATATATCTAAGGTGTTCATTAATGCTGATAAGGTTTCTGAGGGAGTGATGAAAGTTGCTTCCGTTGTTTCAGTGCGTAAGCCTTACGCAGAGCAAACTTACAGTGCTACGTGTGAAGATGGATCTCTTGTGGAGAACTCAATGAGTAAAACAGCAGCGGTATCCTCATTACTTAACTTTGTTAAGGGTGGAGAAGAAGTAAAGCATGCAGTCATTGAAAAAGAAGCTCCTACCAGTGGATCTGAAGCTATTGACCTTCCACCAGAGGAAAGGCAAGAAGTAGGAAAGACTAAGCTTAGTGAGGAATTTATAGACAAGGTTCTCGCACAGCTAAGAGAAGTCATGCTGACTATGGATATGCAGTCTGAGCCATATGATATTCCTGAAGACTTCATAAACAAATCAAGAACTGTTCCATGTGGCAATGTGATGAGCACTATGAGAGAGATGCGAATCATACCAAGACCAATGGAATTTCAACGCATGCTTCTTAATGGAATGGGTATGGATGGGTATTCTGACCATCTCCATAAGAAGAATATGTGCTTTGACCAGTTTGACTTTGGAAGCGAAGTTGGACAAGGTGTTCTAGGAAGAGTAAGTGCTAGGCTTACACCTAGAATTAACTCTCTTATGTTTGGCTCTCCCAATGAAGACATGATGGAAGACCTGAGACCTATTATGGCTCACAGATCCATGATGCCTACTCATTACTTCCCAAGAGCAAGAAGCGCAGTCATTATGCTCAAGCAGGGCAGTATCGATCCGGCTATGCTTGCTGACTCTGAAAGATTCAAGCAGAAAGTGGAAGATAGCAGAGAACCCATGAGTGTAATAGAGACGATGGGAATTGCTGCATTGGCCTATCCATTCCTGAGAAACGCTGCTGTCAAGGCTCTTAATATTCCAGGTAGCAAACAAACAGGAATGATGTCACCTGAAGCAGCAGCTATTGTAGCTCTTACTGGTCTAGCTGGTATAGCATACGATAACTTCTTTGATGGTGGGGATGATCCAACTATCTATGAATCAATGAAGACTGCTAGCGAGCTAATGAAGACCGCTGGATTAGCTGAATTTCTTCCCTGGAGTGAGAACATAGCCAAGGCTCATCTTGGAGCACTAGCTACAATGCCAGCTATCCACGGATACTCTATGCATCAGAGACGAAGAGCAATGAGAGGAGAGCAGATAGGAGATATAAACAAATGGGTTGCAATGAATCCTGACATTCTATCTCTCGGCTATCTCGCTGCTGGGCCGTCTACTGCAAGAGCCGCAAAGGGACTCATAGGTAAAAAGCTCAGTAGCATAAAAACTGCTGACGTGTTCAGGAAAGGAGCTAACCTTGCCATGAAGTTGCAAAATAAGATCGAAGGACCACCTGAACAAAAAGTTAAAGCTCCGCATAACCCGTATAATTGGCAAGACAGGGCGCTTGGTAGTTTGACATGGGCGCTTATGGCTCCTACCGCTGCGCTACCTACGATGCTAGCTGGCCTGGTTGACGGAGAACTAATGCACAAAGCTTTCGATTAAATTTCATTTTACAAAAAAGACAAAGTGTGAAATATAAATTATAATGGTTGAAGCTAAATTGACAAATGTTTAAAACAGTAAACCGAGGAGAAACGGTTATGTCTAGCTTAATGAATTTCTTGCAAGAGCAAGCCAATGGCGGAACCACAGAAGGCACCTTTGAAAAGATTGCTTCTATTATCGTCGAAAAAGAATCCCAACTCGAAAAGATCGCTTCTCATGCCAAAGGCGAAGGCGCTTTTATTGGCAAGGGCTATCTCAACATGATGTCCAAGATCTCTGCCGCAGTCGTTGCTGGTGCAGAACTCTCTGGAATGAACACCAATCTTCCTCCCTCCGCTGCCGTTACGTCCCCCAAGGGTGGAATTGAAGTTCCTGGTGATGGTCCTGGGCAAGCTGATACTCTCAGTACCGTGAAGCCAAATGATGGAAGTCAGTACAACAACGATCTGTTTGCTGCCAAAGTTGAGCAGAGAAAAGTGCAAGCTGGCTTGGCTGATATTTCCAATGATGGTATCCACACTCTTAGTGGCTCCCCTCAAGGAACTTCTGCAATCATGGCTATTTCCCACAGCTAATCTTATGTGCGTAGGCCTTACGCAATGAGAATTTCTACTAGAAATAATTCGAGAGGTAAGAAATGAGTATCCTTGGTTTGATCAATAATAGCTCTCAGCAAAAAGTCGCTTCTGTTAATACAGAAAACCTCGGCGAAAAAGTCGAAAACATGTACAAGCTCGGACAAGCTGTCCTTCGTGCAGAGCTTCAGAAAGCTGCCGAAGAAGCAACTGGCACAACTGAAGAAGACAGCAAGAGCGACGACGAAAAGAAATCTGACAAGAAGAAAGCAATCATCGCCAAGATGAAGAAAGACCCCGAATACAAAAAGAAGATGGAAGAAGAAGCTTCCAAGTAGTCGGCAACAATATAGTAAACCAATCTTCAAAAAGATTGAGTTCTATAACTAGGAGAAGATATGAGTCTATTATCCCTTTATAATACCATGACCAAGACTGCTCAACAACAAACTCCTGAGCAGGGAGATGGTTGGGCAAGAGCCGCTGCTGCTGAAGGTCTTTCTGTAGAACAATACATGGACAAGAAAGCTAGCCAAGTTGTCAACCAAGAAGCTATGATGAACAAAGTTGCCGCCACGAACGAGTATCTTGGCGAAGTTATGGCTCTTGGTTACTTTGACGAACTCACCAAGTTCGCCTGTGCCGATCCTGTACGAGATCGCGTCTCTGAAGTTCATGTCAAGCTTGCCCAAGTTGCCAAGCTCGGTCTCATGGAAAATATGCTCCGCTTGAATGGCTACGGTGAAGCTGCCGAACTCATCAAGAGTGCCAGTGCCGCTGAAGCAGTTACGCCCGAAGTGGCTAACTGGTTGTCAAGAATGATTAGTAGTGCTGGTGGAGCAATCGGCAATGCAGGTCGCGCTACAGGTGAAGCCGCTGGTAACTACATGAGCCGCTTGAAGAACCTTGGGCAGAGAGCTACTGGCCTCGGCGAGGGTGGCGCTGCACAAATGCCGCTATTTAGCACAGAAGGTGCAAAAGCTGTTCAGCAGATGGGTCGTGGCGAAGCTGCTGGCCGTCTTGCTCTTGAAGGTGGCCTTCCCGCTGTTGGTCTAGCCGGTGCTGGTTACGGTGGATACGAAGCTCTTACCTAGTCTACAATTTCGCGGCATTTCGGTGTCGCGTAAGGCTTACGCAAAGACTTCCGTGTTGAATCTTACGCAATAACATTTATGTACATAGCCTGTATATAAATCGGAGAATAAAAGAATGATTACTTTGGCTGAACTTTATGACAGAGAGTTTTCCGGTCACGATGACCAGCTTGCGAAGACCGCTGCTGCTCACGGACTCTCTAATGAACAATACCTTGAGAAAGTTGCAGAAGCCCAAATGCAAAAAGAAGAAATGTCAAAGCAAGCTTCTGAAAATAAGCAAGCTTACGGCATTATCGTTTCTGACGGCATCAAGCATGGCATCGCCAACGAACTCAATAAGATCGCTTCGCAGACTGGGCAACCCCAAGCTGCCAGGAATCTCTTCAACCTTTTTTGCGGATAAGCTCGGAGAGATAACATGTCTGGATTCGACAACTATATGAACGGAATTAATTCTTTTGCTCAAGACGTAGAGGCTAACACCGCTCTTTCTTGTATGCAGGCGAAGCAATCCTCGTTGTTCATTAAGGAAGAGGAATCTAGATGGCATGATACGCTTCCCTCTGGAGATGGATTGTCAGACCTCGGAAGGTCAATGCTTGAGAAGATCTCATCTGAACTGAGCCAGATAGCTCTTAGTAGCAGATTTGGCCCTATCAAAGATCGAGACTTCTCATTCATTACAAAAGAGGCTGGCATCGATCTTCAAGGTATGCCCTCTCCTTGGCTTAATGATTTCATTGAGTCCACTTCCGAAAAAGCTGAAGCAGGCGTAAGCCTTACGCATGCAGAAGAAGAGCTTCTTAAGACTGCCCGAATTGGTAACTGGCTAGGTCGACAAATGTCTAACATAGGCATGCGAGTTGCTGGTGCTGGAGAACAAATGGCTGCTAAGAGTGTTCAGAAACCAGTTAAGCCTAGTGTTTTTAGTTCTGGAGTTGGTAAAAACTGGGGTAAAGAAGTTGCCAAAGTGGAAGCCTCGACTCCTACTGGTTTCGCATCTGGTGCCGCTAAAACTACGCCAAAAGTAGCGCCTAAGCCTGGACCACCAAGTAAAGTTCCAGGTGAAAAACCAACTGAAAAACCAACTGACCAACTGGTGGATTCTGTTTCTAAAGATGTAAAGCCTAACACTAGGCTTGGAAGCATTGGCAGATGGGGAGTAGTTGGACTTCCTGTTGTTGGTGGTGGAGCTTACCTAGCTGGTCGCTCAGGTGGAAAAGAAGCTGGACAACAAGAGTTAGCAAACGCATTGCAACAACGAATGGGAAGAAGATAGATTATGCCTCTGCCTTCTGGAAAAGCAGTAATGGATGCGGCAACTCGTGTAAGAGGTGTCGATTCATTCGCAACCATGCCCATAAAGTGGATTGGAGATCTTGTAGGCAAGATTATCAATCCGGCAGAGAAGTATCTCTCAAAAGATACTCTAGGCTCAAAAGCTATTGAATATGGTATCGTTGCTCCCTCTGAGAAGCTGACAACTGGACTAGGCTCAGTATATAATAAGTATCTTGGTGAGATTCCTGGTATCGGTGGACTAACCAAATACAAGGTCACTCCCAAAGATGTTGCTGATGCAAGCAAGAGGCTTAACTTTTCACCTGAACATATATCAAAGCTTCTTGCTCAGTCTGGAGAAGGAAAGCTTATTTCTCACAGAATTACAGCACCTCTCGAATCTAGTGCCGTGAAAGCTATAGCTCTACCACTTGCTGGAACTATGTATCTCCATGAGAAACTTGATAATTATCAGGCAGGAGCACCTGCTAGAAATCAAGCAAACGTAGCAGCAAAAGGAAGGCTCAATAGAATTCGTCAGTATGCTGGATTAACAAAACAAAGCGAAGAAGTGATGAGCAGACAACAAGAACTTATGAAAAGTGCAGGCATGCAACTCAAGGCTCAATCAGATGAGATCACTAGGTTGCAAGATCTTGCTAACACGCAAAGTAAAGTTATCGGTCTGTACAAGGAAGCTGCCACACTTGTAGCTAACCAAGTACTAAGACCTGAAAATATCGATGTTTGGGTTGGTCAAAGCATACAGTCTAGCTCTATGCCAGAAGCACACCAACCAAAGATCGCAGAAACAAGCAGTGGAGAAGACGACCTTTCTAGTCTATACAGCAACATAAATAGCAACAACAACTATGTCGAAGCTGAACCAAGTAGACCTATTCCAAAATATGCTGCAAGCATAGGTGAGGTTTATGAAGGCGAAGGCGAGACTAGTGATGTTGATATTAGTGAAAGAAGAAAGCACCCAGGTCAGCCTGTTCCGATTGGAAAGACTGCAAATTCTTACATGAACGATTTCGTATCTGGATCTATTAACACAGGTAGTTATCCAGGCTCTTAATAAGTCTCAAAAGGAGATAGCTTAAATGTCTATTTATAAAATTACTCGTGGCCTCGGCTCCACGCTTGAACGGCACCAATGGACCATTGCTGCTGCCTCTACAACTGCTGCTATGGCAAAAGGCCAGTGGGTATATCAGAACGCAGCATACGAAGCAATCGTCAGTCCTGCCGCTTCTACTACTGTTGGTGCGAACCATAAAGATATTCTCTTTCCTGTCATCTCCGGTTCCGAAGCTCCCGACTCTGATGCAGTCAATGGCGTTGCCGTTGGTAAAGGCGCACACGAAGCTATCACTGATGGCTACGAAGTTACTCCTGCTGGTGCCCGTCCTGCTTGGGCAAAAGACCTTCCTATCGTTATTGTTGCTGGCGTTATCACGACATACTTGGCTGCAAGCGATGACGAATCGAATATCAAGGGGACTGTCATTGAAGTTCCCGCATCTGGTCTTCTTAAGGTTCGCATCAACGCCTAGTTCGTTGGCTGCGTAAGGCTTACGCAAAGACTAAGAGCCTTACGCAACACGCCTTACGCGGGGTTCAACCCCAATTATCTTTTTTTATAAATGAGGTCAAATATGTTTGATACAGTAACCGGCATGGAACCCCGCCAGTTCAATCGCCTTTTTGTTAAGAGACTTGGTGAGAATGGTGGATTACATAAAGCAGCCGCCGCAACAAGAAACTTCATTCAACTCAAGATTCGAGAACGCGGATTCGCTAGAAGTATTATTCCACCCGAAATCATCACCGCTGATGACTGCCAACGCTCAACCACTCATGATCAACTCGAAAAGATCATTGACAGAGCTTATGATGATACACAAGCTATGGCCGCTAACTTCATGGGTGCCCACGATGGGCGCTTCATCGAAGGCGACCGCTTCACTGCAAAGCTCTATAAGATTGAGACCCTTGAGTACTCGATTCAAGAAGCTCTCCTTCTTGCTTTCAACTATCCCGTGACTGAGTGGATCGAAAAGATCTCCGTCAAAGATATTGAAAAAGTAGAAGATGACAAGCTTATCGAACTTTCCAATGCAGCCGCAGCCGCAACTGGCAAGCTCATCACCTCTCCTGCCACAATGATTGACCGACAATTGCTTACCGCATTGTTTAAGATGATTGACGGTGACAGCCTCAACTTCGACTGCACCCTCATGCACAAAGTTGACTTCGATGACTGGTGTAGCCTCCCCGCTACCGTCGTCGGAGACAAAATCGCTGGTGAAATGACTGTGGGCGGTTGGAGCTACGAGACCATTCAAGGTCACAAGCTCGTCACCACAATCAAGGACACCGTTGCTCCTGGTTCCATCTATGGGTTCACTAAGCCAGAAATGCTTGGAGTCTTCTATCTTATGGGCGATACCCGATTCGCTATCAAGAAAGATTACGACATGATCTTCATGAAGGCTTGGGAATACATCAGCATGGTCTTTGGAAACAACAAAGGTACATGCAAACTCACAATCGATGTACCCAATCCACTGACAGGACTCTAATCACGTAACTACCTCTAGGTAGGCTGGTGGTTCATGAATGCCCGACTTGGCTAGTCTGAGTTGGGCATTTTTGTATCTACTACATTTGTGATACAATGTTATTTCAGAAACTAATAACCACGGAGAAATGTAATGTCAACTGAATTGACTACGTATGAAAAGGCTCTTGAATGGTTCGTAAACAAAGTTCGCAGAAGAATGATTGACTTTGATCATCTTAATGAGCTAATAGGAAGACAAGAGCAGACTGACAGTGAAATAAAGAATGCTATTGAGGATACTATAGATAGGTACAATACTATGCCTCCTCCTATCGGATCATCCACAATCAACGACTTCCCATCACAGGATCTTCTTATAACTGGTACTATGAGTCGTCTCCTTGAATCTTCGGCAATCCTGCACGATAGAAACCACCTCGGATACTCTGCGGCTGGAATGACAGTTGATACTCATTCTATGGCTGCTAGCTACAGATCTAAAGCTAATGAGCTTTGGCAGAAGTTTGAGCAGCAAGCAGATGAGTTGAAACAAGCACTAAATATTGCTGACATCACAGGTAGTCCTACAGGTATCGGAAGTCCTTATGGTGTTATGGGGTGGTTCTCGAACACGCTGTCCATATAGTCTGCGTAAGGCTTACGCGTAAGCTTACTTGATATTCATTACGCAACCAGTGAACTAGTGGTATAAGTCTGTTACTGTGCTAAACATCAACATATTACTAGAGGTGAAATCATGTTTCAAGCAGTAACAGACAAGATTAACTGGCTACCCGACACCGCAGAAGAATCAATCAAGTGGCTCAAAGAGTTCACGTCGCTCTCTCCATACTCAATCAATAGCAAAAAAACAGCAGTAAGAGAAGATAAAGGAGGTATGCTCTACGGTGGGTTCGTAGAGACTGGTATCGCAGAAAAAGGTGCTAGTGCTATTTGGTACAGATACAATGTGTGCGATAGAAAAAATGGATGGCACACTATATCTGGTGATGATACATCAAATATAAACATGACGTTCCTTAACTTTGAAAAGATGTCAACACTGTGTTTTATAGAAGGTGAAGTCTACTTAAGAGTATTCAGTGAAAAACTTCACTTTGCAAAAGAAATCATGCATATCATTGAATACATGGGTATGGATACATTCGATAGACTTAACCGAGAAATATCTAGCAAGGTGCTAACAGTAATGACGGAGGTTATAGATGAAAGTAAATAGCAGAACCGAAAGTTTCTATCGAATTCTTGGCTTCAACACCACAGATCCTATAGACATGCAGGCGGCAAAGCTACAGGGTTATGATCAGAAGTTATACTGGTTATGGATAGATAATCAGCTTGTGAACTACTGGAGAATAAAAGTAAAGCCCAAGTCCGAATCTTGGCTTATGATTGCTATCTCGTTCTTCTTGAAGTTATTCTCTAGCTACTGGAGAGTAAATGATAAGTTCATGAACAGGTATTGGACAACTATCCTGCGTACTGTGTATGTGCCATATACCATTGATGAACTCCGAGATCTAGATCCTCTGCCTAGATATGAGATATTTAGACACGAGTTTGTACATGTCAACCAAATGATGTATTTGAATCACAACGAACCGTTCAGGCCATTCATATCTGATCTAATTGCTCCCATGAGATGGATCGCTCAATCTATTATAATCCCTCTATATGTGTGGTTGTATATATTCGCTCTGCTTCCGTTCAAGTTTGCATATGGTAGACAATGGATTGAGTATCATGCTTATAGGAATCAATTAGAAGTCAGATGTATGGTTGATCCAGATAAATTCATTGAATGGGAAGGCATACATAAAGCTCGTGCGTATCTATTCTTCCGCACAGCAATGTACCTCTGGATGGCTACTGACAAACGAAGCGACTATCTTTCCGAGAAGATAATCGACGACATCATCGCTGACTATCACAATGGAAACCTTGAGCATCTGGCAGCGCCAAATCTAAGGATGATAGATAACTATGACAATTAAGAGAACAAAGAAATGTCAGACACACTTAATGCCTGGAAGCAAAGAAACCTTTGCCTTCGAGAACAGAGATCATCTAAAAAAGATATACCAGTCACCAAGGAAGATAGTTCTAACTCAGTCCAGAGCGAACGGGAAATTAACTTACAACAAGATGTTGCTGAACCTGGAATCATATCTCGACAAACTGCCTCGGAATCAGTAAAATGGTTCCTGTCCAATAAAGCTAAAGTGACAATGATACGCGAACTGTCGTATAATGTTGAAGGTGGAAAGGTCGCTTATGCAGTAGTCGAAGATGCTGACAAGTACTACAAAAGCATTGCAGATGTCATAAGCAACAAGGTTCCGGTGTCTAAACTACACATGAACTACGCACTCGACGCTGCACAGAAAATGTTTGACAAATTCAACAACGCGTAAGGCTTACGCAATGAAAAATAGAGTTAGCGGTATGCCAACATGGGCAAAAGTTCTAGCTGGGACAGCAGGATTGGCTGGAATAAGTGGATTAGGGTACGCAACATTTGGAGACTAATATGTACAACGGAATATTTCTTGGGATGACGAAACGTGCTGGTGTTGAAGAGGCATTTGCTGAAGTTCAGGCGCAACAGGCAGATAGACAGGCTGGAAACTGGAGCGGATCGAAAAAGCAGATTAAATATGATCGACTACAGGGAACCCCTGCTGCTAGAGCAAATTTAACTCTACGAAAGCAGCCTACAAATATACAGCAGGCATTAGCTAAAGATGTCAATATTCTTGAGAATACAGTAAGAGGTGGCGGAGGTAGAGTTCAACACCTAGATAGAGTTCCTATTGCAGCAGATACAACTCTCTCTCAAATGCTTGGTCAAGAGACTAAACGCAAAAGACCATTTCCAAACATTAACCTCTTTAATCCAGAATCTACACTTAGGCCAACAGGAGGAATAAGTGTAAACGACGTGATTAAAGCTAGGAAGCTTGAAGAGAGAACTGGCAACGTAGTAAGAAACTATATCGGCCATCCAGAACCAGCATCACTAAAGTCATCGGTAGCGCCAATAGCACCAGGACCAATGAAGCCATCTATCACAGAAAACCTAGGTAGAACAGAGAGTGCTATCGCTCCAGAAGCAAAATCAGTAGGCAAAGGCATTATGTCTAGAATCAGCAGCATGCCTACATGGGCAAAAGCTCTAGCTGGAACAGCAGGGTTGGCTGGAATGGGTGGATTAGCTTATGCTGGACTCAGCGACTAGGGGTGCTGGACATCACCTAGGAAAAGACTAACAACGCTAGCGCGTAAGGCTTACGCAATGACTACATTTCAGACAATGCCTGTGCTTAGAGAGGACTTCTCCTATGCAAGTGACAACATACCAGAACTAGAGCAGTTCCAATGCGCTGTGATAAACAGGCATCAGGTAATGCTGAGATGGGGTGTCTCTAACATAATTGGGTCTGACTTCGACATAGATGACTACACGTTTATAATCCTCAGAGGATTCACTGATGTAGGCGAATTCGATGAGGTGACAAACGAGCTTACTGGTATCACAGAATATCTAGATGAACCAGAGTCTCTCTTCTCCTTGTGGAGAAAGATGTTCTATAAGCTCAGGATGACTCATACTCCATCTGGAGACACAGCAGAGTTTGGACCTATAAGTATTCATGAGAATAGTGTGCCTTCTCAGGTTGCATCTGAGATCATACGACGACACCTTATGATGCTTGAAAAGTTCCCTGTTGGATCTCTATCGTACTTCTTCCCCCAAAGACAATGGGGTTCAAGATGTACATGCTGGAATCCTGTCAGGGGTAGACCAAACGATGAGAAGCACACATTGTGCATGGGTACTGGATGGATGTATCCATATGCTGAAACTCCAACAAAGTTCTATGGTTCGATGAGTCCCACTGTTGAAATTATACAGATGGCCGATTTTGAGCTTGAGATAGAAGATAAGCAGTTCTGGACAGTTAACTACCCAGACTTCAAAAAGAGAGATGTAGTTCTAGTCCCTGGCTTGAATGGTGGTATGTATAGGGTTGAGAACAAAAAGTGGATAGCTGCTGAGAGCGGAGAGATTGGTGTCATACAAATGATACATTTGAAGCCAGTCGAGTTCTCATCTCCAGAGCAGAAGCAACTCAACCTAACTAATGACCTAGCTGCTATACGCGACTACATGGACATTGTTTGGGCAAGGTCAAGGAAGACTTGGTTCGGTTGCAGAACTGGGCTTCCTAAAGCAAGAACATCTAGGATAAATCCAGATGAATAGTATATACAATGGAATACTCTACGGCATGACAAAGCAGGCTGGAATCAATCCATGGCTTGCTGGTGGCATAGGTGCTGTGGGCCTAGGGCTAACAGGGCTTGGATTGTACGATGTGTATTCTTCGTCTCAGAATAGAACTAGACAGGAAGACATTGACGCTCACATGAGTAGAAATGCAACCAATGTAAAGAAGAGAGTCTTGAAAGCTAACAGTAAAGTCAACCTAGTCTCTTCAGTCAAAGATGTTGGTGTACTAATGGACAAAGAGTTCAAGGGCAACGGACCTAAAGAATACATGGAGAATGTTGTTCTTAATGGTGGTAACGCCTTAGCGTTCTCTGGTGATACTGGAGATTACATCATTGCTCCAAAGAAGATGAATCCAGTAGTTATTGATCATGAGATTGGGCATATAGCAGACTTCAGTAAGAAGAGAGATGATGGCGAGCTAGCTACTGCATATGGTGGAGCTAATATTCCAAGAGGTCTAGCTAGACTATTCTCCAAGAAAATACATGATGAAGATGTAATGGAGAAGGAGAGAGTTGCTTGGTCTCAAGTTGCAGACGGAGAAGAGAAGTCTCAAATCGAAGAAGATACTGGAAAAACTTACCTTAGAAACTTCCATCAGAACAGAGGAAGGCTCGTTAGTACAGTCGGAGGAACTATGGTTGGATCTATGTTTGGTCCAGTAGGAGCACTAGCTGGCATGGCTCTTGGACAAGCACCAGTAATAATAGAAGAAGTAATCAGTGAGCGAGCAAACAAGTCAAAAACACCACCTCTCCCCAGTGCGTAAGCCTTACGCAGCCTCAAAACTAGTGTAGTATATAGACACACATGAGGTTTAAATCAATGAGACTACAGACAAAACTAAGCAAGAACTTGATGTCCGAAAGGTTTCTCACTAAGTACAAAGAGAACCTTCAGGAGATTCTTGATTCAGAAGTAAACAAGTCCAAGAAGATTGGAAGGGCTGAAGTATACATTTATGGTAAGAAAGTCAAGGTAAGAATATACGAGAGCTACGACGATGAATCAACTGACGATCAGGTAGATATAGACCTAGACGATTCTTTTGGTAAGAAATCAGACATGGCAAAGATGGTTTCTAAGGCATTCAAAGTAACTCTCTCTCAAGCTAGCAAGGAGGGCTTCTAGTATGGGCTTAGAAAACAAAGAAGGAAGTCACCTTCCAGACGTGCAGTTCTCACGGGCACAACAAGGTCCAAAGACAGTTCTGCCATTTGGGTTCAATATTGGGGCCTTGATAACAGAGACAATGCTTGTATTTATTCAAGGTCTTTTTTTAGGTGATGATCTGCCGCATAAGTTTTCATATAATGATAAAGACGTAGAACCGGAACGAAGGATTCAAATAATAGATCACCTAGGTTTCTCTCAACTTGACCTTGGTATGGACCCAATCATCGTTATAAAAAGGGGTCCTGTAACTGCGCTCAACAGAGGTGGTTTAGGTAGGTTTTCAGAGATAAGCATGACTGGTGAGAAATATAAAAAGCTAGACCTAGTTAGCTGTGGACTGAACATAAGGGTCTATGGCGATTATAGTCATGTCGAATTATATTCCTCGTTAATTTTTAATGCCCTAACGTTTCTGACAGAACCTCTAAAAAAGTTTACAATATACTCAGTTGGTAGCCCTACAATGTCAGATTTAGTGGCTGTCAGGAAAGATTCTAAAACAGCAAGCTGGGTATGTACTATAAGCGCGGGGATAGTTAAGGAAGTTGGAGTGTCTGTTGACAGAACACACTTCCCTATACTTAGGAATATGATATTCAAATCATCGCAAGTTTTTGATCCGATATATGGTGAAAGAGCTATTGTAATCATATCTTAATTTGCCTGCGTAAGCCTTACGCAAACGGAGAAAGTAATATGTCGTATAAGGAACTGGGTATCACAATCATTCAGCAGTTTACAGGGACATCAACTGCTATTACGAACCCAATCCTTCCCTTGTACGTAGTCGGCCCAGGGTACAACGTCCAGTTTTTGGCGACCAATAGCCCAGTCGATGCGTATAGTGGAAGTTCCAAGGATGTTGATTATCCTAGCCTTGGAAGCAATGAGTATGTTGACCAAGGAACGTCCGACACTTGGGAAACAAATGAGCTTGAGTATCCTGTAGAAGTCTATGTTGTTGATGGCAAAAAAGTCATTGACTCGTTTGCTACTGGATACTTCGGTGGAACTAGACACTACGCGGTTGGAGCTAAAGGTCTAGCATCTACAACTCTTAGTGGATTTCCCACAGGAACATTCAGCCCTACTGATGTAGGCAAGAGCATCTATGTTCACTCTGGCACTGCGGCTGATAGAGGTCTTAGGACTATCAGTACAGTTAATGCACCAGGAGATTCCGTAACTCTTACCGGTGCAAACTTTACTGTTGTTGAAACTGTAAATTCGTCCATTATCCCAACCAGTGGTGTCGTTCAAAGATTCTACTCTTCAGCCAAGCTGGATGACGCAAGAATCCTAGACAAACTTGAGATGGGAGCAGGGTTCGCAACTAGCTACACAATTTCTGCTGTTGATGCAACAACCTCTAGTTACGTAGATGTTACTCAGGGTGTTGCCCCTACTGGAGATGATAATCCCTGGAGAGTGACAGCCATCCTAGATAGTATAGCTGTTTCTGCAACACAGAACATTAATGCTGTGAAGCTAGTAAGAGATACAGACTTCACAGTACTAAGAGACAAATTGTCCTTGGTCTCTGGAATCCAAGATACCAATACTCCTACTGGACCTATTGTATCTGGAACTATCAAGGTTAATTACCGCTCAGTTAAGACTGGCTTGGTTAATCAGACTGGCTACATCGAAGCAAGCACACAGATTGCCACAAAGATTGGTATCACATCTGAGTACAACCCTCTCGCGATGGCCTTGTCCAAAGCAAGAGAAAATACTACCTCTAAGATTTATTTTAGCGGCATGGATGTTATCGCTGGTGTGAAGTCAGGTTTGTATGAATTTGACAGCATGGCAAAGCTTGGGTTTGGCGACTCGCTTACACGCATTGCAGACGAAGATGCATATGTCCTCGTAGGCCTTACGCAGAACGCAGGTCACAACTCTTTGATGAGTACTCATGCCAGAGACGTATCTGACCCAACTAAAGACTGGAATAGAGTCAGAATTGTTGTCATCAACACCTCTCTGATTGTCGAAAGCATTATCGATGCAAAAGACACAGCAGTAGCATGGGACATTAATGGTGTCACAGAAGTTGCAGCTTCCGACGATGCAGAGTTCAACGACAAGAGTAATAGGCTTTGGAGTAGAGGCGTTGTTAAATTCCCCGATTTCGACGGAACAGTCTCTCCTCTTCCAGTTGATTACTCAACAGACTTAGTTAAGGCGTCAGGAAGTACTCTTACTAATGACGGCTTCTGGGGGGTCAATAACTCTGAGCATCTTAAAATAAAAGATCCTGGAGTTCTTCTTGAAGTGTCACCAAATCGTGGTTATGTTGCAGCATACGGAAATAGAATCCGTTCTTGCACATTCGGTCTTACTGCTTCTGACTCTGGTAGTGCTCTAGCTGGAACACTAGACACAATCAGACTTACTGGACCCGCTGGAACATTCAGATACCTTGCTAGCGAAGGCGTAGCTCCCGTAGGTCTGAAGTGCATTGCTTGGCTTCCCACACTAATGGACGGTGTTATTTCATCTAATGCTATGTCTACTGAGATTAGCGCATTAAATGTTACTGACTACTCTAGTATTGATGTTGATATAGCATATGATACTGTGGTTCCTCCTGTCGCATACACAACTCCAAATATGTCTCAGGTGTCTGTTATTGGATACGATGACGTATTCGCAACCCCAGGTGTCACAGCCTCAAGACTAAACAGATCTATAGCTGGTACTGTTGCTCTTACAGCCGCAACAAACTTAGTTGATTCAGGTGTTCCTGGTACATTCACTGGTCTTGTCGGCGCTCAGGTTCTAGTGTCCGGATCTGCTACTCCTGCTGATAATAAGTCTCATACAATAGTTACTGCTCCTGGTGACGGAAGTACATGTACAGTAGCCTCTATCACTGTTAATGATGCTACAGCTAGTTGCTCCGTCTCTGTTGTTAAACTAACTGGTGCCGCTGGTGCTGGCGAGTTCAACGGCGTGACTACAGTAATGGTGAGTAATACACTGTCATATTCTGGCAGAGGAAATGCTCTTGTTGGGGTTAAAGATGTTGGAGCCAAAACTCTAAGTGGTTTCGCTGCTGGAACATTCGGCTTCGGAGACATCGGAAGAGAACTAAGATTCATTGATGATGTGACTGGAGCTATCGATGTGCAAGAGATTACTGCTATCGATTCTGATATAAAAGTAACACTAGGAAATCTTCTGGTCGTATGGCCTGCTGGCGCAAATGCCGTGTCTGCCTCAATCGCAGATCAAGACTATGTGTCTGAGACATTCTTAATTGCAGAGTTGGACGCGAGCCACAACTACATTATTACAAACAAAGACTGGGGACAGAAGTTCGCTGGAACAAACCTATGCTCTGTTGCAATAGCTGGCTTCGGAACAATCGGGTTCGGTGACGCTGGTAGAACTGTAAGAATCCTTACGGGAACATACGCAGGTCAATCGTATACCGTGCAATCTGTGAAACAAGAAGAACTTATCCTTACTAACACAACCGCTTTCGGTGCTGTGGCTACACAAGGTGTTTCTTCTACTGCCGAAGATCTTGGTGGTTTCGAGATGGAGTTCTCCAGTACACCTGGAAACAACACCTTTAGCCTCGAAGATAAAACTCTTACTCCTATGGTAAGTGAATCCTCTATAGACTACTCTGTACAGAGAGACTTTAGAGAGCTTACTGTTACTGGTGAGACTTTTGTAACCAAGGGGTTCATCGCTGGTGACGTGATAAGAGTCACTTCTCCAACAGCTATCGCTGGTGACTATGTTATCGATACTGTTGTGTCGGAAGAGATAGTGAAAACAGTGGTTGGCGATGAGTTCTCAATGACTGGTCTCACAGCAATCTTTACTGGTGTTTTATCCTCACTGATATATACGTTAGTTAAACCGAAGACAAAAGATGAGCAAGCAGAAGCTATCAGAGACTATGCTGCCTCATTCGCAGACAGACGAACCACTTTGGTTTGGCCTGATCAGTCAGTCTTTGATGTAGCAGGAGCCTCCGTAACAGCGCCAGGATACTACTGGGGAGTTGCAGTCGGTGCTTTCGTTGCTGGGCTAGCTCCACAACAAGGTTTGTCTAAGCTTGGATTCACTGGCTTCACTAGTGCTCCTCATGGCAAATCCGACAACTATTTCACAAGAGCGCAGCTAAACACTATCGCTGGTGGTGGTGTAATGATTATTCATCAGGATGACTCAGGTGATACACCTCATATTCGACATCAGCTAACAACTGATATTTCCAGCATCAAGAAGCAAGAACTTTCTATCACTAAGATTATTGACTATGTAACGAGAGTTATCCGTCAAGAATTCTCAGTTTGGATAGGTAAATATAATATCTCTGATGAGCTTCTCTCTCAGTTGAGAACTACTGCCTCTGCCGTAGTCACTTTCTGTGAAGAGTTCAGTGATGTACGCGCAGGTAAACTTGTCAACGAAATGCGACTTGAAAAGCTTGACGTTTCAGAGACAGAGATAGACCAAACTGAGCATCAATGGTATGTCGATGCTCCTGTGCCTCACAACAGAATGTTGATGACTGTCAGAACGTAAATGACATAATGCGTAAGCCTTACGCAGAAGGATTTTTTTAAAATGGCAAAGAACGCAACGACTAGTCTCAGCACTTGGAACTTCCACACATTTCATGTTCAAAGCGAACTTGAAGGTGGACAGTTTGTATCTGCTGAGTCTACTCTGCTTGCCTCTGGACCACCGGACATCACGTCCAATATCAACCAGAGTGCAACTCAGGGTATGGACAACTCAAGTTTGGTAGACCAGCAAGTTTATCCAATTGGTGTTATGGAAAATGCTGGACTTTCTCAATCAAAACAACTTCAACGAATCTTTGAGATTGGTTCTGCAAGAAGTTACTTCATCCCTGGTAGAGTCGTTGGCTCTATGAACTGGGGTCGAGTCTTCTATCATGGTGTTACTCTTCTTAGAGCCTTGTATGCTTACTATACGAGCACTAAGTTCAGCATCAATCCTGCACAACTCCATATCAAATACGCTCCTAACGCTGGTCAGGCTCCTCCTGAACTTAAGGTTAACCCTGGGTTTGATAATTTCTGGATGTCTCTGTACTCCGACGTTTTCAATCAACCCACTGGGAACCTCTTGTACTTTAGAGATATGACAAATAGAGATGTTGGCGCACTCTATCTCGAATACCTATATGTACAAGGACACCAACTCTCTATTTCTTCCGGTAGCGTCCTGCTTATGGAAGGTGGCTCAGGTCAGTTTGATAGAGTAGTGCCTGCCAGAATGAAACTTTCCGTCTAATAAATCCCCCTCTTGTATTCCATCCAGAACATGATATACTGTATACACCAATAACCAAAAGGAGTGTGCAGTATGACTTCATATCTTCATATCTATTAATTCTAGTTACATACAATAAAATTAACAGAGGGGATACAGGCAAGGTTGCAATGGGTATTCCTATGCCTGGATCTTGCTATAGTGAAGAAGATTTCCTTAAACACTACAAGGAGGATAGTTGTTCACATATGATAAAAAGTCTTATAACCGACCGCGTAGTGGCATCAAGTATTGCAGAAATAGTAAATGTTGAAAAGATAAACGGAATCTTTGTTCATAGCAAGGAGTATGTAAACGAAGAGAATCTTTTACGCTATCTTTCCAATACAGGAGTGAGTGATGAGTAGCAAGAAAGAATATCAAGAAATCAACGGTATAGGTGTTGTTGTAGATCCCTCAATGCCGATTGGTGTGATTAAGAGTTTTTCTGTTAGTGAAAAAGAGAGACTGTAAAATCTTAGTACAAAGATTTTTGAAATGCTAATATCTGAAAACTGTGTGTTTATACGTGGCAGAAGTCTTGGAAAATCTATCACTCTAAAGAATGTTAGATTTGGAGAAGATAATGAGTAAAGAAAAAACCGCAGAAGAATACAATCAAATGTTTATGGACAGGATTGAAAGCAACTCACCTATAAACGCATCCAGTCTGCCTATGACACAAAGGTTCACTAAAAGAATGCAAGAGCCTGGAACGTTTTTTACAAATGAACAAATAGAAACTATATCTGGCTCTAGATCTGGTATACATGTGAGAGTTATCGATGATAGAGATATGGTGTGCGAACCAAACAGCAAAAAGTGCTATCAGGTGATGTTTCCGACCCGTGGCGAATTGACAGAAGAGCAAAAAAAAGAGATAATTGACTCACTAAAGAGTGCTCTCCTAAAGATGTATAACATTCACCAAGATAGGTAAAGATAATGGCTAGACGAATAATGGGCAGTGTGTATCCAGTTGCCTATGAACAAAACTTAGACATAGGAATTGTTTTTGACGGACTACAACCAACAAATGAAGACACCGCAGGTCATGCTGATGCTGGTGTATTCGATAAAGGTACATTCAAAGTCCCTCATGACTCTGTTAACGACAGAGCAGGACTGTTCACTTTCGGACATCCAAAGCCGCTCAAAGTAACACAGATTGACTTTACCTTTGGTGCTGGCACAACATCGTGGGTCCTAAAAAGAATCCGTGGAGCAGACGAATTCATCCTTCTTACTGCGGCTGCTGCTGGCGATTTTTCGTTCAATGAGACAAGAGATGAATTGCCAACTCTTATGGTTGGTGACAAGCTTGAACTTACCAGTATCGGTGTTACTACTGTGGCATGCAAAGCAACAATATACATCAAGTGGCAAGATACTATTGGTTAGTGAGTAAGACATATCAGGCAAACCTTTCATTGCGTAAGGCTTACGCAGAGGAAATATCATGGGAAGAGTAAGCGGAGAAGAGTACAGCGACATAGCAACTGGGCTTACTCCTGATGAGGTTGCATCCGTACCAGCACTGGCTACTGCTGTAAATCCACTGATACTTGAGAGTAATCCAAAGATACTCACACTAGATCAGGCTGCTAGTATTCCTGCGTTGGCGACAGCTATAAATCCATTGGCATTAGCTAGTGACGCGAGATTCCTTACGGCTGATGAGAAAGCCAGTATTCCTACTGGCGCTAGTGCGAGCAAACAGCTTGAGCTAGATGGCAAGTACGAAAATGATCTGTCGGCTGTCGTGGATGGTGCAGGGGTTTTATTAGATCCGAACTGGACTCTATCTACTGCTGGTGGATCAACAATCATCACTGTTGCAAACAGGCTGCGTCTTTATGATATAACGGCACTGCCTCTAACATCTGCAACTCTCAGTACTCCAGTCTTTAATTATTTACCTATCGCTATTCAATGCTATGTAAGTTCTGTAATAGCGGCAGGTGGAACGCAATCTAGTTTAGGGTTATACTCAAGCACAGGTACTATATTGGCAAGAATTTTTCTAGACAGAAACACTATTGATACTATCAGCACTATACAAAGCTATGCAGGTAGCTCACTTGTTAGCACAGCTATAGCTAACATTTATGAATGTTGGTTAAGATTAGTTCTTCTTGGAGATTCAGTGCAGATGTATTACTCGACTAATATAGAATCTAATCCTCCTTCTGAATCTGACTGGACATCAGTTAATGGTTTCCAGGCAATGGACCGAGTTGGAACACCTTCTTTCTTGCAACTTTCAGCATTGGGCTTAGGTGGTCTAAATGCAAGAACTGACTTTTCAAATCTTAAAGTCCAGCACGGAGTAGAATATATCCCTTAAATACTATGTCGCAACAACGTAAACAATATCTCCAAAAGGAAAAGTCATGTCAAGAACAGACGGCATAGAGTATAGCGATGTAGTCAACGGGCTTACTCCTAGCCAGATTGCGTCAGTCCCAACAGGGGCAAGCGCAGCAGATCCATTATTGCTAGAGAGCGATGGCGAAATACTCACAGCAGATCAGAAAGCATCAATCCCAGTATTGGCTAGTGGTATAAATCCTGTAGCTTTAGCTAGTGATTCTAGTTTTCTAACATCTGATGAGAAAGCAAGTATCCCCACAGGAGTTGATGCTGATGAACAGTTGGCATTGAGCGGATTGTATGTAGATGATTTATCCACAGCAGAGACAGATGTAAACTGGACTAAAACAGCAATTGCTAATACATCACTAACTAATGTCGGTGGTAGGTTTCGGATATTTCGAGATGCTGGCGCTGGTGAGCCAGTCGCCACTCTTAATAGCCCTATTTTTGGATACCTTCCTATCTCCGTACAGGCATACGTCAACTCAGTCATCCCTGTAAATGAAACCGAAGCAGCTATCGAATTAGCATCACCAGTAACAGCAGCAAATTTAGTATCTGTAGCATTAGGTAGAGATGCTGGTGGAAATAGTGAAATTAACAGTTACGTGGGTGCAACACTTGTATCTACTAATATAGCTCTTGTTTCAGGTTGTTGGTTAAGATTAGTTTTACTAGGTGGGAAACTACAAGTTTTTTATTCCACCAATCTGGAAGCCGATCCTCCATCAGAAAGTGACTGGACAGCTATAAATACATTCCAAACAGTAAGCTCACTTGTGACTCCATTTAGACTTAGATTCTATACTACAAATGGAGTTGGTGTAGCTTCTACGTTTGACTTTTCCAATCTAACCGTCCAGCAGGGCGTCAAGTACGTCCCATAATCTTAGTGCGTAAGCCTTACGCATAAGGAAAAGACATGTCTCGAACAAATGGTAAAGAATATCTGTTAATAGCCAACGGGCTTACTGCTGATCAGGTTGCCGCATTCCCAGACGGCGCTGGACCACTAGACCCGTTGACTATCAAGAGCAATAGCAAAATACTTACGGCTGCACAAGCAGCCTCTTTTCCCGTAGGTGCTAACTTAGCAAATCCGCTGGCATTGGCCAGTGATGCTAGATTTGCGACAGCGGATCAGAAGGCGAGCTTTCCGGCCACTGCTGATGCTGACAATCAGATCATGCTGGATGGGAGATACGAGAATGATTTGTCGGCTGTCGTGGACGCAGCAGGGGCATTGCTTGATCCTGATTGGAGTTTATACGTCCCCGTTGGTTCCACTATCACAACCGTTGCGAATAGGCTTCAACTCCATCACGGAGCGGGGGCAGGTCTACCGAGACTGACTTTAAATAGCCCGACTTTTGATTATTTGCCAATATCGATGCAACTATATATGTACTCTGCGGCTCCTGTGTTGGGTTCGTATGCTTGGGCCTATCTAAATTCATTTGCAGGTACGGCTATAGCAAACAAAGTAATTTTGCAGTATGGTAATCTAGCCGGAGGGTTTTTCGTGGCAAGCACCGTTACAGGGGTAAATACTATAGTTTATGGCGCACCTGCCATGGGATGTTGGTTGAGGACAGTTCTCCTAGGTGGGATTGCACAGGGTTATTATTCTACCAACCTAGAGACAGATCCTCCTTCGGAATCCGACTGGATCAAGATAACTGTTGCTCCGCAAACAGTGTCAAGTATCATGACTCCATCTTATTTCAACCTGATGTTGCAAGGTCCAGTTGCTTTAGCGTCTACATATGCCTTCTCAAATTTAACCATCCAGCGTAGCGTACAGTACGTACCATAGGAGGCTACCATGACAAAGATAAGCACACTATATTCCTCCTTATCTGCTGACCAAAAAGCTTCATATCCCAATACAGCAGATGTCACGGACCCTGTGGCGCTAGCCAGTGATACTCAATTCCTTACCGCTGACCAAAAAGCTTCGTTTCCTACTGGCGCAAGTGCTGATAAGAAAATGGCACTGGATGGCCGGTACGAAAACGATCTGTCGGCTATTGTGGATGGGGCGGGTGCTTTGCTTGATGCTGATTGGACTCTGACAACTGCGGGAGGTTCAACTATCACAGCAGTTGCAAGCAGGTTGCATATCTATGATGTAGCAGGTGCGCCATTTACTTATGCAGAACTCAGTAGTAAAGTTATTACTTATTTACCTATATCTGTACAATGCTACATAAGTTCCATAATCCCAAACACTCAGAACAGAATCACTCTAGCAAACACTGTCAGCGGTAGTCATATAGTAATAGCGTCCCTAGTTCGCAACTCCTCGGACACTGCTAGCTATATGCAGAGCTACGCAGGGGCCAGTTTTGTTAATACCATAATGCCCAATGTGCATGAGTGCTGGGTGCGGATAGTCTTGCTCGGTGATTTCGTTCAGATATACTATTCCCTTAGTGCTGAGACTCCTGCACCATCAGAATCAAGCTGGGTAGCAATCAGTGGGTTTCAGGCGATGGATCAAGTTGGGGTTCCCTGTCTTTGCCAGCTTTCCGCACTTGGTATTGGTGCGGTTAACGCGGATGTAGACTTTTCCAATTTCACCATCCAACAAGGCGTTGAGTACATTCCCTAACAAACATGAGGCCGTCATGACTGACATAGTAGTATTAACAAAAGAAGCCCTAGGCATTATCAACTGCGGAATAAACATAGTGTAAAACCAATGAGCGACTAGTGCGTAAGCCTTACGCATACTAAAGTTTCTCTCGATAAACCCTCATTCTATCTCTAAGCTTTTCTCTTCTTTCTCCTATAGATATATACCACAACCCAGGAATACCATCTGCTCTCATAGATATGTATGACTTTCTTTCAGGAGAAAAGCACCCTGGTCTAAGTCGTATGCCAAACATCTGACTCTGGGATTCTATCATTCTGTCTTGCTTCTCACAGTCATCCTCATCAAAGTTATCATTCATATTCATGACTTCGTTGTTTTCACCGAAGCCAAGCGTGAAGAATCTTCCTGTATAATATACTGTATCCGCATTGTCCCCACGGTGAATCTTCATCTTCACACTGATACCCATACCATCGAACCCAGCATTCATAACTAAATTGAGTTCTTTCGGGTAATCGTATATTACAATATCCTTGGACTCTTCCATTCTTCGATTATGAATTCTCTCTATTGAATACCTATTTGGCATAAACACTGATGGTATAGCGAATGCTTCTTGGTCAAAGAATAGTTGAGCCATAATATCATCTGTGAATGCTATGTTTCTCCATATCTTAGGATGTGAACCTTTCTCTTTCGATACTATGACATAGTACGCTTGATTCTTATGATACGCTACTCTGTTCTGTATAGTAAAGTCGTAAGGTTCTGCTTGCGCCACATACTTGTTTAGATCTTCTTTCATAGACTTTCTCCAATTAACTATTTAGTGACACTAAGTATTCCTGAAAGATATGCACCTCTAAGCTCATTTCCAGAAAACTCATCCTCCATAAAAATCTCGTCATCTTCTTCGTAAGTGCTGCAAATTCCTTTCGGCTCAAAGTTCAATGCAGACTTGACTAGGTCTCTTGCCTTCCATGTACTAATTTTATCGTTGCTGTGATGTCCAGTAAGTATCTCTGCTAGGTAGACATCTTTAGCTTGCTTCCATCTTTCTGCTGTTACTCCGAGATACTGCCCGTACTGACAGTCAAGTTTTGATTCTACTTCTGGATGGGATTTCTTAATTTCTTCTAATGTAGTCATTGCGTAAGCCTTACGCACCAGCAAGCTTGAACTTAACTAGTGTTGATTTTATAATATCCCTAGAGACTATGTTTTCTGACACACCCTTCTTCTTTCCTAGTTCCGACAATTGCTCGTACACATCATCATCAACCCTGAAAGATATTATCTCTTTCTTCTTATTCCCTGAAACGCTTCCTAGTGGTCTGCCAGAACCTTTTCTTTTACCGCCCCATTTGTTTCCCATATCGCATCACTCCTTACAGTGTTTTATGATCTTTGATTAACAGTATACATCATATCAAGATGGATGTCAAGAACTATTTTTATTTATTATATTGGTATAAGAATGATAGTTCTAATTAATCACAACAATAGAGGTGAGTTATGAGAAATGTTAAAATAGTATTCGTGGACCCAAAATCGCTAGTGTCTAAATTATACAAGTCTACGTGTTTTGGTGCTGAATGGTTAAAAGAAGAGGTGGGAAGACAACTAGAGCGCATTCGTGCGTTCTTTCTAGAATTAACTTCATGCGTAAGAAATATCATGTAAATATTACTTGCGTAAGGCTTACGCATATGAGTATAAGACCAATAGAGACGTGTAGCACTCTGCTTCGCTTATCTAAAAAAAGTTCGTAACGCAGAGGTGAGTTATGAGTAAAGTTATCATGAGAGAAGTAAAGGACATTCTTGTAGAGGAAAATGATCTTCTTGATCAAATCATTAATCATTCAGATACAGTGTCGGTAGTGAAATGGCGAATAGATAAGTTTGGGCAGAAGAGACCAATAGTTATTACAACAGCAGGGGCACTCCGGAGCATGAGAAAGGCAGAAGGAAAGAGAGCGAGAATTCCAGAGTGGTGCGGCTCTGGACAGTTGATAGCAGTAGAGGGAATGGTATCGTTGTATGTTCATAAAAAAATGGGCATCGAAATGATACCCACTGTATGGCACTAAACGGTACTGAAAGCACCTGCGCTTTCTTTATGCTGCTCCGTTCACATGTGTTGCGAATCGCTCTCTCGTGTTGTTAGGAAGATCCACTTCAGCGCCATTTAGGTATAGCTTCATCTTGCAATCAATGTCGCAGTAATGAACTTTGTAGTTGGTGATGTCCCACTTCCTTCCATATGGATCTTTCTTCTTGAATCTCTCACTGTTTTGGTTCTGATCTTTGTCTCTTGCGATTCTGTTGAACGTGTCGGCATTATTTTCGGCATATATCGTCTTTTTCACATCAGACATTACTTCACCATATTGTTTAGTGTTTTTTGGTCAAGAGCTTTGAGAATCTTGTCTGCGACCGTATCTGTTGTCTCTAGTGATGATATTCCCCAGTTGACTCTTATGACTTTGATCGACTCGCTAATCTCATTAATGAACACCTGATATTCATTATACAACTTTGTCATGTACTCAAGAGACAGAGTGCTCTCTGCTTCACGATTTCTTTGCCTTGCTCTTGATATGGCTTCTTCTGGTGCTGCATCTAGATGGATGATTAGGCTTGGCTTACACATGAAGTTAGCCATGTTCTTGAACAGTCTAGCATAGCACTCATAGTCTCTCTCACTCATGAGGCCATCTTTTTTTAGCATGGATGCGAATACGGTATCTTCGTAGATAGTCCGGTCCTGAATACCACCAAGACCAGACCAGATAATTCTTTGATGCTGCTCAAACCTCCGTGAGAGAAGATAGATCTGCATTGAGAAAGAATACCTGGCTGGATCTTTGTAAAAGTCTTTGAGGTATTCATTATCCTCTACTGGCTCATAGTGCGCAGGAATACCAAGTCTCTTTGATAGAGCTTTGGTTAGTGTTGATTTTCCAACGCCTATGATTCCTGAGATGCCAATAAAGGCCGGACTAACTGAAGTGTCGTATGTCATTCTTTTTTAGATAACCTTTCTTCGTTTTCGGTTGCGTACCTAGAAAGCTCTTCTCTTGATAACTGCTCTTCTTTTATCTCGAACACAGGCTTTTAGTTATCAGTCATGATATTCTCACCTCTCTTGTGTGAAGCTAGCGGCGGGGACTCGAACCCCACTATGATCAGGTATTCACGTCACCAAGATTGAATGGGAATCGAACCCAAAGTACCCGATCTGTTCTTTAGACAAGTACCTACCATGTCATCTCTAGCAAGATTCTAATCACTTTGTTTTTAGTGAAAGTCACACCATGTCTTTCTAGCACGTTCATGGCTGCTTCCATGAGATCGTCGTTGAATGCAATACCAGCCCCGCGTTCAGATGGTTCATAGGCGCATTCACCAAACACCTCGGAAAGCTCGTTGAGCAGCTCTTCTCTCGATTCGATGAGGTCATTATTTTTGTGCCATTCTTCCAGTGATTTGTCGTACCATTCCCAATTATCAACGCCTCCATTTTCCAAGGCATTAAGTTTTTCTTTTGCACGTAGCAATTCTGCGAGTTTTTGTTTGCTGATATTTGCCATAAGTATCTACTTCTCCTCTTTCTTTTTAGCGAACGCTCCAGAAGAACATACTACAAGGCATGCACCAACCCATACAATGGCACCTAGCCACGAAGGTACTAGAGTGTGACTACTATCACCATCTCCCTTAAGTAAACCTTGGGCAATCAGTGTGTACTTAGTTGCGAAAACAATGCTGTACGTCGTGAAGAATGAGTAGAACAGGATAAGTAGGTATCTTTTCATGGTTATTTCTCCGTTTGTGCTTTATATGCCGTCATCGTCTTCGTAGACAAGCTCAAACTTTTCTCCAGCCTTACCTGCATTGTAAGCTTTCTCTAGCAAATCAGGTATGAACCAGCAATCATTGTAGTCCCTAGACAACGTGGCGTCTTCTGGCTCCCCATCACATACAGAAAAGACTTTCCTCTCGTCAATATGTATTTGTATTGCAGATCTGTCACCACATCTCTCAACTTCTGCGTCAGATCTTGTTCTCACTGTTATCTTCACTAGTTTTCTCCGTGTCACATTCATTTGAGTTTGAATATGTTTTCTTGAATACATCTGGGTCACATGGATAGAATTCACCTTCGACACCTTTGATAATAAAATCTCCCTTGTTAACTCTCATCACTCCTCTGTCAGTCTTGATGTTTGGATAGTTTCTTGTGTTGTCAAAGTTATCACCGATAAACGCTTGGCAATGAGCGTTATTGTATCCAGTGAATTGGATCGCTTCGATTTCTACTGGAATCTTTGTGTATTTTTTAATCACTATCTTTCTCCGTTAATCTATTCGAGTTTTGATTCTAGTTCCAATTCCTTGATCTTCTCCTCTAGCTCCTCAATTTTCTCTTCCAATTCTTCGTTCTCTTCTTTCATGCTCTCGCACGACTCTTTTAGTTCATCCCTCTCAGTTTCCAGATTTTCCTTCTCTTCATTGCAGCTATCACAGTAAGTATTGAAGTGATTATCCGACCCATCTACATACTCTGTATTGTGGCATATTCCAGCACCACAAATACCACACCACATTTGGAACTCTAATCTTACTTCCACTTCTGTTTCTACTGTTTCACGAACTGTTGGCATCTGTACAACCTCTTGTATTTAGAACTTCATTTTTTCAGGAGGAACCGCTGGTGCTAAATAAGCTTTTCTGTCATCATCAGCAGAATCATCAGGTTCCTCATCTACATCACAGCCGCAGTGTGGGCACACCCTCATGATATACTCTATATTGTCGCAATCGCAGCAATGAAAGAATTCTAACTCATCTATTTCTGATTCTTTAAACTCTTTCTTGCACTCTTTGTTTTTACAAATCATTTACACCTCGCATGATTCTATTCTGTAGCAGCCAGCTTTGCGAATCCTAGGACAGTAGTGCCTATCGTGATCGAATAGTGTTTTAGCACGAATCCTTGCTTCAAATTCTGATCTTTCTTGAACAACGCACTCTTTAAGTATGTTGTTGCTGTCAGAGCAGTCAACAAACATTACTAGGTATATGTTTAATCCATACTTAGCCAACCTTTTCCTTTCTTTACTGTCATGCATTTCTATTCCCCTGCGTAAGGCTTACGCATCAAACGTTTTCATTATCCTGAACTGTCCTGGCTGAACATTTCTATATACTATCGGACGGAACGCATGAACCATTGTATATGTGTAACCGCCAGGAACTTCCTCGATTCCAGATACTATACACGGGTTGTGCAAGTATCCATCCTCAAGCTCTATGCGAACCACAGTGTCCATTCCATTAAGCATAGAACCGTATCCACATAGCTTTTTACCCTCCGCTTCTTCCCTTAAGTATCTGGCGGTTAATGATGTGACTACATCTATTTCCATATTCGGTGTCACTATTACTCTCCTATTATATTGCATGAACCATCATGACAAACTTCTGCAAGAACTCATTGAGAATCTGAGTCATTATATGTGCTGCACCTGGCTCTTGGTTTAACTCATGGAACTTCACTGAGTAAGAACAGCACTCTATTACGTCATCACCCCTGCCTTCTACAGCAGATGAGTATGGAGATACTTTGCTCTCAAACGACAACGATACTCTCCACTGCCTAGGCACAAATGGCTTTAGTATAGAGTGTATTTCCATCATGACTTCTTTATTCATCATAGTGTTGGATGGATAGAATATATGCCATACTACATCTGGGGGCGATATAACATACTCCATGTCGTAGTTCCTACCCCTGAACTCTTTAAACCTAACTTGATTGCCTTCAAACTTAGAACCCGATTGTAATGTTGACCAGTCGTCCTCCGACACGAAATCGAACTCCTTCCTGGCTAGTGCTCCCTCATCTTGACTTCTCATCTCTCTAGACTTGTCGGAGATCGCCTGCTCAACACTATCGTTGAACACTCCTTGTTGATACTCTGACACTTCCTCAAACTCATCAGGTAGAGGTATGCCCATATCATTGAATATACTCTGCCCTCTTTTTGCTACAACCTTATGTCTCCACTTCATAAATTCAGCGGGACTAAGGTTCTCAGGCTTGACTATCCCAGATCTTTTTTTATTTACCTTGACCATTTTACATTCCTAGTAGTAGTGCTCTCAGGTTGCAGCATTCTTCTTCATAGAAAGGATCATTTAATGCTGCAATATCAGCACCAATGTCAATAAAGAATACATCAGATACTAACCCAAGCTCGTTCATGGAGCAACAGCCTCGTAGATTAAGCTCACCCAATCTATTGTGACTCGTAACTATTATTCTATCTTCACTGCTTCCTCTTGCAAGAACCCCAGTAACCATAAACGATTTACCACCACATGATTTACCCCAGTCATCCAGAAACCTCTCCTGTAGAGAAGATAGTTTATGAGAGAATGGGCTTTTCCCAGGTGAAGGCTCATGTTTTATAAACTTAAGTTCAACAGCAACAACACCATTGCTAGGTGTAATAATTATTAGGTCTGGATAACCAGAAGAAGACCTGTCCGACAACCTCTTTACTTTAGAATCTGGTGATAATACTTTGATTAAGTTCTTTGAGAACCAATCCATGAACATTTTCTCATTAGTAATCTTAGCCATGATACATCCTTGCGTAAGACTTACGCATTAATTTGTTTCTCCACGTAAAAGGCTTATACCGCAAACTACATTAGTTTTGTGATTATATCATTCATGTATCTATCAATCCTAACTCTATCCCTAACACCTTCTCCATCTATCTTTTTACATGCTGCGTCTAGTTCTTCGAGGTTCTTGGGTAGCTTCTCTAAAGCATTCCTTATTACAATCCTTACACTTTCATGAGCCATGCCAGTCATCTTTCCAAGCTTTCTTAAATCATTAATCCCCTCTGTTGTTTCAGATACAACCCAGCAACAATTGTTATACTCTGGTGCATTAATCCTCCACATGCAAGGATTTAAGCACTCATCTTCTGGAAGCTCTGGCGTCTCACCGTCCAGTCCATTTAAGCATCCTACTATCCTTATATACTTTTCATCAGGCATAGTTTTTCCTAAAAAAATACCTGCCCTTGATAGAGCAGGATACTTCTACATTCAGTATAGATAGCTATAGTATCTCAAGTCTATCTCCAAATGTCTCTTTGTTTATGTGGTCTAGAAAGCATGTTCTGTCTGTTACTATTGGAGTACCAAATCTGTACACAACCTGTGGACTAGAAATTAACAGTTCCTTTTCTGCTCTACTAACAGCTACGTATACAAGATTACACTCCTCTTCATCTCCTGCTGTGATGATAGCATCGCAGGCATGTATTAATATTACTGCCTTAGACTCAAGACCTTTTGCGGAATGCATAGTCATAAGCCTGACAGCGTTATCGTCGTTCGAGTCTGCTGGTTGACACAGGAATAGTTCGTCAAGAAACTCCTTTGGACTAAGACCAGCTTCTTTTGCTTCTTTAGCCATCGTAAGGATAGCCATCATTGAGTCTTGTCTATCAGGGTCGTTTTCATAGAACTCGTACAGTCCAGTTTTCTCTAGTAATTCTTCGACAAGAGAGTCTGGTTCTGCACATAGGTTCTCGATTAACCAGTTTAAACCTACCATGAAATCATTCAGAGGCATAGCTTTCTTAGGCCAATCACTAGTATCAGTGTAGTTTAGATTTATCTTGCCAAGAGTCACCTTGCCTATACCTCTCCTCGGTTTATTGATTACTCTCTCAGCACTCTCTCTATCTCTTGGATTTATGGCCCATTTGATGTATGCGATAAGATCTAGTACTTCCATCCTATTGAAGAACGACGACCCTTTATGAATTATATACGGTATTCTATTGTTTATCAAGGACTTTTCAACTTCGTACATATTGCTATGCATTCTATATAATATGTAGAAGTCTTTGTATTCCAATCCTTCGGCTACTTTCTTGTTTATCCAGCGAGATACCAAAGAAGCCTCCTCTTTCATCCCGTATGGCTCTGAAAAGTATATCTTTCCACTACAGTCTGTACTATGTGCTACATGTTGAGGCACATCTTCATGTAGCTGCTCAAGCACACCTTTAGCAGCAGATAGAATGATTGGCGTGGAACGGAAGTTTTTCGTTAACATATAGGAACTAAAACCCTTGTATCTCTTCTCAAACTCATAGCCAATGTTCTCTGGTCTTGCTCCTCTCCATTGGTAGATACTCTGGTTCTTGTCACCAGCTACAATAATATTGTTGCTATTACCTAGTAATAGCTTGCAGAACTCCATTTGTGATTTGTTTGAATCTTGAAACTCATCAACTAGTAGGTATTCACATGTTTGCCTTGAGCTTCTTCGGAGTAGTGACACGGCGAGAGGAACTAGTAGGTCAAGCGGAAGTATCTTTTTCTTCTTATATATTTGCAACATCTCGTATATTATCTGTGATTCTTCTGACCCGCAGAACATAAACTCATTCTCAGCTTCTTCTATAGACGCTATTCCATTTACTGTTTCGCTCCATTTCCTATTGACTTCGTTCTTGTCTAGGTCTAAATCATACTTCTCCATTAGCATGTTGTATACAGTCTTATCTATGGAGTTAGCCGTATATGTGCAATCTGACGGCCAGAAATAATCAGGTTTGCTAGACCTATATATTCTGCTTGCTAGCTGATGAAAATTTGTTACGGAGTTTAGAACTTTAGGTCCACACAGGAGGGTTAGTCTTTCTCTTGCTTCGTTCGCAGCTTTTGTCGTGAAGGTTATCAGCCTTGTCTTTGGATTGCTTTTAGTTCCTCCATATTTATCCCAAAGGAAAGCAGCTAGTGCTACTAAGGTTCTTGTCTTTCCAGAACCAGGTATCGCTGTTATCCTTGTTGGACCACCCTGATAGTTCTCAATCGGGGCTTTCTGTTCTTCGGTTAGTCCATCTATGAATTTCTTCAAGGCAACTCCTATTCAGCAGAAGGTTCGCCCTCCTCTGGTTGTTCCATGTCTGGAAGGTCTATGCCTAGGTCAAGAGCAGCAGATTCATATGCTATGATTTGACCTAGATTGAGACGTAATCCAGAGACATCTAAAGGTTCATTTACATTCTCTGGATCTCTTATAACAATAATATCCTTTCCCGTCATGAATAAGTTCCATCCATCAGGCTTGCAAGCAAGAGCTTTCTTGAGCTTCAGGAACCATATTACCCCCTCGTCTTCCTTTCGGAACTCAGGAAGCATCAATGTTCCTTTGCCTCCACACTGATCGCAGATATATGCCTTCTCAGATAACTTGACAGACTTCTTTTGTCTCTCAATTCTGGTCTGGTCACTATCTGTAGTTGTTCTCGGACCTTTTGCCGAGATATTTCCGCTTCTCTTGCTTGCAAACTTTTTGGAACCGCTCATATCATTCTCCGTTTTCTTTTCCTGCGTAAGCCTTACGCGAAAGGTTTTTGCTGCCAGAAGGAACACTCTTTGGCGAGAGTACTATCTTCCGTCTTGTTTGGCTGTTAATTGGAAGATGCTTCTCCATTAGCTTGTCCAGTTTGTCAGATGTGCTAGAGACCAAACTAAACATTCCAGTGGCATCCAGTGTTCGTTGCATTCTCTGTACTCCAGGGATAGTTACACAGCTTTCTTCTGAAGGATAAGTTCAAGTAAAGCTGTCATTGATGATTGATTCTGAACATACATCCTCTGGATTTCTTGATTCTTCTCTATGCTCTCGGTCATAACATCAACCCTTGAAGTTAGATCTTTCAATAGCACTATAAGGCTATCGCTATCAGCTTCTAACTTGTCATGACCAGAACACCAGAATTTAGGAGTTGAACCTACATCTGTCTCCAGAAGATCGTATACCCTTGAGGTTTTCCTATAGTGCTCATCACACCCCTCTAGTCTTGACTTTATCTCTTTGCAGTCTTCTTTAACAGAGGACAAGCTGTGTAGAAGAGAAGCAATATCTTTTACTGCATCCTCAACATCTTCACTGCGCTTTATTATAGCACCTATCTCTGTTTTTTTAAAGTCAATTCCTTTGGGCATCAAAACGTTCTTTAGTTCAAAAATATCTCCAGTCTGTGAATCAGCCTTGCTTTTTACCCATCCCATCTTCTTAAAGAACTCAAGGAAGAAGGTAATAATTACATACGATGCTACGACTACAGCAACGATATACTCTACAGTCATAGTATCTTTAATATGCTTTATCGTTCTAGCAGCTTTTGTATCTGCTGCATACACATACAAAAATGGGATAGCTATAGCAACAAAGCTTAAGAAAAGAGTAGCCACTATCGTTTTGCGATTTATGGTTAGGCCACCTACTCTATTCTTCATAATGTATTCTCCACTCTAAAATTTTAATATAAACCTGCATTCATCTTAACAAGCATTTCTCCAAAGTGTTTCTTTCTTCCTCCTTCGGCTTCAAAGATATTGTCTTTGATTTTTGTAATGGACGAGGTTGCGGCATCTGCGTGGTGTAGGCATATGGCAGGTATAGTTCTTGGTGAGGACTCTGGATTACCATCCAATCCATGATGCGAAGCTACCGCATGCATGATATGCTCAATCACTTCTCCAGTTGCGCCACTTCTTAATGAGCCTGCTGATGAATTTCTTAGATTGTCTATCATATCAATTACTCTATCTATGACACGAACCGATAAGAATAGATGTCCAGAATGTAAGTCTCCTACGTCAGATCTCTTACAGGACATACCACTTGATATATCGTACTCGAAAAACTTGCCAATGTCATGTAAGATAGCAGAGGCTATCGTTGCATCCTTCATTGGAGCAGGAATAGCAGTTGCAGATCTGTGAAATTCAGAAATCCTGCCTGATGCACTAAGTATTCCCATTGCCCCATCAAGAACCTCGTATGTATGTACAAGCCACCCGCCGGTGTACGAATGATGACCAGGGCTTCGTGCCCCCCACATTTCTGTGAATTTTGATGGACCGCTGGTAAGCACATCAACTATATCTTCAGGCTCCCATTTTGAGTCCCAGTCAAAAACTGACACAGAAAGACACATCTTCACTAGGTCTTTTATCGCCTCATTCTCTATAGACGAAATGTAGAATGAAAGCCTCTTTAAAACATCCTCGATGTCTATATCTGCTATAGGCTTCACGACTGCGCAATTTCTAAGCTCTTGACTTGGATGCTCAGTCTCCTTCATCGCGCTTATGACAGCCTGATTTATTCCTTTCCATTGATCAATCTTGAACTCTACGAGATAGAAACCATCTTTCGCTGCTTTTGGCTCTTGACTAGCATCTTCGGGATCTCTGTAGTCCCAGAACTTGAAGTCCAGAACGTCTTCTCCGACCCGTTTTAGCTTGCCTTGAAGATACCACTTGCCGCCACCCTTGTTTTCTTTGACGGAACAATTACTAATAACAACCTCTGACCTAATCATTTGACATTCTCCATGCTAAAAAAGTTATATCAGTCCATGCGTAAGGCTTACGCAAACACTAGATTCCATCGACTTCGTATTCTTCTACTATCAGTGTGTTCTGATGCAGATTATCTCTTCCTATATACCCAGTAAACTTGTATGTGACTTTGGTTTTTCTATCGTGATGATTGCCTTCCATATCGAACCAAGATACAACAGCGTTACCAGTTACAGACATAGCTTTCTCATCACCATTTACAGTGAACTGGTTCATGTATTTCGCAGTTTCAGGCTTACCTTCGACTGTCTCTTTCTCTCTGCACAGATGATACTGTACGCCATCTTCTTCGTTGAGCTTCTTGAGAATAAATGAGATGCCATCGTGAGCATGCTCATGGATAGTCTTTTCTCTCCACTTGCCTTGGACGTTTTGTTTAAGCTCTCTCTTGGTGCTTACTGATCCTTTTCTCATTAGTATCTCCTAAAAAAAAATGCGAAGGTGCTAACTCCGCAAATTAATGTTTTTATGACAGACAGCCTCTACTTAGAACAGGTGCCTATCTCTTTTCTTATCGATTCAGCGGTGATTCCGTATGCTACCTTTGTATGATCTCTCAATTCATACGATTTGTCAACAGATTTGTTTTCTCTGGATTCGTGAAGATCTGACTTCCTCTCAAAAGTTACATCCTCTGAATCAATTTTTGCTATAGCCTGATCAAGAAGATGCCGTTTCTTCTCAGGCATTATATTCTCAATGTATGTAAGAACTCTCTTTGCATCTCTCCTGGTCCATACTTTGTTCGGTATAGAATACCTGTTCGCGCACATATGATCTATTGTATGTAGTGTATGAGAATGTATCTCAACTCTCTCATCTTTATCTCTGGTGATACTGCATACATAAATCCACAACATCTTACTAAAAGCCAACCTCAACAGAGTCATAGCATCAGACCTCACAATGCTCATAGCACTATCCTATAGATATTTGTTTTCCGTACTCTACGTATTGCATGATATGGTGTTCAGTCTCGCACTCTTCGAGTTCAATAGCAAGTGTTAACTCGTTGGCTTGGAGTATTCCGACACTGTATTCTTTCACACCATCAACAACGTTGACTTCATCATCATGAAAGAGTTTCGCAATAGCTTCTGGAACAGTGCGCACTTCAATGCGTACATTGGCACAGAAAGGATGTGCCATGATGTAGAATTTGCCAACCTCTAATGCTTCAACATATTTCTTGCTTGGCTTGCCTGCTGGCAACTCATGAACTACATCTCTCCATCTGTGAGTTCCTTCGACCCACAGCTTGTCAGTTTTATACTTAACGCGCTTGCCTTCACCGATAGCTATAATCTGAACACATCTTGAATGAGAGAGAGTAGTATCGTCAATCTCGCCAGGAATGATGATACCGTAAGACAAAACCTTTTTTGGTGGAACCACTCTGACAAGAACGTTATCACCTAGCACAAGAAGTTTGTTGATGGGAGCTTTCTTCATGGCTACGCCTTTTTAGCTTTGAATGTGGTTTTGTAGAATGGATTCACATGCTCTGATAGACTTGATAGAAGTTCTGGCTTTCCTTTTGCAGCTTCCTTTTCTGCCTTTTTCATGATTGATTTTAGCTTATCGCTCTTGTAGTTCTTGTATGCTTGAGGCTTACTGTTTTGACCAGAGACAATCTTGTCAAACTCTTCATGATTAGTAACATTCCAAGAAGGATTCTCAGACACATGATACCCAAAGTATGAGTCTCCTATTTGCACATTACCATTGTTGGAACACCAAGCCTTGAGAAGTCTTTCACCCTCAGAGACACGCTTCTTTCCAATGAGAAGAAGACCAGCAGCTATGCTTGCATCGACAGAGTTTCTAATAACTCCTGTTTCCGAAGAATCAAGAGACAACGCAGGGCACTCGTTGGCAAAGAAGCATAATGAGCAGAAGTCTCCAGGGATTGCGATTGGATTGTCTTTCCACGTCTCTATCAGGCTTTGTCTTGCTTCAGCAACATCACAGATCTCATCCCACCACAATGCAGCTTCGATGCCAGATACAGAGACATCTCTCCATGTATTCCATCGAAGGAAGTACATTCGGAATGTGACCTTGGTGGCGTTGAACATTCTTGCTAAGATACACAAGTACACTTTTGTTTGGAACTTCTTAGCGATGTCAGTCTCGGACAGGATGTTGAACTGTCTTTTATAATCAGTGATCAGGATCTCGCCGTCCTGCTCACCTTGGACAAGATCCATAGTTCCTCCGAAGAATACCTCATCTGGATTGGTTGTTGGATTGCCGTCCTTATCTAAACCGACGTACTCTTCGATAAGTAAGACCTTGCCACCATCGAACTTCGGAGTACCATCTTCATTGTACTGGAAGTGGTTCTTTGTCTTTTTGTACTGTCTAGAGCACAACAACATCTCATCGGTGGAGAGCTTCTTACTGGCAAGCATTTCGCCAGCAGTTTTAAGTCTATCACCGTATACATGATGTCGATTCCAGTTTTCCATCATGTCATGTACAGTTAGTCCACCTTCAAGATACTCATTCGCAAACACATTTACAACATCAAGGTCTTTAAAGGTGTCTCCATGTCCTAGTGATGTCACCTTGTTTGTATAATAGGGGCATTGAGTTGCAGCGATCTTGGTGGTACTCCACGGAGTAAAGTCTTTGTATTTCTCTAAGAACTCAGATACAGCTGTCATTAGTTTCTCCTTGAAAAAAAAGTTAGTGCGTAAGGCTTACGCACAGAGAACACACACGGTTTGAGCTTAGATTTCCCAGTCTATAAACTTATACCCTCTAACGTATGCATCGATAGTATCATGTCTTTTGATATGACCTCTATCAATCATGTCGTGTATGAGTGGTCCGATAACTTTCTTTGCTGTTACCAGTTCTTCATCCTTGGCATGTATGGCTATACCAGACATGAAGCTTGGTATGCAAATATGTGACGATGGTTTCTTTGCTAATACATTATGAATAGCTGATTCCAGACTAGTCATCACCTTTTTATTACCAGCTTCCTGGGTGATACTAGACTTTGCCAACATTAATGCTCTGCTTTTCTCTTCAGCAAACTTATCTAGTGCAACCATTTACTTTCCTATTAGTTCTAGCATGTCAACCCATACCTTCTCAACCATCTTGCTAACATCGTTGAAGGCATTAATGACAACATATTTTTTGGTTAAGTTCGGAGATTTAACACCATCCATGTACAGCTTGCGATACTTTGTGTATCTCTCTTCGTCCATGTCACTTGAGCGAAGTTTTGCTCTGTCTCCTGTACTAGAGCTTCGTGAGTTGATTCCTTTCCACGTATCAAAATCTGAATCAAGCAGAACAGTGAAATCGGGCTTGTCTATTCTTTTGTGCAACATCTCGGTAAGACTTTTATCATCCTGATATACATATGTACTGAGTGAGTACCTTACGATGATTGCTATCCCATCCGGTGGACATATCTTTTTTAGGTCTTCTATGTGAGTTTTTCTATCAAGGAAGAACAAGAGTGATGTCTCAACATCATTGTAGCCTCTTGAAGTTCTGAATAAAGCTCTCCCTCCATATAAGCCCTCAGTAGGCTCAGTTGACATTATTACATTGACACCTTCTGAGCGAAGCTCATCTGCGAGAACTTCAGCAAATGTATCCTTGCCAACTCCTCTCACACCCTCCACAACTATTAGTTTCATTACATCCCCATAAAAAAAGGGCGACCATGTGGACCGCCCTCTTCTTTGCTGTTTCTAGAACCAACTAGCCATTGGCTAGTACAAACTTATTCGACTGGAGCTTCTGGAGCTTCTGGAGCTTCGACGACGACTGGCTTAGAGGCAGCTTCGAGAGCTTCGTCAGCTTTCTTGGCTTCACGTTCGATTCTGGCTTTTTCCTTCTTGGCTTCGTCTTCTTTCAGCCATTCGGGTTTAGACGCTTCGTGAGACTCTTTAGCGCTAGCAAGCTTCTTGTCTAAGACAAGTTGCATATTCACTGCTTTTTCGAGTTCCCCAGTTGCTCTCTTGAGTTTGGTTTCATCTTTCTCTGTTGTGATCTTTTCGTTGAGCTTGGTAATCTTGGCGTTGTTTGCCTTGATTGTGGTTTCGACAGCTTTGACATCAAGCTTGTAGAGATTCTTGAACTCATCGATAATGAGTTTTTTCTTCTCTTTCTCAGCAGAGGCGGCTTCTTTCTTTTCTTTCGATGCTTCGGTCTTAAGAGCGGCCTTAGCTTCCTTGTCTTTGACTTCAGCAGCTTTTTCTTGCTTCTTCATGTACTCAGCAGCTTTCTTGAAGCTTTCGGGTACTGGAGGCTCTTCTCCACCGAGATCGCATTCTGCTTGCAAAGCAGCGTACTCGACGCGAGCCTGATCGATCTTGGAGATATTACAGGCATCTCCTTTTTCGGCTCTGTTTTCGAGTCCGGCGGTTGCGAGGTTTTGCCAGAACTTGCATGTCTTTTCGATTTCAGAAGCATTGCGTTTACGAACACCACCAGCGGTCTTGATTCCACCTTCTTCAGTGCTCTTTGCAGTTGAGGTCGGGCCAGCTTTTGCACCGAATTTATCGTTGCATTGTGTGGCGAAGTTTTCACCGGAAACGCCTGTGTTAGCGAGTTCAATCATCCACAACCAGCCAGAATCGGCGACATCATCTTCTTCGAGATACTGACCCATTTTGGTGAGAATCTGGACTTTGAAAGAATCGTTATCGATTGCATCGAGGAAGACGCTAGCTTCTTCGTTAGCTTGTGGGAACTGCTCAACTCTTTCATAAACGTCGAGGATTTTGCCACGCTGAAGGATAGTGGAACGCTTAACGGCATTACCAGTATCTTTGATGATTTCGTCTTGTGTTTTGCCTAAGCTGCGAAGGTTGCGGTAGGTACGGGCTTCGTCGAGTTTTGACAGGGTTTCTTGTTGCATACCCAAAATCATCTGGTCAGTGATGACCTTTGATGGGTCGGCTTCTGCGGGATGGATGATAATATCGAAGCTTGAGAGACCAATGAAGACACCAGCGGTGAAGCGGCGATGACCATCAACAATACGGTAGGTATTTTCGGGGTCTTCCACTTCTTCAAGGATTTCGAGGTCTTGTTCCATCAATTTTATATTAGCTCGGACACCCTCAATCATACGTTCTAACTCTTCGTAGTCGGTCTTCTCGGTCTCTTTATCGAGATCTTTGAGTTCTACCAAGAGATCTTCTAGTTCAACCCCTCTTTCTTTAAGAGCAGCATAGATGACTTTGAGATCATCAGCAACCTGGAAAACAAGCAGTGGAACCTTCTGTCCCGTGGGTGGCAGCATCGTGCGGCCAAGGCTCTCGACGTTTTTGAGTTCACCGGACTTAATGTTGCTGACGATAATCAATTGTTCGGGGGTGCATGTGGTTAGGATTTTCTTAGCGATTGTCATTCTAGACTTCTCCGTTATTGGTGCGTAAGGCTTACGCAACCTCTTCGTTTAGAACTGGAGGAAACAGTTTCTTCTTACTGATTAGGTTGATTTCTCCTTCAACCCAATCTATTTCATGTATGCAACGCAATTGCATAGGCGCTTTACCGTCAACCAAGGCTCCACCTTCTAGGATGTTTGCGATGTTATCATTAGCGCCAATAATGATAACAGTCGAATTGGCACACTCTACTTTCAAAATTCTTTTCTTGCGAGTATCTTGTACCAATTTTCCTGTTCTTGTCATTTGCTCAACTTCTCGTATGCTACGTCAAGTCCTCTGCCATCAGCCATAAAGAATAGCTTCGGAATCTTCCATCCTGACTTCTCGAACCTGTCTGCAAGTTCCTTTGAAGAGAGGGCTATGTCAATTTCTGTGCGATTTGGACCCCAAGAAAGAACAGATATTGTTCCATGCTCTTTTGATGTTGCCTTCAGGATGAATCTACTCTCTAATTGATCAAGAAGGTATCTATTAATAGTCCCCTCTTGATTGTTAGCAGAGAAGATATGAAAACCTTCCTGTGTTGATTCTTGCTCTTGTTGTGGTTCAGGTGTTGGCTCGCTTGGTGTTGGTATAGGAGCTACTGTTTTCACTGGTTCTGGAACAACTTGTTCGACTGCTGCTTGTGGGGCCTGCATATCTCTGAGTTTTTGAGCACTGATGTTGGCTGCTTCTATATTCTGCTGTTCCTTGATTGCTCTGTCTGCATCAGCTAACTCTTTACTTACCTTATCAGATTCTTGAGGATAGTCAAGGGTTTTTTTATCTTTTTTATCTGGCTCATCTATAACCTCTAGGAAGTCTTCAAGATCAATGTTCTCATTTGACTTGATTCCCTCAATCATTCTTACTTGATTGGAGACTACTGGACCCAGCAGGTTTTGGGTCTGCTTTACAATACTTTCCGCTATACTCTTTACGAGAAGTAGTGCTGGCTTTTTTGTATCATTGTAGACAACTGGTGTTGGATACCAAGCCTTAGAGGTGTATCCATTGTTAGTAATGGTCATTCCTCTCATCTCAAACATGATTGGTATCTTAGAGAGACCATGTATGATGCCTCTTTCAACATCAATCTTGAATAGTCCGGTAGACATGATGGTAGAAAGGAAACCTATCATTGCTCCCATTCCACGGTATGACTTTATAGTCATGTCACACTCGCCAAACCGTATTGTTTCTGGATGGAAAAACTTGTACTTAGTGAAGATGCCGCATGAACCACTTTTGAAGTCAGGGCATTCATTTGCATTACATTCAAAGTCAAAGAAGTCTTCACCTCTTCTTCTTGAGGCATTACCAGTGCGAATAACACCCTCGTCGAAAACACTAAGGGCTCGACCACAAAATAGCTTTCCTTTTCCTCCTGGGCCTTTCCAAAAGCTAAACCCAGACTCGATACACTCATGGATATGGTCGCTTGTCAGAAAGACAGGACCAAAACTCTCTGGCTCTGGACCAATCTTTTCGTGCATCTCATGGTCAAGGTCATAGTACCCCTGGTCGTTTCTTACGGTGTTGCAGAACTGAAAGAATGGAAGCTTCTTGATTGCAGCTTTCTTACCTTTGACTCTGGTAGAAGCAACCTCTTGCCCAGAAGGTACACCAATTCTAATGTGGTTGGCCCTCTGGGCTTCCTTGCGAATAATCATCAGCATGCTTTTTTCTTCTCCAAATTAGCAATTAATATGACTAACACTTACAGAAGACTTATACCAGATTTCTCATAGTCATCAACCAGGACTAATGAAAATTCTTCGTTTACCCTTCTTGTCATCAGTGGGATACTCTACCTGGGTAGATTTATGATCTGGAAACATCGAAGAGTGATGCCATGCTACAGGGGCCTCCCTTATGGAAGGTGGAAGCTTATGGTTAACAACAGGTGCAGCCTGTCTTCCTTGTGTCTTCTTTGGTGGGCTTCTCCAGCCAAGGAATCTATGAATAGATCTACCTTCGGCATTGTTTACCTGAGTATACGGAGTGCATCTATCGCTTGTAGCAGGTTTAACCGTTGGGTCCATCACAAATGTCTCTGCGCATCTTGGATACAAACCTGGGGGAACACCATCGGCTCTCCAATGCGGAGAATCTTCAGGTCTAGAAGATTTTTTCCCCGCTTGGACGAAAGGGACAGGTTTCTGTGCTCCTTCAATCGACTCTACTCTACTTCCAATTGTCCTGATTTCATTTGATAGAGACATCAACATGTTCTTTATTTCGCTATCCTGAGTATTTACCTGGTTGTCATTTGGAGTAGGAGCAGGTGCAACGTAAGTAGCCGCTTGCTTCTGTAGTGAACTAGGAAGATCGTTTAGAGTGGCTTCACTATTCAGTGATGGACCGAGAGAGTTACTGAGCATCCCATCATTCGATGAAGCAGCAATAAGCTCATCTGCTAGATTCATAACATCGACAGAGGGATTTTGTGGTTGCGTAAGGCTTACGCTTGGTTTTTGAACCACTGGTTTAGCTAGATTCTCACCAGTGATCTGAAAGATTTTTTCCTTCAATATTCCGTTAACAATAGAGGCTACATCAGGAAGGTTTAGATCAGAAGCTATGCCAGCTAACCTATCAACCACCTCTCCTTCTACTGGAACCTGAAAGTATTCTGGAGATCCTGTACTCATCTTTTATTTCTCCGTGTTTTGTGTGAAGAGGTAGTTAATCTATCCCATGAAGTTCATCATAGAGCTAAGTGCGTTGCCTGTGTTGTCTTCTGGTGTTTCATCGACAACAGGTGCTTCAGCAGGAGTTGTCACAAACACACCGTGTTCTTTATCGATGCTGTACCCATTCTGAGACATGGCTCTGACAAACGAGCTTGGATCGACATTATTTCTGACACATATCTCAATAGCAGAATTTCCATCCGTTAGAGATAGCGTTGCAATTTTGTTTTTATCTTCTGAAGAGAGGTCATTGAAGTCACTCTCCATTTTCTTCTTAAGAATAGGCTCTGTAGGAAGAAGACTCTCTGGATACACGATAGAACCTGCTTCTGCTCCTGGTGCTACTTCAGGATAACTAACAGCACCTCTTTTGTTTTCTTCTGGAGTAGAAGCTTCTGGATGCATACCGTCAACAAGATCGACTCTCTTTGTTAGGCAGAATCCGTACTCAAGAATCTCATCCCATCTCTTAATAAAGATAGCGGGCTTGAGTTGTTTCTGGTCTGGTTTAATGTTTTTGCTGAATCCATTCTCACCATAGAAGGAATACAGGCCAACAACATCAGGATCGATTTCAAGAGTAACGAACTCTTCGTTTGCTCCAGCTATAATATAAGCCAAGCTTCCATCGGGAAAACCAGACAAAGCATTGACAAACATAACTTGATTGTCAGAGTTTGACACAAGCCACTCACCCATGCGGATTCTGGCAGCATCTTTTCCTGCTGGGCGATAGATGTTTAGTCGTTCTTGTATTTCGTCAGAGATCGTGCCAACGAATCTGCTGAGACTTTCAGAATCGTTTTCGATAGCACCAAGTGAGATACCGGACTCTTTAGCCATGCCAGCGGTCAAGAAGATAAGCTTCATTGTTTCTGAGATGACATCCTTCATGCTGAAGTCTTCTGGATACTCTTTGTACAGTCCTCCAACTTCTGGGATCTTTTCTGTGAGTAGGTTGATTACTCTCTGATCCTTCATTAAATCTGAATCGTTGACTTTCTTATGGGTTGTACCTTTGGTTAGCTCCGCAGCCATCTCTCTGTATTCATCTGGATTCGTAACACCGAGATCTCCAGAAATCTCAATCTCTTCGTCATCATCGAACATGCTGCTGACTTCAATCTCTTTGTCGCCTTTAGTCAGTTCGGCAATCTTTAGCCTATCATTATTCATAACAGCCTCACTAAACTCTTTTTTGTTCTTATCAATAACTTCTTTGCTCATTACCTTCTCCAATTGTTTGCGTAAGCCTTACGTAAGTAATACTTACATGATACTTACATGATACTTCTTACGCATTAAAAAAAGAGCAAGATATATCTGGTACACCTTGCTCTTAGTACCAACAGGCACTATCTCACATCGTAGTGATTAAGTCAATAGGAATTTTACACCTATCATTCATACTCAGCATCACCAAGATACTGATCTCCAGAAAGAGTTACAGAGTTAGATATTTCTTCTGGCTTCATCCCTTTTATATGTTCTCCTAGCCACAGGGTGAACTTAGGGTTCTTTCTGAATCCTCTGCCGCCCTTAGCTTGTTCTATCATGTTTGAACGGATAAGGAACTTCCATAGCTCCTTAAAGTCTTCAACGTCCATATCGACCAATACAGATACATCTTCCTTGCGAAAGAAGTCGTGAGTTAGCATGTGATCACAGAACACCAAGAACCATGTATTACCAGTTAGTGTTCTGCCTAAGTCCTCTCTTTGCTTGTCGGTTAGTGTGTTTCTTGCTTGCCACGACTTTGCATATACATGAAGGTTCATTTTGCCAACAGATGTAGACAATTGCACAAATACATCTGCTGCGAACTCAACATGTTCTGGTTTTATCCAAAGGTTCTCGCCTTCGGAATCAGATGAGTAGCACATGGCTGCAACAGACTGAGCTATCCTAGCAAGCCTGAATCTCATGTCGCTACCTTCTGCAAGTGATATGTCGCACTCAAGCCATCTAGCTATATCAATAGACTGCTTCATCAGAGTAGTAACAGCCTGCTCAGTCCATTTGATATGTTCTGTCTTCCTTGTCCATGCCCATAAGATTAGGTTCTTGCAAGAGTTTGGTTCATATTCTCCGTAGTCTCCATCTGTAGAGACCTTATTAAGATCTTCCAAGCTAACATCACCAGACCTACATATAGAAGCTAGGTCAAGTCTGCGTATATCTTGCTGCTTAGTCATAACCGCATTAATAGCCTTGATTCCGAAGCTGTACCCATCTAGCTTGCCATCACCAGGAGGGTTCGCAAGGAATATCATTCTGGTTCTACATAGTGTTGTTCCACTAACTATACGATTGACCTTTACTATTCCTGACGATCTCATACCTGTCATCATCTCAAGGTCTTCTGCGTCTAACTGGTGGAACTCATCTATTACAACCAGTCGCCTATCCTCTTGTGGTAGTACACCCCAAACAAGCATTTTTCCGTACTTTGTAATGTCAATACTATATACGATGCCTGTGCGTGATGCGCCTCCACATTCTATCGAGCGTCCAAGATTGTAATGTCGCATGAGGCTTTTGCTGATACTACTCTTGCCTTGCCCTGGATCTCCAACGACTAGCAACTGCATCCAGCCTCTTTCTTCGATGTCCTTCTCACTTAGCTTTACTGCCATAGTTGAGTGAAACACCAAGTCCATTGCTAGTATCAACTCATCTCTTCCTCTAATACCTATATGTGATGCAATCTTCTGTATTCTATCAAAGACTTTACCTTCTACCGTATCTCCTTCTTTTACAGCATGTATAGAGTATAGTTGCTCCTTTAGCTCGTCTGTGACTGTAAACTTATCTAAGTCAGACTCACTACTAGTCATGCCAGAAATAGCAAGATGAATACTCTGGTCTTTAGGTGATGCCATTGGCATAGCAACAATCTCTACTTCGGTATTCTCTTTTGACAAGATAGAGTCTTCTTCTCTAGTAGCTAGGAATCCTACTTGCTTTTTAGCCTCAAAGCTTTCTGCATCCCATACTGAAGACGACGACTCATCAATTGATGGAGGTTTAAGCATCACCTGTCTAATAGTGGCACTCTGAACCTCTTCCATCCTCCACGACTGGCACTTTGGATGAATACCAGCCAAGCTACGTATCATCCCTTTCTTCATCTTAGATGTCACGTCAATTAAGGCTAGTCCATTACGTAAGAGGTTTATCTCCATTGTTCTAGACAATGCCTGCCCGTGTGTATCTTCGCTGCTTATTTGCTCAGAAGTACTAGGCATTGCACATGTATCGCAAAGAACAAGATGAGTATTCCCATCACTGAGAATATGAGGACAACTAAGTCTTACTTGTGCTGGAACAGAAAATGCTCTATCCATGAAGCCAATTAGGTGTGCGTAAGCCTTACACGGAGTCCGATTGTACTCAGGTCTGATGAATTCTTGAAGCTCAATTCTAGGAGCATCACTTGAACTTGTCTCAGAACTCTCGACAAACTTACAGTTGTTGTATAGACATGGTATTGACACCTCGTTATTTGAGTTGTTAACACCAGCACACGACCTGATAAATTGACACTCGAAGTTGTATATAGAGTCTTCAGTAAACACACGACGCATGATTGCTCTTGCGTTTGCTACTCTTTCTTCCTCTTTTTTAGTGTCCCAGGGAATACCTCTTGTCCATTCCTCAATGATAGCCCATGAGTCATCATACGACCGACCACTATCATTTAGGAAACAAAGCAACGACAAACAGGCTTTATTGCGCTTGTCTGTTGCGAACTCATATTCAAGTATAGCTTTTATACATATTGGGAATGATTGGTCATCAGCAGCTTTGATGACAACCTTAGTCTTATTTGACGTGTTTTTCAGTCTTTTTTCATTCTGAAACTCTTGGTATGCATGCCTTAGCCATTTTGTGCTGTCTGGGTTGAACTCTATACTAGCAAGCTCTTCGTCACTATATAGTGCTCCTCTTGGCTCACTTCCTAATTCTCGTATCTCATCGACAGACATCATGTCTAGTTCATTGAACTCTATCTCGACCTTGTGCTGGTCTACAAGGTCTCCTTTACCCCTCTCCCATTGAGTACTTCGCTTAGAATCTGGCAACCTAAATGTTCTTCGTACAGAATACACCTGTTCGTCTAGAGTTTTCAAGTTAAGTAATTCTGCGTAATGGAATGCAATAACCTTGTAGAACATGTGTAGTTCTGGGTCTGGTAGTATGCCAAACATACGAGGATCTATTGTAATGTGGAAGCCTCGACTCCCCGAGTACCAGATACGCAACACTCCTTTGGCTGGATTGACAGAGTTTATAATGAACGTGCATAGCTTCATTGCATCCTTACGAGAGTCTTCTAGTGTTGTCCCTCTCTTTTCTGATGCATCGAACTCAAAGAATATCGGAGCTATGTATGGCTCACTATGCTTGTCTTTTCCCTCGAATGGTGTTGGATGAATCTTGAACTGCTGTAGAGTACAATGTACGTCTGTATTCCCTACAGCTTCAGTCCACGCTGAGATGTTCTCTATTCTTATCCTTGTCCATTTTTTCTTACTTCCTGTAGCCCATACCTCAACAAGACCATGCGGCTTGTAGTACGGAGCTATAGCTTCTGAGTACCTCTGAATTACCGTAGTTCTGTTCATTATTACCTCGGTTGATGATTATGGCTATAGTGGCGATTAAGTTCGTGATATGCTGTTATTCTTATACCACATGTAAGGCTTACGCACTTGAATAAATGTATGCAAATATTCTATGCAAGAAGTATGCCAACTTATAGAAAACACAAAATGCATATACTTGTGTGATTCCACAGTGACGTTTTTTGTCACTCATTAATAGTTTGTTTCCACAAAAAGCGCAAAAGAGCAATTATAATAGATAGAGGACTTATGTTTTTCCAAGTTGCGTAAGCTCGTATATATGCGTTTTGCTTGTCAATGGGTATCAAGAAAATAGTCAATAAAAAATTCTAAGTACTCAATCCGTAAGGCATTCTAAGCGCAAATCTCTAACCCCAGCCAGCCCACCCAGTAATAATACTATATATATTTAAATATATAAACTTAAATATATATTCATATATACTATTCTTTTTTCTTCCTCGTCCCTCCAACCCCTGTATTAGTTTTACCCCTTGTATTAGTTTTCTCAAATAAACTGTTTTATCACTTTCTCCGATTTGGTTCTCATGACCTACCTGCGGGGCTGTATATATGTCTGAAGTCTGTTTTAGGGGGAACTAGTTTGGTAGGAATTGATGAGTATATAGGAATCCTTCATATGGTGCCCACAGAGTGGATTCTAGGTGTCCAGATGAACATCGTATCAAATGAGTATGTAAGCCTATGCAGAATTTGCTGTCAGGAGCTATCAGAGTGCTTCTGGTCAAATAGTAATGGTGAGAATCGAAACGGCTCATGAGTAAGGCTTACCAATTGTCTAGCTCATAGCTTCCTCATTATAATCCTGAGCCGTGCTGGTCAATTCCCTAGGTGATTATATCCACTAGGATTGCTCTGAGGATAGCAGAGAGCAACACAGCGAGCATTCTGTTGCGCGTTCGATACAATGTTCATCTGCATAAAGTAATGCTCTATGTACCCCTAGGATAACACATCATTCATAGTTGGCACGCTTCTTGCATAGAGAAATAACTAGGTATAAGTAATCTAGTAGGCAATTCAGCCTATAAATTGGAGAAGAATAGAAATGAGTAAGCCTTACGCAAACGGAGAAATAGATGTTCAATATTGAAGAAAAAGTTATCGCCGCATACAATCACGAAATGGATAGTGCTGAAAGTGATTCTCTCAAGATTCACAAATGGATGAAAGATCTGTTATCATCGGGTAGTCAAGATGCAGATGATGATATAGCCAGCTTCTTAGAAACACTAATCGCAATACTTAAGGGGTATTGCGTAGAAAATCAAAGTGATAAAGATGTCAGAGATTGGGTCATTGGACTCGAAGTTGAATTCAAAGAGAACCCAAGGAAGTCTATGCGCATAATGGATACAATACAAGGAGAAGCAAAAAATGAGTTCAGAAGAAATCGCTAAAAAAGCAGCACAATTGGTAAGAGATAAGCATAGAAAATACTGTCGCCTCTATGATTCAAAAAGGCGACTGACAAAGGCAAGCAATAAGCTTGAGAAGTATATGAAGGACAATGGAGTCAGGTCTGTCTCTCTCAATAGTTCGATAGGCAATCCTGACAAAGTTTCCATTACATTCCACGATGGAGAAATTGCAGACGAAGTGGTTGTTAGTGAGAAAATTAATCCTAAGCTAAAAGACCTATTCTAGAACTTCAACACTGGGACTCCGTTCATGTTATTGGTTTCGCTGCACAACCCTCTATTGAAGAGGTGTGCTATAGCTGCTGATGACATCCAGTCCCACTCTTCTTTATTTAGAATAGTCTCTTCCAACTCCCTCTCTATAGGGTTCTTCTCGATCATATCTATAAACTTGCCAGACAAAGAGTAGAGCTTTATTTTATCTGATACTGGCTCAAGATGGAATCCATCGAACGGTCCACAGTAACTAACTAGCTTTTCTCTACCATTCTCTCTTTTTACATAGCAAGAGAAGAAAGAAGACCATTCAAGAGACATAGCACCATCAGGTATTAGTAGGATAGAGTTTCTATCATACGTCTGCCATATAGTTGCTTGTCTCAGTATGTCGGCTATATCATCATAAGGATACTCAGACTCTCCGTATACAACACCTATCAGTCCTAATGGTCTAAGTCGGAACCTAGCCACTGACACGCGCTTTGTCAGAATGTCAACATCCATAACCATAAGTGTATCCAGCATCATTACAATCCTTACTGTTGACTTACTCTGATTGATAGTCTACAATCAGCACGTCATTATATTAAAAACAAATTGGAGAAATCATGTCAAAAAAAGCAAAGCCGATAACAGCATTTGGTGACGGATCTACAGTAATCATAGATCCGAGAAAGTCAAGAAAACACCTCATGGATGTTACTCACATTCTGGATTCCATTGACAAGTCAATGATTAACGAAGGTATTGAGAGGGGGTACGAGTTAGAGACTGTTTTTAACACAGTCAACGATAGCAGGAATAAGAGGCAGCAAGCCAAGGTCACTATCAGTGCGGTAAAAAAAGAATACGATGAACTCTTAGCTGCAAGCAAGCGCACAATCAAATGTCCGTTTAGCAAGACCAACGCAGAAGAGTCCTTCTCTATTGTTATTAGAGACAAAGAAACTCAGAATATCCTTGGTAAGATAGACTTTGTTTCTTCTCGTATCGTTAGAGACTCAATCGAAATCAAGATAGCCCCAGGTACTCCCATCTCTGAATTGAAGCCATCTGAAATTGGAAGAGTCAAGGCCACACTGAATGTGCTACCTACTTCTTTTGTTGGGGAGTTGGTAGCGTTGGAAAATCCGAAGTAGAAGCTCTTTCATCCATGTATTCCAGCTTACTCTCTATACCATGAATAGAGTCTACCCCGCCAACTACAGAAATCATATTTTCAGTACAGAATATAATACAGCATTCATCAGAGATAATGCCGGTATCTTCTCTCTTTGCTCTAACTACTTCGCTATATAGTTTTGACGCCAAGTTACTGCTGTTTCTGCGTATCATTCTTGGTTTGTTGTCCCATGTGCGGAACTCTCCACCTTCATTAAGTAGCTTTTCTTCTTTCAGGAAATTCGTAAACAATTCTGAGAATGTCATTGTTAGTCCTTCGCGTAAGCCTTACGCAAGATCTGTATTCTTGTAGTATTCTAGAGCTTCTTCTTTTGACGGAAACTCACCTAAGTATACCTTGAATAAAGAAGGCATGTATTCTGGAAAGTCTTCTTCCTCGAACATCTGCATACTGTCTATATACTGAGTCTTTCTATGAGTGTTGTCAAACTCTGCAAACTCCTGAGTTGATTTGGGCACATCCCCCGCTTCTGTTCCTCTATTCTCAGATGTGTAGCCTATACACCTTAGGTATGCAACATCGTTATCATCTGGGAGATACAGGAATTTAGTCCACATCCTTCCAGTGTTTCTCAATATATGTTCAACCCAATCTCTAGTTGTGTCCTCATATATTATGTAGTACTTCTTCATAATTCACCTCTTTGACCAACTTGACTCTTATGAATGCCTTGGAGTGTATGGGCCATGTTGATGTTTTTACATTAAGTTTTTCATTAGCCCAAAATTCTGCAATCAAATCTTCAGCCTCTCCTAATATCCCACTTCTATATACCCAGTTATCAACTATCGCAGAGTAACCGCTGCTTATAATCCTTTTGCTTGGCATCTGAACTTCATCTTCAACAGATACTTTGAAAACAGCAAATGGGTCATGTCTAAAGAATCTAGCAAGTTCAAATAGTCCGTCATCATCCAAGTAGTGAACTAGTACGCCAGTTCCTTCTATCGCCTTAGTCCATTCATCAGGACGATATTTCAGCTCGAATACCATACTTGACTGAGATACATACTCAGGATACTTTTCGACGAAGTTTTCCGGCCTTCTAACGACCTTGTAGTACTGCCTGTCCATGACACACCTCTTTTTTTTATTGTTTGTTGCGTAAGGCTTACGCGTACTATACTTATACCAAGGTATAAGATAATGTCCGAAAATACTTATATGGAGAAACTAATGAAAAAAGATATATTCTACTATGAGGACAGATCATTCTTCCGAATCAAGCCTAAATACAAAGATATGAACGAGGAGTCAGCACTCCACTCTATGTTTTACAATGTTACGCCGACTGACTCAGGCGCAATAACAATGGAGGCGTCAAGAGTTAATCTTGAGCTAGTTGAGGACTTAGTTCCTGACATAGAATCGACTAGAGAATATGACATGAGAAAGTCATATCTTGAGAAGATGAATTCTATATACAATAAACAGAGAGAACTTCTAGTAAGACTTAGGCAAGAAATCATATTGCCTTACATGAATGACGAAATAGTACCTGATTTACCAAGAGCGATGTCTCCACTGATGGACCCAAGAAAGCATCAGCAAGTAACACTAAGATGGATGTTTGAGCAGTTAGGTGTCAGGGATACACATGCAATTCTATTCGACATGGGTATTGGAAAAACATATGTGTCTCTTGTATGGGCAGAATTCCTCATTGAGCAAGGCATAATAGATAGAGCATTCGTATTAGCGCCATTATCTACCATGAAGAATGCATGGAGAAGTGACATACGAAAGTTCACGTCTTTAGACCATAGGATACTATGGTCTGAGTTCACTAGTAAAAAGAAGCAGAGATACATAGATGATTGCTTCGACTCCAAGTGCGACATCATATTGTGCAACCCAAGCATAGCATTGGCTGGTCTTATGCCTAGGATTATTGATTGGGGTCCAGATCTAGTTATTGTTGATGAGTCTGCTGGTATAAAGAACTGGAAGTCAAAGACTCTACAGAAGATAAAGAAAATATCTGAGAGTGCAAATCACAAGATGATACTTAACGGATCTCCAGCACCTAACGGCATTGATGACTACTACGGGCAATTCGAGTTCCTAGACAACGGTATCGTACTCGATACACATTATAAAACCTATCGCGAAAAATACCAGTACAACAAGTTTTCATACAACTGGGTTCCAAAGAGAGGGGCAGAAGGGCAGCTAGCAGACCATCTAGCTCCATTCATAGTTAGATTTATGAAGAAGGACGTGCTTGACCTACCAGAAAGAACGCTCATTCTAAAGACTGTGAAGATGGGAAGAAAGCAAGGTTCGTTCTATAAGCACCTATGCGAAGATCAGTTTGCAGAGCATGAAGGTCATCAAGCCTCATATGAACAATTACTTCCAAAGTTCACAAAACTAAGACAGGCAACAAGTGGATTCTTCAAGTCTGATGAAGGAGAAGTGAAGGATCTACCAAGTGCAAAAATGGAGTGTCTTGAGGAACTTGTAGATGAGATGGTTCAAATAAGAGAGAACAAAGGAATAATATGGTGTTCGTTTCAGCATGAAGTCAGAAGTATATCTGCAATGCTAAAAAAGAAAGGTATAAATCACGGGGTTGCCTATGGTGGGCAAACACCTGGCAAAACAATGAAGGCTCTTGATAAGTTCTTAGATGAGCCAGAAGAGATTTTTCTTGTAGCTCATCCTGCTTCGGTTGGTGTTGGGACTAATATGCAGTGTGCTAACTATATGTTTTACTTCTCTCTATCAGATAACTTACTGCACTTCGAGCAATCATTCGATAGAAACTACAGAGATGGACAAGAAAGACCAATTTTTGCATACTTCCTCGTAGCAAGAAACACCCGTGATGAAAAGGTTGTGATTTCGATGAGAAAGAAACAGAGAACTCAGACCATCACATCTACTGGATTTAGCATGGATGATTTCTTGGTTCCTAATATTGAGAATATATGGGAGTCACTCAGGGATGTTGATGATGCGTAAGGCTTACGCAATTGGGTATAAGTCTTTTACTGAACCACAAAACATGTAGGAGTAAAAGATGCCAAGAAAGCAATCAGTCAGAGCAGGTGAAGCATTAGTTGAGGGACGATATTTCCACAGAACCAACACGGCAGTTAGAGGCGACAAAATGTTTCTGTTTGGAAATAAGATAGCGTGGTTAAAAGAAGGAGGAATACACATTACTTCCTGTGGTGAAAAGACACAAACCACAAGAAGTAGGTTAAGTGGAATACCTGGGGTAGATGTGTCTCAGTGTTCTGGAAGATGGTTCCTTAATAATAAACTATGGGAGTTTCCAGAACTGGAGACAAGAGTAACAAAGTCTGGGAGATGGAGATATGTAGACTAGCTAATCCAACGAGGGAGTTGAGACTCCACATGAATTAGCTTAAGCAGTGGTTCTATACGACTTCTTCCAAACAGAAGGTTTGTCTTAAGTTTGGAACTTAGTTTACTGACAAGCCTATCCTTGGAACCAACCATCTTGCAAACGGACTCGAATATCAGCATGTCTGATATTTTTTTAATCATATCACCGCCGACTGTGCCAATTGGGGAGTTTGATTTCTCAAAGAATATGATTGCCATTTGCTGTCCGAACATGTGTAGTTCAGAGTATACATCATTGAGGTTCTTGCACATCATCATGTCTAAGGAATGCATATTCAGGTTTGGAGACTGACTGTATTCCTTGCTGTGATTATCATAGGTAGGTATGATTGATCCTCCAGATATAGCTCTTATTGTCATCATGTACAAGGAGTGAACAGGAAGATTTGATCTCCAGTTGCATGCCGAAGCTATAGGGTTGCATGCTTGCTTAAGAGCGGAGCATATATCAACAAGGCTCTTCAAAAGAACAGCACTAGCTTCGTTTACACCAGAGAAAGGCTTAAACATCCCAAAGTTGGACATAGCCATAGTAGAGGCATCTAATGTGCTATCCATGAACTCAAGAGCTTCGAGTTGACTCGTAAGCAAAGATGGAAAGTTGTCCATTCTATTCTCTTTATTTCCCCTATCAAAGCCATTGTTGTGAATAGCTTCCCCAAACTCCTTTCCTGTAGCCCAGTTCATCAACCTGGTCCTGTAGGCCATAAGTAAGTTTTTTACTAGAAGTATAGGGAGTGTTCCAGGTATAGTCCAATCCCACCTACACACATCTACCATTTTTGATACAAACGAATCCTTTCCGCTGTAATCGTATGCTAGATCTTCAATCTTTTTACTAGAGAACCTCTTGAGTTCCTTCTCTGCTGCTATAGCTATATGTCCTATACTATCTGTTCCGTCCTGCAAAGCAATTATGTTTAGAGCAGCTATTGCCTTTATGTACGTGTTAACTTTCTCGGTAGTAATAGACTTGATGTATTTACCAGGAACCATTAGTTTGTTCATTTTACATTCCTCAATGCATGGGTGATGAATCATTATATATTGGTACAAGATAGAAGGTCAATACAATTTACACTAACAGGAGATCGCCATGAAAGAAGCAGTTTGGTTTGCAACTCCAAGATCAATCATCAATTCTAGAGACAACTTATGTCAATCAAGAATGATTAGATGCATGGAAGAAGATGGAGATATAATATCCATCTTCAGGGGTCTAGGATTGAACACTAAGTTTACTGAATATACTCTGTCAACAAGTCTTAGATCTCCAGCGCACAGGATTCTTTCAAAAGGAGAAGGCACTTATCAGATATTCAAAAGCATGATTGAAAAGTACGTCGAGATGAATGAAATTATCTCAGACATACTTAGAAACTCACTTTATTCACTCATAATGAGTCCACACATTCTTGACATGGCAGGACGCATAGATGGAAGACATCTTATTGAAATGCTTCTTGGAAGAGAAGAAAAGATCAATGGAATGGATGTTGATAATCTACTTCGTGGAGAAGACAACACAGCAAGATATAAATCTATAAAATCTAAAACCAAACCATCAGAAAGATTCATGAAGCTCAAAAGGTGGATCTCTCTTATGTCTACCTGTAAGAACATGTCTAATACTGTAGACTCAATAGCTAGCAAATACCCTTCTAATGTTAAGGGCATCGTGATGTTCAGTAACGGAAAGATAGAAGATGACGACAGTATGTACATGGACTTCGAGTACATGCTTGTTGGAACCTCAAACTCTGCAATAGTAATGAATGGTGGTCTGTCTGTAGACCATGAGAAATCTCAGATGCACACGTAATGCGTAAGGCTTACGCAAGGAGGGACAGTGATATATTTATCAGGACTCTATCTAAATGCTAGGAAGCTACCAAAAGGTGCTTCAATGTATGGACCTAACTGGTGTTATCTATTCTCAGAAAAAGAGGAAGACCTGAGAGATTTTGTTCATGTTTTAGGTTGGTCTGACAAGTGGTTCGTGAAAGGTTCAGATGAGCATGTTCCTAGGTTTTATCTATCAGCACCAATGAGAATGAAGGCAGAAAACCTAGGGGCGATGATACTATCCGACGAAGAGATAATATACTTCCTGAAAGACTTAAGGGATGAAAGAAAACTGAAAGAGTAGGTGCTTATGTCAGAATCAATCCTTATGGATATTTTCAATAACCCAGAGAAGTATGAGGAGAAAATAGTCTCTGTTGTCAGAAGGTTAGACGATATTCTTTCAGAAGAACTATATGGGCAGTCGATAAAGGAGGTTATGATAGAAGATGCACTAGAGATGCTTAACTCCTCTAGTGTTGGAAATAAGATGACAAGGGTTAGACAAAGGAATTCGTGGTGCAAGCACTACATAATCCTTGACCTATACTCAGAAGCATACTTGCAAGATCCAGAATCAGTATGCTCGAACTGCGATAAGGTATATGAAGACAGAAATATCTTCTGGATAACAGGAGATGAAGGAAAAGTTCTTCCTTATTGCTATTGGTGCATGATGAATGGAAGGTGTGAGAAATGTAAGAGGTGGGCAAAAGGTTTAGAAAGAAAAAGAAGAGTGTTCGTAAAAGCAAAAACAGATGGGTATAGAGAAGCCCACAAGTTACTATGCAAGATGTGTGAAAGGAACTCGACATGAATGGTCAGTGTAACTAGATGGCTAAGGCCACATCAATAAAACTTATCGGACAATCATCTGATAAGTGGGGCGGTTCTCACGTAGTAGAGTCTGAAAAAGAGTATCCATTGAACAGAAAGAATAAAACTGTGACGTGGGGTTCTTGGCTTTCTCGTGGAATTATCCCTAAAAATGCATCATCAAGATGTTGTTTGTGTGGAAATAAAAATATACATGTACTAGTCGAACATTCATTGTCGGAAATAAATAGAATAAAAGAAGAGTTTGGCAGAAAACAAATGTTGATGCCTAGGATAAAAATATGTACATTGTGTAAAAAAATATAAGTTGACAAATGAACAACAGTGTGAGACTATGTACGCATACTCCTTTGCGTCACAACCTCCGCATAAGAGTTGTTCATTAGACCTTCTCCAATAAAGAAAGGGACTTTCTGGCTGGCTACCGGATTGTCCCTTTTTTTATTGTGTATAGCAGAAGATTATCACACCGATGTACCATATAGCCACAAGTATGGCTACATCATATTTTTTTATTATCCTTTTTGTTTTCCTTGCAATTCCTCTAGACTTGTTGGATCTGGATCTCCAAGGCCACATTCTTTCATTTCTTTTTTTATCCACTCCCATAACTCCTCTATTTTTCCTTTGTCTATCCCCGACACACCATAGAAGAAATCTCCACAACTTTTTATATCTCTATCTCCAAAAACAACAGCCCTAACAGTTTCGTCTACCATATGCTGAAGGAGATTTTCATACCCAAGAATCTCTTCTCCGCATGAGCAATCATATACACGAAGTATTTCATTGTCTGATTTCGAGTACGCAGCTGTTTGTTCATGTCTATTTTGAAGAAATATACTTCCGTTGCATCCAGCGAACATGTGAACATCTTCCCACTCGAAGTCTTTTACTTCGGTGCTTCCTCTTTTGAATAGAAATTGCAGTAGCTCGATAGCCTCCTCTACTTGACATCTGTCCCATTCTGATATGCAGTGAATGTTAGCTAGTTCTCCAACCTTTTTGTATTCGATCATTAGACTTTCTCCGTTTGCGTAAGGCTTACGCATTAGTATGAAAACTCAATCATGTGTTCCACAAATTGTGGTGGCTTAACACATATTGATTTAGGCATGTCGCCGTGTGACATGAACACTGTGCATCCAGACAGAGATTTATCCTTACTAGACATAGCTTCGTCTATCTGGTCTTTGTACTTGTAGTCCTCCGATCTGACACCAAGTATCTTTCTGGTATCGATTAGGTAAACCCAGGTATCTACATCTTCTGCTATCTCAACAATCAATATGATCATGACATGCTGTCCTTTGCAACCTTATTGCTAGATATAGTAAGAAAAGATAGTTCTGCTGGATTAATAAAGTCTCCATTGAACCAAGGATGTTGAGGGAAGCTTGTTTGAACCTTATGAGGAACGAACTGACCTAATTGATATTTTGAGTCCAGATAAACGAAGTGGTTCTTGTAAGCTTTTGCTTCTGCCTCTGTATAGAAATTCATACAAAGCATTTGTTGTTCGAGTACACTATAGAGAATATACAGCCCACCAGGAATAACCTCGTTTCCTATGGTGAGTATAGTATTCTCTTTCTCTCTCTTCTCAAATACCTTAACACCCATAATCATCTTTGCGAACTCATGTATAGGCTGTTCTATCTGAACACCGTACACGACAGATGATTTTATGAACGTACTGTCTTCTTTTACGAGAAGAGTTATCTTGGTCTCTGGAAAGTCAGCCTGGTTAGGAAGCACTGGAGTTAACCACCTCCCAACCTGCTCATTACATTCAGCTACAGTCCACTTGTACACATGAGATAGTTTATCACTCAAAGCCATTTTCTCCTTCTTCTGCGGTTAGTTTCTTCATGCATCTACCTAAATGCCTTGGCAGGCCGCATCCAGCGCATACGGAGATCCCTTGTATTCCTTCATGACTAAGAGCCTTATTCAAAGGAATAATAACAATTTCTAGCCACTCACTGATTGGAATATCTTTATCTAGATAGCCAACATGCTTTGCTGCTCCAACTAAATAATTTGTGAGTTCGATAGTGAGATTGCTTGTTGTTTTGAAATGCGTAATAATATCTGATAGTTTCATTAAATCCTCATTTGCATAATTGCTTCACGGAATGACTGGTCTTCCATTCCAGTTAATCTAGCCATCTTCATTTTGTTATCTTTGTCTCTTGCATCAATGAAGACTATAGAAAGAATATCATCTGATATGTTTTTAACTGCTGCTATCAGATGTTTTATGTTCACGCAGAATGAGCTAACAGCTTCGTACTCATCTAGCACAGTGCATTTGACTCTAGATCTTGTCTTGAGACCAGCAGCACTCAGTCCAACTATCAAGTTTCCTTCTGACAACTGACACACTATTGGCAAGCCATGCTTCTTTTTTGAGGATGTCTGTATTCCTGCACACCTATTTAGTGCAACAAGGAATTCTTTTCTATCCACAGCAACACTCCTCTGTCCGTGCACATCAAAGAAGAACTGACCAAATGAGTTTGCAACAGGTGGTGTCTCGATCATGGATATAGACATGACAGTTTTACCTGCTCTAAATAACATCTTGCTGTCTGTGATTGCCCATGAGAACTTATTCTCCTTGCTCATGTGCTCAAGGAACTTTTGTAATGGCTTGATTGCTGAGATGTGAATGCTGTGGTTTTTTCCACATGGACTAATATTATCTGTTATTGACTGAGCAAGTGCTGTGGCGTCAGTGACAGATAAGGATAGTTTGCCATCGACAGTACCAAAGACAACACTCTCGACTATAACTCTTGACGGTGCAGAAGTGTTGCTTTTTTTATCATGCAACTTTTCTACCTTCTTTAGTCCATCAATGAGGGAGCTTGGTATAATAGGCGAGAAATGATGATCTTCATCTATCTCCTCAGCCGTATATTGAGTTGATACCGGAATTTCTGAATAGCTTTCTCCGAACGAGATGATAAGTTTTCCACACTCAGAACCCTCCTCATCCTTAGTGTCGATGATTGCCTCCACATGTACATCTTCATTCTTGTTAGCAATGCCCATCTTGCAAAATATCTTTGGGTCAACACATACTACTCCTGACTCTTCAACAAGAGTTTCTATTTCTGAATATATAGGAGTATTAAACCCCACTGTGCTGAACTTTACTACTTGTTCATCATCATCAGATTCAATAACTATAAGCTTCTCACCTTTGCCAGATATTGCACTATCTACTGCTGATAGAATAGCGTTCCATTTTGGGACGTTCTCTTTGAAAATATCGAACACTAGGCTACTCTTCATGTCTTTTCCTTTGCGTAAGCCTTACGCGACACCCAATTCATTCATTAGTTTCTTGTATTTTCTCTTGACACGGAAGATAGTTTCGTTATCAGGTCTGCACAACCTCTCATGTAGCGAGTCAACAAGGATAGTAATTGCACTGTTAATGCTTTCGTGCCAGTCATAGTCTCCAACTATATCCAGAACCACTGTATTTGATAGGTAGTGCATAGTCTCGATCATATCCTGTAGTCGCTCGTAGGACTGATCTAATCTAAGGTTGTAGTTGCGCACACGGTCTATTCTAGTGCCCTTGTTTACCGGCTTAGGCCACGACATGTAGGCATCTTCGTACTCATTCACCAGCCCATTATAATCACCATGCCCAAATATGAGTCTCCATACTTTTTTTAGCTCATCATTATCTTCATGGCACTCGCTAAGGCCAGATACTCCACTAAAGAACATTCCAGTTAGTTCGTCAATTCCTTCCCAGACTGTGTACACACTGGATAGTAATTCCTTGTAATTTGCAGCCATTGATAAACACCCCTTATTATGTTAGAATTATTTCTTCCTCTATATATATTATACCACTATATATGATATAATGTTACCAAATTAAGGAGAGTCTAGTTATGGGAAATAGTAACAGTAATCTTCCAGGTTCCAGCTTTCTAAGTAGTAAGAAGATAGCTGAGATGTCAGAAAAGATGAGTGAGCATTCTGAGGGTCTTGCTAGCAGAATCGGCGAGGCTATTGGGCAAGACCAAAGCAGAATGCAGCCAGCAAGAGGCGGTAGTCAGTACGAAAAAGACACTGATTATGGAGAAATGCATACTCCAGAAACCGTGTCTTTGGATGGTGGCGATGTAGGCTTCGGTTTAGACGGAATGGTTAGCACTGTTGCTGACAATAAAATCAATTCACCTGAAGGAATACCAAGTATCTTTGCTGAAGAAGACGACAAGGAAGATGAAAACAATCCACTTGAGAAACTAGAAGACGGCTCTGTGTTATGCAAACACTGCGGAACTCTACTAGAAGACAAGTCTATGATTGAAATTACTGATGGTGAGATCTTGTCATACATGGTCGGTGGAAAGATAATTAAGGATATTCCAGTAGGAAGAATCGGAACTACGTGGCAGAGTCTTGATGGTGGAGAAATCTCATATATTAACGAACGGATAGCGGAGCTTGTTGAAGCTGGTGTCGTAGCCAACTCCAACGACTACTCTAATAAACAATCGCTATTTCAAATGGTGTTTAGTCTCACAAGGCTAGATGGCAAAGATATGGGCACCCCCAGTAGTAAAGAGAATAGTGCAGAAGTAGTTGAAGCGTTCAATAAAAAACTGAAGAGAATGAACAACCTTGGGCAACAAATGCTTGTCAGGCTTAGTTCCAAGCAATCTCTACTTGAGAGAAGCATTGAGAATAAGATTGATACGGAAGAAAAAATAAAAAACTGATAGAGTCCCCTGAAGGGTGGTCTGTATCTAGGCTAGTTCTAATGGGGACGTATGGCCCAGTTGTCCCAGGAACCCTTATGGAAGAGCTTGCACACAGGGCATTAAGCGATTTACAGAATGAGAAAATATCACATGCTGTATTTGTCGCATCTGCTTCTAGTACTGGAGTGTCATCAGAGAACATAAGGGAAGCTCAGAAAGAGTACATAAAGTTTGCTAGTCCAAGAGCTAATAGAGACCAGCAAAAGAAAGACGCTGCTACAAGAAAGTTGGTTGAGACTCAGGCAAAAGCCGGACCAATCACTATAACTCCTGCCGCAAAGCCTAGAAATCAAGGGCTAAGAAAAAGAAAAATCCCAACCAAAAAAAGGAATGCGTAAGGCTTACGCATGTAGATTGAATGGCTTATAAAGAAAGAATTAAGTACGATCTAGAAGTAGACCTTTCATCTGCTCAGGCCACCATGTCTAACGCTATGAACATGGCTGGTCAGTCTATGAGCGGCGCTTATGGATCGTTGCAACAAGGAGCGGGTTACGTTGTTCCAAGTATGCAAGGTTCATACAATTCTTTTATGGGCGCTCATGCTCAGTATAGAGCAATGAACCAAGCAGCATTTAACACAACATCAGGAATGCATTCAGGTGTAGTTAATGCAGCCGCAATATTTAATGACCCGTCTATAAATGGAGCAAGTGCCGCTACTGGCGCAGCAATGTACACAGGTGCTACCGCTGCTGGATGGGGAGCAGTTGGAAAAATAGCTCCTGGAATGAGTGCTGGATATAGTGCTGGTTCTGCTATGGCTGGAAGGGTCGGCTTTGGTGGACTAGGCAAGGTCATCGGTGGCGTTGCTGGTAGCCTTACAGCTATGGTTTTACCATACATGGCAGTTGATGCAGTTGTCGAGGCAGTCGGAAATGACATGGCTCAACGAAACAAGCTTGCTAGTTCTATAGGCACATATTCTGGTCAACACGGAAATATGTTTAAAGGTGCCAACTTTTCTCAAAGAGAGAGAAGGGATATGGCTAGCTACATACAAGACACAGCTTATGGTATGGATAGAGAGTCAGGTGGTAAGTTTGACATTGGTGTTGGTGGTGCTAGTGAAATTCTGCACAACTTTGGAAACAAGATATTCAAAGACCCAAATATATCAACAAAGAAGTTCAGGGAGGCATTCTCTGCAAAAGCAAAGCAAGTAAAAGATTTTGCTATGGCATTCGATAAAAGTATAAAAGAAGCCATAGATACTATGAAAAGCATAGAGAAGCTAGCTCCAGGCGCAAATCCAATGTCTATGGCAGCTAACCTAGGCTCATCAGGTGCATTGTCTGGATTAGGAACACAGGGAATGACAGGTGTTGCAAATTCAACCGCTAATGCATTTCAAAGCGCAGGAATGAGCAGATACACTGGCGCTAAGTTTGGTATGCAAGCTGCTTCCGATGTAGGGACAATGTTTGCAGCTGGTATGATTTCCAAGAAAGATATGGCAATGATTGGTGGAGCAGGTGGGGCAGCAAAAAGCATGGGTGCTCATCAAGCAGCATTTGCTAATAGCTCTATGGGTAGTGTGGTGCTTGCAGCCGCATATAAGGGTGGAAAGATTGACTCTAATGTAATAAATGGGATCATATCTGGAGACATAAGCACAGCAAAAATGATGAGTATGGCTTCTGGTGTTGCTGCTGGTGGAAAGCAAAGTATGTCTGACTTCAACGCAAACAGAGATAAGCTAGCAAGCTCAATAGATCCACAGCAGCAACAAGCTCTTATGAGCGCCTTGGTTGTACGCTCTCTTAATATGTCTGGCATGGCAGTAAATCAAACAAATCTTGCTGCTGGATTTAAGAATCAATTTGGAATGAGCACATCTCTAGCAAGAGTTATGTCTACTAGGCTTATGAACCCAGAAATATATGCAAAACAAATGGATGGCACAATAAATAGAATTTATGATGCTGCAAATAAATCAGAACTAGCTGCAACAGACAGAGGGCTGATTGGTGGCTTATCTTATAGGTCTGGACTTACAGGTCTAGGAAGAAGCATAAGTTCAGGATACGATTCTTTTAGAAGAGGCTTTAGGCACGATATATCAGATCCTATAGGAGATGGGGTAAACAGCATTGGCAAAGGGTGGAGAAACTTTAAAGATAGCGTGTCTGGTAGATCTAGATATTCTGTTACCAGTGACATGCTGAATATGAATGCAGGATGGGGTGATGCATCAGGAATGTCTGATAAAGATTCTGCTATCGGAGGCATCAGAAGAGAGGCTATAAGCGAGAATTTCGGTGATGTTGTCAGTAGGGCACACTATATATATAACAAGCATGGTGAAAATTCTCCAGAGTGGGTTAAAAAAGTAAGAATTACTGGTCCTCACGGTGGATCAGACATAGGTGACTTGAGTGATTCTACTCTGCTTCAGGTTCAAAGGGGAGTCAGAAAAGAGATAGATATGTCAAGGAGGGTATCTGCTGGATACTCAAGATTTGACAGTCTAACTTCTGGCAGGCTTAAAAAATTATCTCGTTCTTCAAGCTGGGCGGCTGCATCAGCAGAGCTTGGCGGTATGGATTCAGCTAATACAAGATCTGCTCTAGCAGTTGCTAGAAAACATGGAATTATATCTGGGAATTCAAGCTCCGACCAAGAAACAGCGGGTGCTCTACTTGGGTACTCAGGAACATCATTAGATAAAGATTTTGATGATGGACTAAACCTTATAGATTCATCTTATACTAAAGGGCTGATAGAGAAGCAAGAATCTAGCTATAATAAAATTAGTTCTATGGTGTCAGATACTGGATTCTGGAGTAATAAACACGGGAAAAGAACAGATGCTCCATTATCTACTGTATTTGGAACTAGCTTCGCAAGAGCAGCTAAGTCCACATCTTCAGAGACAAAAATTGACATGGGTGAATTATTCGGTCTCATTACGAGCGGAAAAACAGATGTTGACACAGCAAACAGAGTATCTTATCTAGCAAATAAAGTTCAGTCAGTTGCTAAAAGTATGCCAGAAGGTAGCAGAAAAGGAATCCTTCAGCTTGTTAATGCCGCATATAGTGGATTGAAGAAAAAAGGAAATACTGTTACTGGTGGAACATGGGATGCAACAACACTAGGAGACAGTCTTGGTAGAAAAGTAGTTGGAATGAAGGATGTCTCTGGAAAGCTACTAAGTAATGTCAAGGACGCTCGTGGATGGATGGCATTCTCTTCAAGACAAGCTATTTCAGCAGATATGGTAAGAAAGATGAGCTTTGGTATGACAGCAGACTCAACAGGATATGCAAATATCAATAAGCACATAGCTGGCTCTACAGGTAGCGCAACTCAAAGATCTTTCACAGACCTTGTTCAAGCCATTAAAGAGTTACCAACAAATGTTGCCGGAGGTATGGATGAGCTAACTGAAATGATGACTAAAGATAAATACCTTCAAACCGCTAAAATAATGGCTGCTAGTGGTGGCGCTTATGGTAAAGCTGGCAAGTTCGTGCTTGGTCTAAAGGATATATCTAAGATTCAGAAAGGAGATCTTCTTGAGGGCGCTCAAAATATAACTGAAATAAAGGAATTGATTGATCCAGGAAATCTAAAGTTTAAGACAGACAAAGAGGCTCAGACTAGATATATAACCTTAAAGAATAAACTTCTTGGAATGAATCAGTATAAAGATCAGATGGCATCAATAGACAAAGTACTAGGAAAGTTTAGAACTGGAGCAGAAAGATTAGGAACGTTAAGAAATATCATTCGACTAAAAGGTAAAAACGAAAAAGTAAATATAAGAGCCAACTGGCTTGCTTCTTTATCTGGAACAAAGGCTGGAGAAAGAGTAACAGGTGGCGCAGCAGGTGCATTCTCTGCTGTAGCCAAGAAGCAGATAGAACTTATGAACCAGCAACTAAAACTCATACGCTCTACTCAAAAAGGTATGGGTTCAATACTCTCCAGACTAGGAATCAAGGGTGGAAAATAATACTGCGTAAGCCTTACGCATAAGGAATATTCAATGGCTTCCCTGCAAACAAATAGTTTATTAGGAAAGGTAAGCGCACTTGTAGATTCACCAAGAGGCACCAAGCATGTCTCTGGTAGTATCTGGAGCAATCCTTCTCCTGCATCAACGATAATGAATCGTGTAAATGGTCAGATGACAGCAAGAAGGGATAGTTCGGCTCAACAAAGTGTGTTCCTTCCATCTATGAGTGGAGATAAGAACGAAGATATAATCCCCGCACCGATGCCTAGGGGTGATAGACTTAATCTTGCAAAGAAGAAAGCAGGAGCGGTTCTTTCGTTTGACTTCCAAGATGATAAATCATATACAGAGATAGCAGAGAACACGGGTATTGTGTACTCATCTAATGCAACCTCTCTATATAAAGATAGATTTCTAGATGACTACAGAAGTGGTCTGTATCGAATAGTAGAAGAGAAGAATAGATTTCCGATAGCATCTATTCAGGTGTTGACTGGTCTAGGCAGAAGGTCCAAGTCTTACAGGACTATAATGCCTGAATACACCAGGTTTATGCTTGAGGATGTATCTATATCATCTTCTGAGAAATACCAGATACATAGAACCTTTAGGTCTTACCGAATCAACTTCTTTGATGGAGACCCAGAAGTATGGACATTCAGAGGAAGACTACTAAATACTCATAATCAGAACTGGTCTTCTGAGTTTATGTCTATGTACTCTCAGTTCCTAAGAGGGTCACAGTGTGTTAAGATGGGTGGTGAAGTGTTCATGACGTTTGAAGATATAGCAATATCAGGCTATATACTCAACACTTCTCAGTCTAGAAAGGCATCATCACCCAACGCTGTGCCATTCGCCTTCTCTATTATTATAACTAATAACGGCTTCATCTCAAGCTCTCCCATTATAAATGAAGTAAGGAAGCTTGGTATGAAATACAAGAGTAAGCGAACTCCTATTGCGTATGAACTTGTTAGAAGTAATTTCGCAAAGACATACGGAGCAACAGAAAGACGGTCTGGTGCTATAAGAATGACTAAGCAGAGAATTGGAAAGATTGGAAAGCCTAGTCTTCAAAAAGAAATAGACGATGCAATAAAGAAAGAAGAAGCAAGTCAACCAGGTCGATAGCTGTATAAGACGAATCATGTAAGCCTTGCGTTGCTGCGTAAGGCTTACGCAGGAGAGAGTATGTCTCTATTTTCACAACCAGAACATTCGGAAGCAAAGCTAAGAATACAAGGTGTAGAAGTCCCCTTTATTGGCGCTAGTGTATCGATGGGAGTTAATATTCCATCAACAGCAGTAGTCCACTTGATACCGACTAAAGGGGCAATGAGAATACGCCCTAATACAAACTTTGAGGTGTTTTACAAAGACCACTTTGCAACGATGATAACAGGAAGACAAATCTATAGAATCCTGTTTGAAGGTGAAGCAAAGGCTATATCATACAACAGAAGCGAAGGAAGCAAGGCTGTATCTGTTAGCTGTATGGATATGTCCTCGTACTGGCTTCAGGCAAAGCAATACTATCAGAATAGTCAAGTAGCACAAGGTTTGGGTGCAGCACAAAGGGCTATATTCTCTGGAGTAAACAGAATAACTGGAGAGCTTATAAGCACTAACTCTAGGCTTAATTCTTTCTTTGGTAAGGCCGGAGAGAAGGATAGCTTCGTAGATGTAGTCACGGCTATAATGGATGATGTAAAGAACTCAAACGAATTCTTCGCATTGAACTTCTCTAGACTAAAGATGGGAGATAGAGTCTTTTCTGCCAGCACACAAAAGATGACTAAGTCTATATTCTCTCACAAGTTATTCCAACAGTACATAAAACAGCAGATAAATAAGAGTGGTGGTGTTCAGTCGTTATGGAACGTACTAAATATGCTACTCGCTATGGTTCATCATGAAATAATATCTCTACCTAATCCAAGTTGGGTTCCTAACAGAAAGTGGAAGTCAAACGAGACAGCACCTTTGTACTGGACAGAGAAAGAGATATATAAAGTATCAGTGAATAATGCTAGAGCATATGATAATACGGCTGACAAAGAACCATTTAGTGATTATATGCCAGCCAACTTCATCATAAAGCCTACTGCATGGATGGTTGATCCGCCATCATGTAATATTATATTCCCTAGCGAAGTTACTAATGTTGGGTACTCCGAGAACTGGCAGAAGGAAATAACAAGACTTCAGTTAATTCCTAATAGTCCAATATTTAAAGACCCTGAACTCTCCATGTTGTCTGCGTTTTATAAGCCAGATACGTTACAGGAACATGTCAGAGGAGGTGCTGCAAAGAAGATACCTCCAATAGAAATAGTTAACCTTGATGGTAAAGTTATAGGAAAAACAAAAGATAAGTCAACTGTAAGAACATTCAGTTATCTATCAGCAGAAGAGCTTGAAAGGGGTATTGTTCCTGGGTATGCAACTATACTTCCAGGATCAACATCATTTTTGTTGTCTCATGCATACGCTAAGGCTCATAAGACTACTCAGGAAAAAGGAAGTCAGCTATTAGGTAGAGATGTATCTTTTGGTGCAAAGAAAATAAAGGAAGGTATTCTTGGCAAAAAAGACTACAATGTATTCATCTCAAGGCTTGCTGACTTTGAGTACCATAGAAAGAGAGCCTCTGCTACATCGTTTAGTTTATTATTAGCATTCAAGCCAGGCTTAGTACCAGGATTTCCATCTATATTTATAGACGATAGCAATATGGAGCTTGATATTGTTTCTTATGTATCAAGAGTCAACCATATCGTAAATGCTAATGGAAGATGGGAAAGTAATGCAGATTTTTCTTTAGCAAGGAACCTTGATTCAGTAAGTATAAATTTTGATAAAGAAATAAATAACACTAAGCTAACTATACCGACACAACCAAAAGAACCACCTCTTCCAGCATGGTTTGATGAGATATTCACGAGTGGTCAAATTGGCATGCATGTATACTCAAAAATGCTTGGGTGTGCATCTCTGTTGAACACAGCAGCAAACAAAAAAGAGAATGTATCTTTCACTAATCCACTTAATCCAATATCAAATGATCAAGCAAGTGGAAGAGTATCCATAAATAAACCTGGTGCTGATGCTCACTTGGTTGAAAAAAGACAGAGAATCATAAAGGCAGCTAACGATTTACGCAATCAGTATAGAGCAGCACTCTCTTCTGGTAATCATGATATGTTTGTATACAAGAAGACGTTTAGACCTATAGCCACTGAAGAGCAGATAAATAAGATCTTCTACAAAGGTGAGCTAAAAAATGCCTCTTCTTATTACTCTGATAGTGTTGGACCTAATGACATAAGGTTCTCCTATGTAGATGCGCCTATATTCACTGGTTCAAACATAGAGAAGGGAACGGTTCAACCTTCTATAACTAACAACAGCATGAGTAAGACCACCGCATCTTCTGCCAAGCAACCAGTGAAAAAGCAGAAGAAGACCCTACCAGTGAAAGCTGGCAAGGGATCTAAAGCTAGAACTGGCGAGAACTTCCTTCTCCAAGCAAAGACAATGTTTCATAACAAAGACTATGTTTCCGATAATGAAGGCGCTCCAGCAAAAGGTGCTGACTGCTCTGGTGTTACATACTGGACAGCGCAGAATTATTTTGGAGTAAAACTTGCAGGCAGAAGATCTATTGAGATGTACTCTAGATCTCTACAGAGAATATCTGTTGAAGTTGCACTGAATACACCAGGGGCTATAGTGTTCCATTTCAAGGAAGTTAACTTTGCATCTCCAAGATACGGCAGTGTGAAAGGAAGAGAGAAGCATGTTGGGATTTCTGTTGGTGATGGAATAGGTTTTTATGAATCAACGTCACCTAAAGCAAAAATAAGGATAGTAAAGAGAAGAGGCGCTTCTACATACTGGACTCATGCTGGTCTACTTCCAGACTTCATATATACTAATGAGAAAGCAACTGGCCCTGGTTTCACTAGTGCAGCCAAGGGAAATGCCAGAGAAGTTCTCGCTAAGAACTACGAAGATATAAACGCTAGGTTTACTGCCATAAATAAAAACAGATGGAAGATAGCTAGGACTTATCAGTTCGAGCTTGCGTCATCTGTTGGCTTTGAGGGCTGACATGAATACATATATGAATAAACACACTGCTGGTCTTCTTGTGACAGAAGAGGACGGCATAGAGAAGTCTGCAATGTATCTACCTGAAGATACAAGCAAGGGCGCTCTTGTGGTGTGGAGCAGTGACCGCGTAAGCCTTACGCACACAATGAAACTTGCCTCGGAGCTATTCGATGGTGGAAGAGTTGTGTGTGATGAGAACACACGGTTTCTTGGTGACTCCTCTAAGGATTGGGCTTTATGCGAGTTTACTAAGGAAGCTAACGGTAAGTGCATTATTGAAGACAGCATCTATCCTTCCCTAATTAAAACTGCTGCAAGTATGTCTAAAGATGAAGAGATGGAACTCTGGAAGTCGTACAACAAGACTGGTGACAAGAGAGCACTTAGGAAGCTTATGCATTCCTTCACTCCTCTTGTACGAAGCAGGGTTCGTCCTTGGGTCAAGAACTCTCCTCTCCCAAAATCTGCTGTAGAAGCAGAAGGAATGAGACTGCTTAGGCACGGAATAAACACATATAACCCAAACAAGGGTGCGGCACTTAACACTCATGTTTGGCATCAACTGTCTAAGATTCACAGGTATGGGTATAAATATCAGAACGTGGGAAGTATACCTGAACCAAGGGCAGCTAAAGTAGGCGTATATCAGAACGCATACGAACTACTAAAAGATAAAAAGAATCGAGACCCCACAATTCAAGAACTGCGTCAAGAACTTGGATGGAAAATATCTGACCTAAAAGCCATAGATCAGGAGCTAAGACAAGACTTGGTGCTTGATGACAACCTAGGTCCGATAGGTGCAAGCAACACAGACCCAGCAGTTGAAGCTCTTTTTACTACGTATCACAGTGCAACACCGAAGCAGCAACTAGTTATGGAACATACTTTTGATGACTTCGAGGGAAAAGAAACTCTCGATGGAGTGAAGGAAATATCTAATAGACTAGGCATAAGTGAAGCAGAGGTGAGAAAAGAGCACAGGTTTATTGCATCAGAGATAAAAGACATACTGGATGCAGGAAAAGTTATGTACTAAAAAAGTCGCATGTTGCGACTCCCGACAACCTAGAACTTCACGGTTAGGTCTCCGTTGTCTTCCACTGTCACTCTTCCACATGACGAACCTTGCAGACACTCTATACACAATCCGATTATTGGCTTACCGCGTCTCTTCCGATCTCTCAGCCATGTTATTGCGAATTCGATAACACCCCCACTATATTCTTTATCCACCAAAAGAACTGATTTCTTTCCAGTCATTCCGACCATCGTGTGTATCTCAGCACCGTGTATATTTACTTTACAAACATGTCTTGTGCTTCTAATCGGTTTGTTTGACTTGTCGCCCATAATATTCACCTCTGATATATGACTTGTTATTGTTTAGTCCAGAATAATTAGTAGAGGAGATGGACTAGTTCTTCCTCTATTAATTTTATACCCATATACGTGTTACTATACTGTGAATTACTCACCTGAAACAAGCCATGCGTAAGCCTTACGCAGAGAGGATTCTTATGTCAGGAAAGATAACTGTGTTCACCGGACCTATGTTCTCAGAGAAAACCACACATCTACTATCTGCGTACAGAAGATCGGTTCGTGGCAACAGGACCGTGCTAGTTATCAAACCTAGGATAGATCGCAGATATGATCCAGAGAAGATTATCTCGCATAATGGAGAGGAGGTTCTGGCTAGACTTGTGGATAAGGCAGAGGGAATCTATGATATATTTGGCTCCATGAAGTATGGCATAAAGGATGTATTCATAGATGAAGCCCAGTTCATACCCAATCTGTCAGAAGTTCTCGTATGGCTATCAAGAACAGGCTCTAACGTCTACGTCTCGATGTTAGACCTGAAGAGCGACGGAAAACCATTTGAGACTTCATCAGATGTATTCGCTGTAGCAGACAAGATTGTTAAGCTCACTGCTGTATGCACAAGATGTAACTCGGATGCCACAAGAAGCTTTAGGAAAAACCCAGAAGACAAAGGCGATATAGTTCTAGGAGGAAAAGGAGAGTACGAAGCCATGTGCCTTGACTGCTTCTCAAAAAACATGAGTGAACAATAATAAAAAAAAGGGTACAAGATATATAGATGATGTGTTATAGTGTATATAGTTTCAGTTTCTTGGCTACCTCAGTGGGTTAATTGCCACTGAAGACTTTATTGTCTTTTTCTCCGCTTGAAGCGTTTGCGATACGAACGTATAGGAGGACGGTCTCTAGCAAGTGTAGGTAAGAAACCAGGAAGAATGTCAGGTCTAAAGTTCGACTCGCGAGCGCAGATCTGGCAAACCATCCTGGTCAGATTCAGCAGAACTAAGCTATCCTGGTTGAAAACCTGGCGAACCTGGCACCAAAAGATTAACTCGGCAGAAACGTTGAGAAATAACCTTTTTGATACAAACCAGGGGCCAGAGCATTTTCAATGGAATAGTCGATTGACCATAGGAGTGGTTAGTACACAGGTTGGGGCAGAAAATGATCATAAGTAAGGCTCTTTGTAAAGAAAGAACTAGTTTATAACCATACTGCCGGACACACAAAATAGAGAATCGACGCAAAGAACTGAACACATCTAGTTGACATATCTAAAGTTCTGGCTTCATTCTGAAGTTACGCTTTATGTAGATGTAAAGTTTGAGTGACATCTACACTTTTGCCAGGATATGTTAACTTTTCTTTCTTCAACCAGCTAGCGATAGTTGGATTAAGAACCAAGTGAGGATTCACCTCGCCTTTCTTGGTTCTTTTTAAATATGCGGCAGTTGTGAGATTCTGCCATGCCAATAAAGAATCTATGATGTGGGATGTTTGCTTACATCTTGCTAAGTTTTTTTACTGGCAATAGATACTAGTACCGACAAACAAAGCAGTTGTCGAGGACGTATTGAATAAATCTCACTATAGCTATACAGCATGATTCTGGTTCATGCGCCCTCCATTGGGAGGGAGATACTGGTTCAAGTCCGGCGAGGCTATAGTTTGGAAGGGTAGCATAATGGTTATGCGCCATACGGTACTTGCAAAGTCCCAGTGCATGGAGATGCAGGTTCAAATCCTGCCCTTACCACACCTAAGTAAGTATGATATAACCTCACCCAGTACGCGGATGAACACAACGTGAGTCTTCTTGGTTCGTCATACTTGCTTTTTTTTAGGAGAAACACATGTCTGATGGAATGCGTAAGCCTTACGCAAGCACAACATACTTCTTTAATCCTGAAAACCGAGAGAAATATGAAAGCCAGGTAGTTAGAGAACAAGAAACTATGTCTAACTTCATAGGTAGCAAAGTGGAAAATTCTAAGAAAAAAGAAATGATTAACGGAAGCGAGTTTGAATATTTCGAGGGTGGTGAGCGCAACTCCAGTAGTGTGTGGCTAGATAAGATTTGCAAGACTAATCATTCAGATGCAGACATTGCAAGGATGCAAAACTTAACCACTACCACACTTAACTACGCAAGCATGGTGTCAATGCATAGTCTCGGTCTAGTTAGTAGTGAAAAACTAAATGAATCCCACAGAGAGTTAATGGTTCAGGTTCTTAGATTTAAAACTTCAACTGAAACTAAGTCTATGGGCATGCAGGCATGGAAAGGCTCGCCACTTATAGACACTATATCAATAGGCAACAAGTTCGGCATAGGTGTTCCTTGGGGATACACTGGCGACGAAGTAAAAGAAATGTTGGCTAAATCATTAAGAAAGAAAGATCCTGTAAAAGAATTCTTTATTAATGATTGGTGGAGACTTGGCAAAAGAGAGGAGTCTCTGTTTATAAAAGGTGCTGATAATGATAAAGACCTTTTGTGCTGGAAAGCATGGGAGGATATTTCTTATATAGATCCGTATCCAAAACCTCACTACAAGTTATCAATAGATGCGCATGCATCTGGTAAACTTCCTTCTTTACATAATGAATCTATGTTTTACAACGAAATGCTCGGTGTTCCCCCTGAAGAAGATGAGAGACACCCAAGGCCAGGTGTTAATCCAAATCATAAATCCATACTAAACATAAGATGCGCAAATAGAATGAAGATATACTAACACACACACCCCTCCTTTTACTAAGTAAGATACATGTGGTACAATATCTATATATTTTTTAGATAACACTACACGTAAGGCTTACGCATGCCATCAAAAACAATATCATGCCCAGGATTAGAAGTATACGCAACTAGAGAGATTTTGCGACTAAGTAGTTCAATAACCAGAACTGTTAGGGGCTTAGATCCATCTTCTGCTATAGATGCGTTAAAAGAAGCCGTCACTGATGACATCATAGGGAATGCATCAAAGTTAGCTAAGGCTGCATCTGAAGGAATAGGAAGCGAGTTCACACAACAATTAATAAGAGGTGCTGTAGTAGAAATACTAGACAGCATATCTAGTACGTTTCCTGGCACAAGAGAAACCGTAGATAAGATAAAAAACTTTACCGATATATCATTCAGTATGATCCAGCTAGTTATACAACTAACTGACAAAAGCCCACTTATGTTTGCATCTAATGCAAAGAAAGCCTACTATTCTGCTGTAGCTGCTAGAAAAGAACTAATATCAAAACTATCACTAGGTATAGAGTCTATGATAGAGACAGGCAGAAAGCTACAGAAAGATGGGCCTGTTGCTCCACGAATAAGTCTAACAATAAGCACAGCCATAACTAACCTGACGGATGCAGCACTAAGTATAGACACAGCAAGGGCTGCTGCATTCAGAAAAAAAATAGATATGAACAGTGTAACCAATGCAAGGGCATCTCTAAAGAAAGCACTGAATGCACTATCTCCATTAGATGCGGTAATGGGTGGATTTGCTATAACTAATAATGATGAGTTGTCAGAAGCTATTTTGTCCAAAATTCCAGAAGATGACATTATTAATAAGATAAATGCTGCAAGTGGCATTAATAGTTTTGATTTTAGTGATAGTGCAGTTGAAGAGTTGCTATCTATAGGAATGAGTCAACCAATAAAAGCAGCCTTTCTGCTATTAAAGAATGTTCCGAAGGTTAAAGATCCGCTTCAGATACTTCTATCAAAGATGAATCTTAAGATGATAGAAGTTACTGATTTAATACGACTGATAGGAGTGGAGTCTATAAATGTATCCCAGGCATTGATAAACTATCAGGCCGTGAAGAAATTCATGGAACAACCATTATCGGCAGAAACTAACAGATCTCAGTTCTTCCAAAGAATACTAACAACTCTTAAGTCAAGAGTAGATAAACTGGTGGTAAAGCTAGCTACCTACCAGGAAATACTGCTAGTTCCAACTAGGCCAAGCGATAACTCAATAGAACACATAGATGTTGGAAAATGGATGGGTGATATAGCCTCCATGATGGCTACACTCAACATTATTACGAGAGACATGTATCAAGAAAAGAAAACTAATGAAAGCCCTGTCAGTAGTGTATTCTATACTGCATATGAAAGATCATTAAAGTCACTCAAGGACAGTCACTATAAATGGGGAGATCTTGACACCACTGCTTCAACTATAGATTTAATCTCTGGTGGAATAAGTTCTGACATTGGATTTGTAGCTGGAATAAATAGTGCAAGCAGAGCTATAAAGTTAGTCCTAGCACTTCCAGGATCAAAGAGTTCAGAAGACATGACCAGATTGCTAACAGATGCAGATACAGAACTAAAAAGCTTTAAAATAAGTATTTCTTCTTTAGAAGGATACGAGGCTGATATAAACTCCCACCTATTAAAGTTCAGTCCAGAGCCAGAGTTTGCAGGAAGAATGGAGTCTCTGTTCAAGATGATAAACTTAGCTGGATTCGACAAGATGTTTGATGATCTAAACGTAGGAGATATAACGTCTGTACTTAGTGCGACACCAGAGATAGCATCTTACATTGGTTTAGCAGCAGCATGTGTAAGAAACCTTGCTGCTAATGCTGCCAATGAAGTAGAGAGAGCTAAGTACTACGATACATCAATAGAGTTATCTAGAAAAGAGAGAACAAGGTTCTTGGGTAAGGTGAGTATATCAAACAGGTCTGTTCAGGCTGTAAAGAACCTTACAAAAAGAATATTAGATATAGAGCATATGATTAGAAGTTTACTTAGCAATCCAGCTTCAGGCGTGGGTATGAACATATGACAATTGATATAGAGTTCTTGACCCCAAAGGTCAAAGCAGATGCCGGAGTAAATGACGACGGTATGTACATAAGTGAGAACAGCTACTTCATTGAAGCAGGCATGGGAAATAACCCTAGAAAGATAACTAAGTATACTCTTCTTGTTCAGAAGTGGCTTAGTACATTCATGACTAATCCTGGATCTGATATAACCGATCTAGATTATGGTGGTGGTGGAATACAGTTAATGGATGAGTCTTTCTCCGAAGAGAACTTGGGAGATCTGAGAAATAAACTTAACATAGCTGTATCGAAAACAAACAAAGACATCTCTACTTCTCAACTAGAAGAAGGCATCGAAGATCCAGACGAAATGCTTGATAGTGCTAGACTATCTAAGCTAAATATAGTATCTGCTGATGCAATAGAGGTTGAGTTTGTTATTGTTAGCATGTCTGGGAACACCTCATCAGTTATGGTTCCAATAATGAGTGCGTAAGCCTTACGCAATAGGAAATAATCATGCCAATAGAATTTAGATCAATAGAATTTCTAAAGAGCACAGTCAGAGAGTTCAATCCGCGTATAGCTACTGGTAAGGGAACAGGAATGCACGACTTAGTGTTTGTTCCTAACGCTAATATATACGATGCATATCTATTTGACCTTGAAGGGGCTTTCGGTGATGGCTCTGGAATGGATCAGTACGATGTTATATCCGAAGAGAGAATGGATGCTTTAGCAGCCAACCTACTCATACCTAGAATAGAAGGTTCTACTGGTGCTCAATCAGCAAGGATGTTAGTAGATACACTTCAGGATTACACTCTTGGAGAAGGTGAACTTCTTGTAGAGGATGAAGATGGGAACCTATGGGAGAACTCAGCACTCATAGATGTGCCAGAGAACACGCTTACCACCCAGAGAGATGGAATCTTCTACTACTTTGATGCAGAGTTTGTATCTCAAGAGAAAGAGAAGGAACTTAAGAAGATTGTGTCTATCCAAGAGAGTACTATCTTTGCTGGATATATATCGGTCACAGGTGATGAGTCATCAATAGTTGATGGTGTCACAAGAGAGACAAACAAAGAGCTTTATTTAAGAATAAACGAAGCAGTTGCAGCAAGAGACCTCACAACCAACAGAGGTATCAAAACAGTACTCCCAACTAACTTTCCTGGCACAGTAACAGAGATTCAGCCCATAGGCATGGGTGATCCAGAGATGATGAGGGATATACTTACTGACTTCAACGGAAATAAGATAAACCTACATCTTGGTGGCTACACAGATATACACCTCAAGACTCCATCTCTACAAGAGAAAGAAGCGGATATACTGGCTCTTGAAATAGATACGGATAGAGAGCAATCTAGAACATCTTCTAGAAAGCTAAATGGGACCACTCCTGTTTATATAGGTAGGGCACCAATAGTCACAGTTACTTCAGTAACTACTTCTGGTGGACTTCTTTTAGACCCAGCAGACTATGTTATCGATAAAACTTTAGGAACAATCGTAAGCACAACAGGATCAAACGAAAGCGCACTAATTTATTATACGTACAATCCTATAGCAATAGATATAGCTAGAATACCAGTTGCAGGAAGAGAAGATCACACTATAACAGACTTAGTGTTTGTGAACGTGATTAGTGTAGAAGAACTCGATCCAGCAACAGGAGAACCAATTGGAAATATCCTTACTAGAAATGGTGGATACGGACAGGCGGCATATGGTATGGGTGGTTATGGTAGAGGGGAGGATGGAGACTGGGAGTTTAAAGTTGACAACCCACATAATAGATACTCCATGCTAGAGAAGAGCTATATAGAGTTTGCTCCTATACACGTAGGTAAAGACGTTAGGGTCACGTTCCACGCTGTCCCCGCTATAGAATCTATACATGATTTCTGTAGAGATGGAGATGAGAGAACTAACTCAGCAGATATTCTTCCAAGACTATTCGTTCCTATGTTTATATCTGGAGCTATCGAAGTCGAGACAGCAAAGTCAAACTCAAGCGCACCTGATGCAGATGCAGTAGTAGCATTGATAGAGAAGTTTGTAAGAGATTATGATGGCAACAATTTCGAGCTAGAGCTTGTAATGAAGTATCTGTTTGACAATGGTGTGTATGGAATGAACAAATGTTTTGAGTGGAGTGGTGAGCTACATCATATGAACGGAACTGTTCAGGTGATAAAGAGCAAAGAAACCATATCAATACCGGATGTTGCACTTCCAAAAGATACAGACAAGCCAGTGTCTCCTAGAACTGTGCGGTTTCATCCAGGTACATTCAATGTAACCGCGACCGTAAGAACAGACAAGTAATGCGTAAGGCTTACGCAAGCGGAGTTTCTAATGGAATTACGAATAGAGAAAGATGCGTCAGAGATAAAAATACGGAAAGCTCTGTTTGACATATTTGATATACCACTGGGCAGTACGCATGTTGAGTTCTCTGGAGATATAAGTTTTGTTGAGAATTCTGTTCAGCTTCTAGATGCAAGAATAAAAGCCATCTCTCCGTATCCATCAGCAAAAATGACTGGGTATATGGTTTTGTCAGATGGTGACGGAACAAAGATAGTAAACTCAAACCCAATTTATCAGTCAATGCATGTGCTAGGCAATGGCTCCACTTTCGTAGTTGGTCCAGATGTTTACCTTGAGCCAGGGTGTAATAGCCTGGTTTCTGAATCAATAATAGGTGACTATGTATTCATATCTACAACCACCAAGTCGAAGATAATAGGTGTAGATAAAACAACATCAACCTATAGATACCTTCTTGACACATCGATAGTCATAAATCCAGGCGATGACTTCTGGTTCAACAAGAAATTCTCCACTGGAGAGACCACACCCGACTCTATCTCACTTATTACAATCCCTATCGTAGCTCCAGAGAGACCCACAGCCCTTATGGATGTTAGAGATTTCTGGAAAGGAATACGTGATGTCTGGGATATTGTTGGCTCGGAAGATAAAGAGCAGATAGAGAGAGCATGGATGGGTAATGTTCATACAGCAGGCAATCTGATGCAAAGACTGTATGAACTAGATGCGTACCAGAACGTATTCGACTCTCTCATATATAGAAAAGAAACATGGGCTACTGTCACATCTGGATACAGAAAGTATATAGCTACTGGTGAAGTATCTTCTTCTGATCCTACTAGTATGGTTGATAACACTAGAAGACCTTTCCTTGATTCTGTAACAGATGGGTATGGATCTAGTAATACAGATGTTGACTCAAACCTGACTATAGATGGAAGATTCTATAACATAGCAGCGGTAAATAGTATTAAGTCAGTTGAGCTTGACTTAGCCAGCCTAGGTTCTGCAAAAGGTCTCACTTATTCAATAGGTGGAGAACTTAACAGCGACCTATCTTCTAAGTATAAATTCAAAGATTATGCCAGAAGATCCAAGGCTGTGATACTTGATAGTGAAAAGATAGTTGACTTAGGCGCTATAAACATTGAGTCTGTGAAGGTAGATGCACTTCCATTAGGAGGAAGAGTAAGAGCAGTTAACAGTGGTGTTGCTGATGGAATAACAAAGTTAGCATTCCCGACAAGATTGTATTCATCGATACGTAAGTTCACTAGGTCTAACCTTGGGACAAATGTTGACGTCGGTGGAGCAAAATACAGAGTGAGAAGCGTTAGCGCAGATGGAGACTATCTTGATCTATATTCTGCTTCGTTCACTGATGCAGTTGGCCTAGAGTATGAATTTGTTCAGGGCGACTACAGTGATTGGTTTAACGGAAAGACTGTAGCTGCAAGCAATCTGTTTGAAGAAGTTAGTGTTGAGACTCCGTTCGTAGCAGAAGACGTTGGAAGAAAGATATTTGTATCCAGTGGTACTGATTCTGGTCAGTACACAATAACTGAGTTCGTATCTAGCAATTCTGTAAGACTCAATAAAACTCTTACGACATCAAACACATCTCTTACTTGGCTTATGCCATCTGATCTAGTTGTCGATCTTACTACTGGTATGTGTAAGAGAATTCCATTCGGAATGATAGCTGATTGTTCACAGATGACAATATCGTATGCTGTCAAAGTTCTATACAGAGTAAAGGTCGGTGTTGAGACAGTAGAATTACCAGTACTACAAGAGACAGTTGAGCAAGCAACAGATGAAGCTTACGACTACGTATCACTGACTAACTACGATGAACTATTCTTGGGTCACAAGTCTTTGCTGACTTTAGAACTAGTAACTGACTCAGGCGTAAGCCTTACGCAAGGTACTGATTATACGGTTGATATGGATAGTGGAGTTGCGGTAATACCTCCATCAGCAAAGATAGCTGCTGGTGGTAAGTTTATTGCAGAGATGACATACAAGCCAACTTACCTAGAAGAAGGCATAGGTTTCTTTTTAGAAGAGGATGGATATATATACTTCAGAGAGAACCCAAGAGTCAATCTATGGGCACCAGAAGTATATATAAATAAAGAAGATCCATACAAGCAGTTTGGTAGCCTTATAAACTTCTATCAAGAGAATTCATCCGTCTATTACCTATCGCTGCTATCACTGTGGATCACATACTGGACAGGACCGAAGCCAAGCCTTATCGAAAGAGGCGTCAATATACTCATGGGTCTTCCGTTTGCCTTTACAGAGGGCACTGTCACCTCAGTTTCTTTAAGAAGAATAGAGCTAGGGAGCAGATGGGTAGTAGCTGTTACAGATGCAGATGGAAACATAGAGCAGTACCAGCTACCAAATGGACTAGATCCATATGTATCTATTGGTGAGAAAGTCGAAAAGTTTGGAATACTATCTGGATTCAGGTCTGAATATACATCTTCTGGTTCGACAATAGGAAGATCGTTCTTCGATAGAGATAGTGCTCCTTTCGACAAGAATGCAGTTGGTGGAAAAATACACATACCCGTTGGTGTAAATGCTGGCACATATAGCATCACTCAGTTTGAGAAGGACTTTCATGTAGTTCTAAATGGAGACTTGAATGATGAATCGAGTATCAGTTATGTAGCTATAGTTTCTGCTGTCAGATTGTTTGACATGACAAGTCAGCCAGATTTCATCAGAGACAACATGAGCGAGACCGCACTTGCTAAATACTACACAGAAAACACAACTGCTACAAACAGAGAGCTTGCTAAGTCTCTTCTAAGAAGGCACTTGTTTTTGTGTCAAATATCATCAGAAGCATTTAATAATCTTCCTGACATAAACCAAATATCTCAATTCCTGAGAGATGTTAGCCCTGAGTATACTGATTTCATATTGCAGATAATAGTTGACCAAGAAGATGAGTTTAGCATCACTGATGAAGGCGGCTATGTATCTAGTTTTATAATGGATTTGACTAGTACGATCTCATGGTGGGCATCACTACTCCCATCTTCAGCCGATCCTTTCACTAGTGTTGTATCAAACCATTCCTATCCCTCATCTAAAGACGGGGAGACATCTGCTGTATTAACATTGGATGACACAGAGAACTCACCATTTACTGCTGGTGATGTAGGCTCATACATATGGGTTGGCGGTGCGTGGAGATTTTATAAGGGTGGTTCGGTATCTACAGTCAGCCCTAACTCGTTCTATGCTGCAACTGCATACGGTCCATTCTCTGCAACAGACGTAGGCAAGCAGTTAAATATACCTCAGTTGAATATTAACACAAAGATAACAGCATATATAGGCACTCATGAGGTTGAAGTAGAAGATTCCATAGGATTGTTAGCTGTTGGATTGGAATTTGAAATAAGCCACGAAGATAGCCAAGGTGTGTATGAAATCACATCCTTCGTGTCTACAAGTTCGATTGGAATTTCTAGCACTATCACAGCAGGAAAAGGAATTCTTTACTCAAAGCTCAGACCAGAGTATAGTCTAGATGAAGAAGCAATTAGCATATATGAATCAGGTGAGGTAAAAGTGTACGATTCGCTTAGGGTATTGCTAGAAACAATAACTTTCTAGACTGCGTAAGCCTTACGCATAACAACACTACACATAATAATACTGCTACTTGCCCTATCTTCCACAGTGTGATAAAATATCCTCAAACATACAAAGAGGATATAAATAATGCTCAACTGGCTGAAATCGAAACTAGGCATACCAAAAGAACAACCACTAAAATTAGAAGATGAGGTCGGGATTCACGGAAAGGTAGAAATACATGTACGTGACAAAGACGGCAAGCTTATTTTTGAGGAGAAAGATGATAACGTAGTCCTTACCCAAGGTAAGTACGAAATCATGAAGATGCTCAGAAACAATGCTGCTAGAGAAATACTAGGCACACCAAGATCTATATGTAGACTTGTGGTTGGTGATGGTGGCTGTCCATCTAGCGATCTGTTCACACCAAAGACTCTTGATAAATCAAGAACTGCCCTGTTCTATCCTGTGCATATCAAGGACATCACATCCTCATCTCATCCAACTGGAGATGCTCTTGAGATAATCGTTGATATTCTCAGTGATGATCTTATTGTAGGAGACTTCAACCCCGCCAATGCTGGTGAATACCTAAATGAAGCCGCTCTTGTCTCAAGTATCCCAGGAACATATGTAGCTGGCAAACCAGGAGATCCTGGTGTTGATAGTGCATCAGAAGTAGAGATAACACACAAGACGTTCAAGTCATTCCCCTTTACACCAGGGCAGACTATCACAGCTACTATAAAATGGACCCTGTTTATAGTTCTTTAAAATTCATGCGTAAGCCTTACGCAAAACAATACAGAGGATAAGTATGTCAACTCTAACACCAGGCGATCTTAAACTAGTAAAGCCAGATAATGGAGATTTTGTTGATGGGTGGGATGTTCCAGAAAACGCAAACAAAGAAGTAATTGATACATCCGTCTCATACGCAATGAGATCTATTAATAACGCTTCTGGTTCCCTTACTAATACTGTTGCGACAGATATACCAGCAGGAGTTATTGGTTCGGCTGATGCGCTACAGAAAAGAATGGATTTGATGTCTGATGCTGATGGTACACTAAAGCCACAGCCCGAGATCACTTTAGCTAACTTTTCTCGACTAACTGGTGAATCACAGGGAGTCTTCGAGTTGTTTACACGACTTGAGCAGTACATCTACTGGGCATCACAAGGACAAGTTGACACAGGCACAAGCCAGAGAGATAGACTCCAGAAAGAGCTAGCAAGAAGAGGTCTCACAAAAAGAAACTCTATCATCACAACTGGTGATACTGTATCTGTTGCGGCCGCAATACCAACATTCAGCCCTTCCTCAATAGCAGAATTTAATATTGACGGAAAAATATATAACATACGTAAGGCTACAGGATCTAGCACTGGGGCTATGGCTGGTAAGCAGACAGCCTTCCTGTATGTTGAGCCAGGTGGAGCAACAGAAACAGATTTATACACTGGTGTTGATGGAGTTATGGCTAAGTCGGGCGCTCCTGTTGGCGCATGGAACACCCTTACTTCTGCTACTGTAGGTGCGTTTACTGACGCTAAGGTAGGAGACATAGTAAGGATAGCTGCGAATACATCCTATACTCCATTCGATATTGGTGGAGACTATATAGTAGAAGCAGTTGGAGCAGCAGACGTAAGAATAATTGGTGGGCTTCCTATTAGCGCAGCCTATGCGTCATCCGTTGTCGGCCTCAACTTCACTATTATAAATCCGTTCGCCGCAAAACTGTCCCACCAGTCAGTTACAGTGGTCGGAACAGAATACTTTGAAGTATGTCCAGATCCAGCAGCATCAAGTGGAAGAGCTTACATTGGTGAAGTTCAATGGAATGGAGCAGCCACAGTAATAACTCCGTTCGCATACAGAGCTAATGGAGAATATAACAGCGGGTGGACAGCAGCACCAGCAATAGCTGGAACAAATCCTGCTTCGGTAGCTGCAACAAACCACATGGTTGGTGTTGGTTTTATGCCTACTCATGTCGGTGGAGATAAAGCTGCCACACCTATGAAGACTAGAGTTTTCACTGCAAGAAAGAATGCAGTGGGGCATATCTATGATGTCCAAGAGCTTCCTTTTGAGCAAAGACTTGGTGGAACAACTGTTGCGCCAGCAGGAGTAAGTGGATGGTTTGGCTATGTGACCAGACAGTCTATTGAAATTGTATATGGAGCCAAGCTTCCTGTTGCTGGTGGCTATGCATACCAAAGAAAAGCTCAGGGAACCACATTTCCAAATGATCATAACATAGATGCGTCGTATGAAGCTGTCCAGGCAAATAGCGTGTATAGAATCGTAGTCGAAAGAGATGCGTAGACACAATCCTAACCAGGACGCGTAAGCCTTACGCAAGGATAATAGATGGGTATCACAAAACACTTGAAAATGAATTCACCGTATATCTCGTCTGAGATAAATACTGCATTCAAGAAGGTATTCGGTGTAAGCACCGGAAGAATACTTAACGGTCTTGAGATCACTGAGAATGGACCAGTAGTAAATTTAACTGGAAGAGGAAAGCCAATACTGTCTGCCGGAGAAGCAATAAGGTTTGAAGATTTATCTTCTCCTGGATTTCTAGCTAGCTCTATAAAAAATAACTGGTTTGTTGTTGGTGGAAATCAACTGATATTTAGCGGGATAGATCAAGAGAAAAGAAGAAACTTTCTTGGTGGTTCCGTTCTTGCTGTTGCTCCTACTACATTCACCGATACAGTAAATAGTCCGTTTGCGGCTACAGATGTAGGTAAATGGATCACTGTATATAAAGGAGCTAATGCTAACGCCTTCAAGATAACGGCATATATAAATATATCGTCTGTTACAATAGCTGCGGCCACATTTGTTAATCAATCAAGCATTCTGTATAGCATACCAGAGGCAAGAGATAACTGGGGAATCTACAGAGTTAATGCTGGAATAAGCGCAACAGTTCTTGAGATATACAGCACTAAAAAGTTTGTTACATTAGCCGCTGGTCAAGAAGAACTTGAATACGCAGAGTATTCTCCTCCTAATGTTGAGGTATCACCAGGAAACTTTAGCTGTAACGGTATAAAGGTTTCAGTTAATACAACTCAGACTATTGATTACCCAGTTGATGTTTTATACGCAAACCCTCCTCCTCTGTATCTTTATGCAGAAACGCAAGATGACAGAGAAGACAGCCCAACAAACATCAAAATATCTGTTGGTCAAGTATCAGCAAGAAATGCTGTAGTGCTAGCAGTAAAATATATGAGCTACGGAAGGCATCTCACTGGATGGATGAGCGCATCATCTTTCACGGCAGAGTCTATCAGGGGTAGTGTTGACGATGTTTCTTCTGCAATAGGTAAAGGTGGGTGTTATTCAAATGGCCTAGACTACTTTGTAGACATGGCTAAGTATCCACCAGAACTAGTAGTTAAATCTCCAAAAAGAATTGATGGTGGAGAAGAAAGAAAACCACTGCTCGTTAGTGCTAATTCAACAACAATAGTTGACACAGTTCCATCATTCGAGTTACTTAGAGTTCCTCTGAATAATCCTGTTCTTGGTGAAAGAATAGACAAGTTATTCATCACCTCAAGGACTACTAAGGAAGAAGTTCTCGACGGCTTAGAAGGAGTTGTTTCTCCAAACAAGCCAATAGGCGAAGTTGCACTGAAATATAGACTAGGTGTATCTAGCGCACTGGGATACAGGACAACTGATCCTAGCTCTGGGAGAACAATACCAGAGGCGTCGCCAGTACTGTCACTTGCAGTTAATTCAGGTATTGATATAAACAGTACTGTTTCTAATAATCTAGGTGTTACTGTGAAGGCTTTCGCAGACCTAAATGTCATAGCGCCATTTTCAAATGCAGGAATAAGATTCTACGCAAACTCTTCTCAGTACGGACAGCATGGTGACTATACTTCTTCTATAGCTCCACAAAATACTGGAGTCAAAGAGCTAGTTTCAGCCACAGATATACATGGAACATTCCACTTTGCATGGATTGAGACTGAATCTGGAGTTAATAAAGTTTGGTATTGCAGGCTAGATGCTTTCGGAAACACGCAGATAACCGCTCCTGTAAGAATCTCAGATACTAATTCCAGAGACTTATCTATCTGCGTAAGCCTTACGCAGCAAGTAAGTCTAGTGTTTATCGACATAGCTACCGACTTGGTTAGAACAGTACGATTTGTCGGACATGCAGCAGGTGGTGTTTCATCTATCATAGCTGAAGCAAATTTAGATGCAACTCCATCTCAAAGATGCTCCATTCAATGCACGTATGAGACAGAAAGATATTTCTATTTCAGAACACCACTGGGTGGTGGAGCGATGGATGTTACATGTAAGGCGTCCGATTCAACTACTCTAGTAAATCCTACTGTGTATGGAGAGTCTAACATAGGTGTTCTATCTAATGTTTCTATGACATCTAAGATAGTTAGCGTAAGAACAGAGGATGATGAAATACTTGCTTTTACAGCAGCCAAGGTGTATACAGCAGATGATAACTGGTACTCTGTGTTTGGAGTCAAAGTATCAGATATTGCTGCAATAAATGAAGGATGGATCGCAGCAACAGAGGGCAAGGTCACAGACGTACTAGACTTGACAGATGTTATAGCTCTTCAGGACGGTAGAGTAATTGTCTTAGGAACAAATGGAACCAGCGTGTTCGCAAACATGCTATCTAAGTCATTACAATCTATGTCAAACTCAAGATTTGCTCTTGGTGTGGCTGATTCATACACTGCAATATCTGGAACACATGTGTATCCATCTGGTGAAGTTATTATTCAGGCTACAGCATTCAATGGTGGAGCTTACGACACTGTATTCTCTAATCTTGAAATATCACTCGAAGGCAACATGCCTGAAACACCGAATGGTATTAGTCCAGATGTGTTTAGTGGATCCAAAGAGTTTCTTTTAGCAGAGATAAAGGTTCTTTCTGGAGCTATACCAGACTACCCAGGATTAGGACTTCACATAGCGACAGATGCAACACCTGCCGGACCATCTGTGCTATCTTCTGTTTCTGCTAGCGCGATAGGAATGAGAGATGGATCTAGAATAGCAACAACAGTAGCCACTGCTGCTGGCATGTCTGTTGGCATGATGTCAACTAAGCCAAACGTATCAGCCATAATGCTGCTAGATGATGTTGAATCTGATGGATTCGATGACACTATTGATCCACTATCCGTTATGACAGTATATAGTAGTTTAGATAATTCCAACTGGATACTAAGAGCAGTTAGGGATGTTTACAGAGTTAATGGAAACACTATCATTAAGATGGTATCGTCAACAACTGATGAATACATAAAAGTATACTTCTCTGCACAGTTATTGATTCCTTACGAAGCATCTGATGGTAGCGATTCATTTGCTATGAGTATCGGTGAAGTGCGCTTATTTGAGACATCTCCAGGTGATACGTCTAGTGCAACCAGTGAAAACTCAGTATCAGTTCCAGGCTTAGTAGAGATTTCTCAGAAGAATCTACCAGATTCTAAAGATATATATGTTGGTGATGGTTATCAGTCTTTTGGGGAATACTCTGGGTTTGAAGGAATACAGAAGGCAGTAAGTAGATCTCTGTCTATGTCTCTTAATTCGTATGACAAGAATGTATTCCCAGAGAGCAATAGAAAAGTTGTTGTTGGACCTGGATTATACATAGTATCTTCATCACTTAATTTTCCTGGTGGAACCAACATAGAGTTTATGCCTGGAGCTATACTTGTAGACGAAAGGACTAGTGATTCTGGATTATCCTACCTTTGCTACTCTACTGGCGTGTATGGAACATTCAATGTCTATGAGAAAACAAGGCAAGTTTATCTAAGCGAAAATTGTCAAATGAAGGGCATTAAGGTCGGTAGTTCAGTGAGGGTAGTTGGACCAACAACTAGAACCGAAACATTCGTTTCTCGCATAAGTAAAGGTGGAAGAATACTTCATCTTGCAGACATCATTCCTGAATCTTCAGCAGCAACAGACATAACAGTATACAATGCTGGTGTAAGAATTGATGGGATGAAGGCTAGAGTTCTAAAGAACCATATTAATGTTGCAGCTATATCTCTTATGAGCTTTAATCAATTGTCTGAATTAGTACTTAACAATGTTGAGGTAACTGATCGCACTCCTATCTCTGTGAATACATATACAGTCCTTGAGGCATACATGTGTAAGAAGGTTAGGCTTGATGACATTGATATTGGCTCTATTGGTGCTGACGCTGCTATTCATATCAATATATGCGAATCTGTGTCTGGTGGATCTGTAAGATGTTCATGTCTGAATACTGGATTCAAAATGAACGATGTCTCAGACTTTAGAGGGTTCTCTTCTCTTGTATCAAGAGGTAATCCCTCTGTTCCAGGTGGAGACATGACTATATCATCTGTAACTGGGGATAACCCATTTGGTAGATTCTCAATAAATCCAAGCAGCACAAGAGCGGGACTTTTACTATCTGGCGTTTCTGTAGGATTCGATGAGTTTATAAATATGGATGTTCACAGAGAGGGCTTGATAAGTCTGCTAAACAATGGTATATATGAACAACTACTTGCTATGGTGACATCAGAAGTTCAAGCTATAAACTCTTCTCCACTTATTAACCTACCTAGTGGATGGGTTGATGGTTTCGTCAATAGTTCTATCATAGATGCCTTGGAATCTCACTAAATCTATTGCGTAAGCCTTACGCACATGGAACTTTCGCGTAAGGCTTACGCAATAATACGGAGACAATAAATGCCTACTTATCAACATGATGGATCTGCTCTAAAAGTAGAGAGGTTTAAGGCTCTAGATGCATCAACACTGTCATTTCCATCATCAGAGTCAGTAATAAAAAGAATAGCTCCAACAATTGACCCTTTGTCATATACATCCCTCAGAGGAAGAATAACTACTCCTGCTGAAGTAAAAGATTTATTTGGAACAAGACCGACAAATACAATTGGAGAAGATGAAATCTCCCTCTTAGATTACAGTGTTCTAGGAGCACCAAATGGAGTATCTGCTACAGCTAGCGGAGTCATGCAATCATTCATTACTTCTTCTGGTGGACCAGAGACACTCCAGGAAGTTTTAGATGTACATGCAGTTGGCTCATACGTGTATGTCTTGTATGCATATACAGACTCAGGTTCCGGATGGCACTATTTGAAGATTGCTCAGTTCGATCAGTTTGGAGCATTATTTAATACTGGTGTAGTAGCATACAATGCAACATGGAACTTTCAGGCATCGTCTGGAACTGGTGCTTCATACGATACTTATAGAAAAAAGACAGCAAAGATATGTAGTGATGCTGGTGATGCTGGATTCCTGTATGTATCCTTTGTCCAACAAGTTGACGCAGCGTATTCACCGGCATTCACTGGTGGTGCTAATTTTGATCAGGGAATAATTACTGCACGTCACAATAAAAGTGACCTACTTCCTGACGGCACAGTTCCTTCACTTGAGATGTGGGTTCCATCAACAGCGTACCTTCTTGGCGAAACATGGTGTGTTCTAGGTTCTGCTGGTAAAGTTCATATATGCGCTACTAGATACGATACTGCTGCTGGTAATTGGGAAATATTTGGAATGGATTTTGTTGTGGCATTCCCCCTTACTATAGTCACAGGAGTTGTAAAGACTTCTGCTGCGGGGGATATTATTGGTATCCCTCAAATCCACAACATGGGCGGGGCAATATCTGTATCATGGTCAGAATTTCTCAATGGAGGAGTAACATCTGACATCAAGACTATTACAAAAGCATACCCTGGAACTTCAGAGGTGGTGTTTGTAAATCAGGGTGCTGCTGCAATCTCTGGGCCAACACCATATTCTATGATCACTGATGCATCCTTAGCGTTTACATCATGCTTGTACATGGCAGTTGTATCTGCAGGGGCACAAATCCAACTAAGACTAAAAGTTGGACTTATGAATGGTACTGGAGGAGGTGATGTCTTAGCTCTTGCAATAGCAAACACAAATGGTGGCAATATAAATGGAACGCTAGAATCCTGTTCAGACGCCACATTCTTGTTTGGAACTGGATATCCTGCTGACAATGCTATATATATACATGCTGATGGAATGTATATGAACGCAACTCCATACACAGCAATTTATGCTAGACAACCAGTGAATGCAATTCCTAATAGTCAAAACTATATACCTGCATGGATAGCAAACGAATCAAATCTATGTGTTGGTGGTATGCTTATTGGTGCTAGTGTAGATGCATATCTTGCAATGTCTGGTAAAGCTGGATTGCTTATGGACTGGAAGGTTGGTTCTTCGTATCTATCAGCATTCAGGAAGGCATATGCATTAGGGCTTGGATCTTCTGATTTGGAGTTTGGAGATGTGTCGCTTGCAAGAGGTCTAGATTTATACGTGTGGGATCACACCAATAGTAGGTGGTATTCTGGCTTGGATGGAAGGTTTATATCTGGAAGTGATGGAACAACAGCAATTAATGGTTCTGGAGTATGCGCAAAGTTAGATCCGTTAAATGATGTAGACAGCTCAGGTTGGCCTGATATTCTATGGGTAATGTGTATTGCTAGAGGAATAGGGCAATTAAGAGATCCTGTTTATAGTAACATATCTCATGTGACAGCATATGGAGATCCAGATGAAGAAACTATTGTTGGAACTATACTTAAATCACCTTCTCTTGCTATAGACCCAAACTTTGGTGTTGCGTTTATAAAGTCAGAAGCATACGACGAACAAGAGTTGATAGTTTCATCCGTTCCTACATCTGTAGTAGGTACAGGCACAGCACTTGTCGGTACATCAGCAAACTCTATGATAGCCCAAGGGTTCTTTATAGATGGCCCAGAATCAGTTATTGCTACAAAAGCAAGACTCATGCTATCTAAGTCTGGATCTCCAGTAGATACACATGTGGTTAAGATTGTAAGAATGTATAGCGATACTACCACATCTGTACAACAACCTAGAATGATGGACATCGTAGCAGAGAAAATTATCGATCCAGCCCTAGTACCAGCAGGTCCAGCACTCTTTGAGGTTGAATTCGATGAGCCTATCATAATGCATCCATCTACTCAGTATGCACTTATGATAACCCGCAATCATGAAGAACCTAGAATGCACACAGTCTACATTGAATTAGACTCACCACCAGCACTTACTCCAAGATTCTATGTTGCAGAGGTTGCCGAAGTCGGAGGAGGTCTGATAAAAAGACACGAATTATCATGGACTCACGCAGATGCAATAGCTTCAATAGATGGTATCGCTAGGGATACGGCGTCAGGATTATACTATGTAATAGGAACAACCTTTCTTGTTTCTTGGACTAGCTGGCTAGGCACTATCGATGTAGAGACTGGTGTTGTAACCAGAGTGGCTGATAGCGATAGGTTCTATGACGATATATGCTTTGATGCAGCATCAACCCTATATGGTGTATCGAACAATTCTTCTGCTGTTAATATAAATGCACTACACAGTATAAGCAAGACAACGGCAGCTTCTACATTTCGTGCCACACTTGGTTACACAAGTGGGGTTCATGCTATAGGGTATGACGCAATAATAGGAGATTTATTTCACATAGGAAGCAATCTTACTCATTTTGAGCGAATAGCTATTCCTGGTTATGCAATAACTCCCATAGCCATAACTGGTGCCATATGGCCTGCTCATGTTGCTAACTCAATGATTACTAGAGCGGGTCTTAGTTCTTTTTATCTTGGTGGAACAAAAGAAAGAAAAATAATAACCGTATTAGGTGTTGTATCTGATGTGGAACCCACTATTGACATCGAGTATAGTCCAGATGGGCTTGAATTAACTCCTGCACCAGCAGCAGGCGACGATGCTGTGAATTATCTCAAGTGGTGGCATGGGTCTGCCCCTCCTGACTATAGCTTCCCAAACAATGAGTTTATATATTCTGCGTTTGCATGGAATAGCGTGTTGTCGTCTTATCTTGAGATGTATATCTATGGAACGACAAATAATGACATGTCTATGGAAGTTACCAGAGATAATGGTGCTACATGGGTTGATACAGATATAGAGATGTTTAACGAATACATCTCTACATACTACTTGGCTAACGAAAGAAAGCAGAGAATGAATAAAGGTCTAGCAAGACTAGAATCATCACCTGCTGGATCTCTTATGAGAGCAAGAGTCAAGATGAAGGGTAACTACAACGAATTCTACTCACTAGCTCTATCATGGCGTTGACAGACACACAATATCGTACTATACTATAATCTAATTAGGTCAATCTCGGTGCGTAAGCCTTACGCACTGGGTATCCGTATGTACCGGAATGATTAAATAAAAGGAAATTATTATGAGCGGACAAAACAACTCTTTGACCAACAGCAATATGACACACAAGGGTGCAGGCTTGCACAGCGCAGGAATGGGACAGAGAGACGTCTCTCTCGGACTCGTCTCTAAGAACATGAAAGAAGAACGAGATCTTATTCCTGTTCATTCTCTCATGCGAGACCTCAAAGATCTCAGTCCTTATGCATTCAGAGTAAAGCAAGTTACCGCTGTGTCTGGTGTTGTTGTTCCTAAGTACCCCTGTGTGCTTTATGATTATCTCGCCTTCGGAACCCTCGAAGATGCTGCACCTAAGAAGAAATGGCGCATGTATGTCCAGGATAACGATGGTGTGACTGATGCCATGTTCTACTCTCAGTCTGATGATGGAATCATATGGGATGCTGCAACCACTCTCGATGCAACTGTAATCTTGCCGAACCCCGCGCATCCCATGAAGGGTATGCAAGTCTTCTATGATGCTCAGGGACTCGTTGTTGTTGCTGGCGTCACATACAACTGGGCCGCGATGTACAAAGTCGATAATAGTGTTGTTGGCAACATGACAGACATGGCTATGGTCTACTCTCTCGACGGCATCACCTGGATTAAGGCTGCGATGGCAGAGCATGCTGCCAACACCCCTGCTATGTACGCTGGTTACACTGGTCAAGGTGCTGCCTATATTGGCAGAACTGGTGAAGTCACAGAAGCAACATACGCTGTTGCAGCACCAAGAACCTACTTCAATGCAGCCGGTGATTACATTGCAATGATGCGCCTAAATGATGGTGCTGCCGTTGGTGCAGACGTTGGAAGACTTGAACTTCTTGGATGCAATAGTGCCACTCCAGCAGACTGGAACAAACTAGGCTTCTTCACTAACTGGATTAGAAACCTCTTGTCTGGTCAGACAGGAGAGAGAAGTTTCGGTCAAGTAAATAAGTCAGAAGTGTTCCATGTGCAGCGATACAAAGATGTGTTTATCGGCCTAGTGCAGATAAAGTATGACGGTGGTGCTGTTAGTGTCGATGCTGGTCTTGCTTTGGCAATCTCCAAAGATGGTTTAATCTTCGACTATATGGGTCCACTGTATGATGCTGGACTAGTTGTCTCTTATAACGAAACCACCAGTACTGTTGTTGCCACTGATGGTGCATCCACAGCATGGCTATTAAGTCATGGTTCTGGTGATGGAACCCAAATCGTTGCGGGTTCTGTTGTTGTTGATAAGTCTGGAAACAACTTCTCTAAGAATTGTGGCCCCTTGCTCAATGACAGACACCTCCTTAGAGTCTACTGGACAGAGCATACTTCCAACAAAATAGTCATGGGATACATCTAGAACTTATTTTGCTAAAGCTTTGCGCATGCTAGTCGTGCGTAAGGCTTACGCATCTATCTTAAGTGTACAAATTGGAGACAGAATATGTTTGATGACGACGAAGAAGTTGAAGTGGTCGAAGAAGAAAAAGTAGATCCATTTGAAGATATGGTCGAAGAAAAGGTGGAAGTTAATGTTACCGAATTAGCAGTCGAAGAGGTCAAGGTCGAAGCCGAAGTGGAAGAGAAAGAAGTCAACCTCTTTGAAAAGTTCGCCTCCTATATCCTTCCTGGGATGAGGCTCTTTGTTTCTGATGAAGTCAAAGGCGAGTTACCTAAATGCGTCAAAAAGTGTTGGCACGTCAGAGGTAAGATGAGATTCCTTGGAAGTCGAAAGCATGACGATAACTATGGAATGGTGTGTATCGCCTATGATAAAGACAGAAACATCTTTTTCTTGGCTAGTAGCAAGATTACCTTTGGTTCTGCTGTTGAAGTCAAGCAGTCAGAAGAAATCGACCAATGGTTCAATAGCACATATAAATAGGAACTACAATGAGAGAGCTATACAAAGGAGCCATATTTCAGGGTGATAGTTCAATTATTATAGTTGCACTTCTTGATGCGTCGGGAGTTCCCGTAACTGGGAAAACATTCTCTGATATAGCTTTCTGTAAGTATTCCAGAGACGGTGAAGCACCATTCAATACGTTCACGCTAAACGGTGTTAACTTCACAGAGATCGCTGATGGTTTCTATAAACTAATCTTAGATGGAACCGTTACTGCATTCGATGGAGTACTAAATATATACTTGTCCGGTGCAACGTTCGACGACATATTGTACTCATACACTGTCAAGGCTAAAGACCCTGGCAACGTTATGGTTACATTAACTGTCAATGACCAGATACCAATTAACCTAGCTAATACTCAGGTTGACATATGGGATTCTGGAATGACAACTTTGCTTTGGTCAAACTCAACAAATTCATCTGGACAAGTAGTTCTATCTCTCAATCCTGGCATATATAAGGTTCTCATTCGCAAGAGTCGCGTTTCGTTTACTACTCCAGAGACACTGACAGTTGTTGGCCCAACAGCAGAAACGGCTACATTCTCAGGAACATCAGTGATTCCTAGTTCTCCGACAGCACCAAACCTCTGCGTAATATACGGAAGCATTTATGATATTGAAGGGGCTGTGGATGATGGTACATCTCCTGACCCAGTTATTATACTTGCTCAAAGAGGAAGGTCTACGTCTGTAGTTGATGGAAGAATCTATACAAACGACACCTCAAGAACTAAGCCTGATGAAGACGGCTATTTCGAGGTAGAACTTGTAAGAAACATGAGCGTAACAATCTCGATTGAGAGATCGGGAATAAACAAAAAGGTGACAGTGCCAGATCAAGTATCTGCTGCACTAACATCGTTACTATAAGGAAGAGTTGTAATGGATGAGATGTATCAAGGAATCTTTCTAGGCATGACTAAGCAAGCTGACGCGTTCACTGGTATAGGTACTGCACTCGGCAAGCTAGTTAGAGGAGGGAAAGGTGGAAGTAGAGCATATGGTGCTGCCGTGGAGCATATGGGAAAGGACGCTCCTGGTTTGGTCGGAAGAACTATTGGTAAGATAAAACAGATAGGCAAGGGTGTTAAGTCTGAGTTTAGCAAGATGACTCCAGAAATGAAAAAGAAGTTAAAGATTACAGGTGGCGTCACAGCCGGTGTTGGCGCTGTCGGAACTGGTGTTGGTGGTGGCGTTGCACTTTCCTAAGCCCTGCGTAAGCCTTACGCATAAGGATTGAATATGAGTTCTCCAACAATGAAACCAATAACAGGTCTTACCGAAAGAATGCTATACGGTATGATACCTGGGGTAGCTGGTGGCGCGGCGCTTGGTGTATATACTGGAGACGAAGACGACTCTGATATTCTTAGAGGAATACTTTTTGGTATCGGTGGTGGGCTAGCTGGAATGAGCGTACCTGGATTAGCCGAAGGGTTTAAGGGTATAGCTCATGAAGCAAAAGGCGTATGGCCTGATGTTAAAGAGGGAGCTAAAGAAGGCTTAAATGAAGCAGTAGCCCTATTGAAAATAAACGAAGCTGAGATGGCTAAGGTGAAACTGGTATGAACACAAAAGCAGGCAATGAAATAAAGTATGTCTTCAGCGTGTTCGTAGCATTAGCACCAGTGGTGGGCCTAACTAATACTGACTTTGTTAAGTATGTATATAAAAACGGTGTAGCTAGTGCTGTAGCCGTTGTAGTGTCAGAGATTGGTTCGGGTCACTATGTAGCTTCTTATACACCAGATTCAGTAGGCGTGTGGTTCGTTGGTGTCAGAAGAACCACTATGGAGCTTGCTTTTGAATCTGTATTCATAGTTAACTCTGTGGATATAGATGATATGCTGATTCCTCTCGGAACATCTATGGTTACAATATCCGTAGAGGATCAAGATGCAGATCCAGTTGAGAATGTAGAGATAAGCATCCAGAATGAAACACAGACTGTTATATTCGGGGTTGTTAAAACCCTCCAGTCTGGATCTGTTATCTTTGGGCTTAATCCTGGGACGTATCAGCTAGTGCCTTTCAAGAAGCTTCATGATTTTTCTGGCACACCATACGAACTTGTTGTGTCAGGAGCTACTACTACAGATACAATAGTCGCCCAAAGGAACCTTATTAGGTCTCCGTCTTCTCCAAACAAATGTGTCTTGTGGGGATATACAGTTAATGCATCAGGAGATCCTATAAAGAACTCTGAAGTGCATGCGTATCCACTAGACATAGTTTCTTCAGATAACGATGTAATAGATAATAAAAGAAGATCTACTAGATCGAACAACTCTGGATTCTTCCAAATAGAACTAACACAAACCCAACGTGTCAGAATCGAGATACCAGCATCCAGCCTGTCAAAGACCTTCGCTGTACCGGCAGTAACCAATAAAGAATTAACAACCATCGCGTAAGCCTTACGCAAGGAATAGTGTTGTGAGCAAAACCAAGTGGTATACCTATATCCAGAAAACGACAAGCAAGTATGCTAAGAAAGTAAAGAAGTGTATACTTGGACTTATTGCATCCTTAGCCTCTATGTTTATGGAGCTATTATTTCTTCCTAGGACTATATTCAAAGGTCTATTCTTTTACTCTGAGATTCAAGATGGAGTCGTAGTCAGAGTAAGATTCTCCTCATCGAGAACAATGTTCGTGCTTGGCTCACTCGCAGTCATAGCACGTATGTTTCTAGGTGGTATGGAGGTCAAAGGACTGAAGCTAGGCCCAGAGATAAGTATAGCCAACTCTATCAACACTGAGCAGGTATCCAAAAGAAACGGGTACGTAAAGATAAAAACAAGGGCAAAATACTACCCAAAGAAGACTACGGAATCTAAGAAGACAAGAGCATGGATGCATATTCAGGATGTCAAGTTCTACCCATTACAAATGTGGGAAGTTGTTGGACTTCTAGTATTCGCTCTCCTGTTTTTCTTTAGTAAAGACATAGAAGCTGGAAGCAAGAAAGGATCATTTTCTGGAATACTAAACAGACTAACTACCGCTGGAGAGAGAAAAATATCTGGAGATAAAAATTATAAACCTACTAGTGAGCCAATTGTCACCGAAGAGATAGACGACGACACGCCAGAGCCAGAAGGAATAAAGATACCAAGTGGGCTTGACAGAAGACCTAGGAAGAAAAAAACTAAACCTGACCTATTTTAGAAACACCTTGACTACTCCTGCTGTTATGGTGTACTATATAAGAAATCAACAAAGGAGTCAGTCATGGATAACATGGAAAATACAAAGAGCATTATTGGAATCATCTGGTCATATATTTCACCTGCATTACTATACTTTTTCTCAAGCCCTAAAGTAATCGTCTTGTTCATACTACTCACTATGTCGCTTGGTAGCAATGGCTGGCAGTGGTCATGCAATGCATATCAGTCTAGACTGCTTACAAAGTCTCGTATAGCTATAGAGAAGTCAAAAGTGGAGTACAACAAGGCTGTCAAGAAGGCAGAAGAAGCCAATGCAATACTTGCACATATAGAACAAGAAACTATAAGACAGATAAATCTGTTGACAAAAAACTCTCAGGTAGCCACTAAAGAGATTATGTCAATGGAAAGAACAGCAAAGAAAGCTGTTGATAAAGTTAAGAAAATGTCGGAAGATAAGGTTCTTGAACAACTCAAAAAGGAAGGTTACTGAAAATGAGAAGAATTGACACAATCGACATTAACGGAATACACTATGCGTAAGGCTTACGCAAGGACATAGATATGAAGAAACTTATATTTCTAATCGCAATGATTTTGGCTTTTGCCATATCAACAAATGCACATTCAGCAAGAAAAGGAATCTGTATCAAAGCAAGAAGAGGAAAGAAGGCAGACTCGTACTGCTTCTCTCTTGAAACTGGCAGAAAGATTCTTCTAGATAAAACAGAACTTAATGGACTCCGAGGAATAGTGCCTGGCCTTAAACAGCAGAGCAAGACAAAGGATACGCTCATTGAACTATGGAAGACAAGAGCGGTTGCTGCAAAGAAAGCTGCCGTTGCTAGTGCTACCGTAGCAAAAAAGGCCAAGATTGTAATAGATAAGCAGGCCAAGTCTTTAGTCTTACATGCTGGAGAAGTGGAAAGACAAAGAGCTTTAGTTAGCAAGTATAAAGGTCAGCGTATCACCTTCGTCTTAATAGGCGTAGGAGTAGGCATTGTCGTGACTACTGTGGTTATAGTCGCTGCAAAAGCTGCACTAGATAAGCTAGGAACTAGCAATTCCAATCTAACCGCACTAGTAGCATTTAGAGGGGGATCTATGACTGCATTGAAGATTCCCACTCACCGGACAGTACGGATAATGAAACCATCTATACGTGGATCGTTTACAATCCGATAGTGCTGTCCTACAAGGAAGAGAGTAAGTAGTCACCAACGGAACAGTGCTGTGGTTATTTTTGGCAACCCCTATGTATTCAGAAGTGGTAAAACTCAGCCACCAGGATGCAGCAAGTATGGAGAGAGCAAGATGGTGTCTATGATAAGAAAGAAAACTTGGACTGACCAAACGCCACGACCTATAAAGTAATTGACTTCAAGAATCAATAACTAAATAGCTCTATTGTAGTCATGTCAGTACATATTAGCTATTCAGAACAAACTCACAAAATGAACCACCCTGGCTGTTCGTGGCGAACCAGACTATTTTCTAAAAAATATCCTCCAGAAGAAATAGGTGACTCAGAACCCATCTGAACAATAGATTCCGAGTGATACACCTACTCCAACAAAGCCTCTATATCAGACTTCTTAATCTCTCCTTTGCACCAAAGTCCATGCAAATCCTTTATGAATTCAATCTCACTTTGGGTTTTACCAGCACACAAGAAATGGAACTTTTGTCTTTCTGATACGAGCAAGTGTCCAAGTTTTTCTATATCTTTAGTGGACGGATTCAAGATACCTGCGACTTTGATTAGCCAGTTAGGACTAGGTGTCTTGTTGCCTTTCTCAACATCACATATATACCCTCTGGTGAACCCTATGGTTCTAGCTATGAATATGGCAGAGAATCCAAACTGTAGCCTAATCCTACAAAGCATCTCACCGAACCTCTCGTTCATTACATTACCTCTAGATCCTCTATCTTAGTTATCTTGGTTGTTTCTATCAACTCTTTTGTGTCCCATTTGAAGTTTCCGACGCATCCATCCACATAGAACACAATCTCTCTTTCTATGAGTTCGTTAGCAACATACTCATCACTAGTCATATCATCATAGCTATCCCTCATAGCTCTTGCAGCCCTAAGCATGAAATGCTCTTCAAACTTTACCTTAGCAGATCTTTTAAGTTTCTCGATTTGCTCAACTTTATCTTCTGTAAAGTCATAATCATCTAGCTCAAATTCAATATTCGTGGCCGAATTTCTAAACACATTTGATACAAATTTAATTTCCGATACACTGTCGTCGGCCAAAACAGTGCCATGTATGCCTATGATCTTATAGAACATTTCCAGGGCATCACCATCAATACTTACTCCCTTAAGTTCCATAGATGGAACCATCATGGATGCTGATGAGATTCTGTCCCATTTGAGTATTCGTTCAGGCTGAACAGTGTCTTCAGGCATTCTGATTTCCGACATGACAGACTTCCATTCATCTTCAGAAAAGTTGAAGAACCAATCATTATACATAAGGAAATCGAAATCCTGAAAGTCGTACCGATACTCCATGATGGCAGCCTCTTTAGCTGTATCGTTTAGCTCATCGAACAAGAATAGTTTGTGGTGTTCAAAGACATCAAATGGCATATCTATCTCCGTTTGCGTAAGGCTTACGCAGTTAGTCTTGGTACATCTTTCGGATTTCTTCGATAACATCTTCTTGATTAGTAAATCTCTCCTTCATTACATCTATAAATGCCATAGTAAGGCCCATTCCTTCAAGGGAGCCAACAACATTTCCGGCCACAATATTCAAAGAGTCTTCCCAGAACACTCTGTTCATCAGCCTTCTTGCTTGGCTTTGATCTGGAACTTCTCTCAGAATTGAGATGATGTCGTTGGGTGAATCAGTACACATAACAAGTATATCTTGCATGGCAGCGAACCGAGTTCTTCCTTCGATCTTGAACTTCTCTAGTGCAGTATCACTCTTGCAGTAACACTGGAACTCTTCATTTAGTCGGTAGATTTCCTCCTCAAGATCGAGTTTTCTTTGCTTGAATCTCAACTTCTTCTGTCTGGCAATTTCGCTATCGGATGATAAGACTCTTTGGACCATAGCTGCCTTGTTATGATCTTTGTGCGTAAAGACTATATCCAGAGCGAAAATAATCTCGTTTATCACATTAAGTGGATCTTCTGTAGGAATAAGATTGTTAGACTTCAAACTAAATACAACATCGACACACCCAGGAATATTGCTGAATACGTATGTTCTTAGAATACCTTCATTTGTAGAGCTAGTTATGGCATTCACCGATACTGGTTTGTCTTCAGCTTTTATTCTTCTGCCAGGATTCACAGTAGCCTTTCTGCATTCAGGACATGATTCACTTTGTTCAGTAAAGCTTACTGATGCTTCGTAGCTACACTCCCTACAATGCTCAGTGATTGGAGGGTCTATCGTGAGAGTCATTCGTTTCATTTGTTTAGCCTATCAATTTTTCTTTTAGATGCGCTAGCGGGAACTTCGGCATCTTTAAGTTTAGCTTTCAAGTTCTCGATCTCATCTACTAGATCTGCTTTATGACCTGAGTTCACAAACACAAAGATTCTACCTGCTTTGTCATCAGGTTCGCCACATCCACCAACGGCGTTCCTAAACTCCTTACAGGAATCCCAGTTCTCTGCTATGCAGCCGTAGCAGTCATTGGTAGCGGAACTCCTCGACTCTATTACAATCTTTCCTATTCTGCACATAGCATCTCCTTGTCTATTTTTGTTAATTGTTTACAGTAAATCTCTTATACCATATACCATGCGTAAGGCTTACGCAATAAAAAAATACATGCTAAAAAAACTATTTGTATCCCGCTGTTTTGTAGCGGTCTCAAGTTCTACTCTCGCCTGGCTTAGATGCCGTAGACGAAACTGTAGAATTTGAACTTGAGCCATGCACCAATGCCTTCGGCTTGGAAGAGGACTCGGTTGGTATAGGTGTACGCTTTTCTGCGCAGGCGATAGAGGTGGAAGTCCGCCAACCCCGCGCAGATTACTTTACATTCAAATAACAACTCCACACTGTGTTCTTTTACGATGTCTGCCTCGTTCTCCTTGAGGAATCTTGCCAGGATCCCACAATTTATAACTGCGGACTTCGCGTCGTGCGAGTGGCACGCAAGTGCCATCTCTGGGCCTATCTTCTCTCCAAGCCATTCTTGGAGAGTCTGATCTGCGGCTGCGGCTGCGGGGGAGGCTGCGGGGGAGGCTGCGAGAGAGGCTTTCGCCTCCTCTATCGCCTCCTCCATCGCTTCCTTTAACATCGCCTGGACTTCTTCTTGGCCCTGGGCCTGGACTTCTTCTTCGGTGGACTTGGCATCCATGATAGTCTCCTCGACCATTTGTTGCCACAAAATTGTGACTAGCAAGGCCGAAGAAGCACTCTGTGTTTTTTACGCACAGAGTTGCTTAAGCGACCAACTCCTATCAAACGACAAGAGCAAGAAGGGGCCTAATCCTTCTCTATTAATCTTATACCTAATTCTTAGTTGTTATGCACGTACACGTGACAGTAATATCCTTGTGTGGTATTATAGTGTAGTTAACCACAATAAAATGGAGATATAATAAATGTCTATAATCGATGTATATGATGACCCTGGCCTGTCAATATTCAAAGAACTTACTGCGCACATTGATAAAGATACTCTTATGAAAACAGCATCCTCTGTAAAGCTTCTTTCCACAGAGGAAAGAGAGGTACTGAGAGATGACCAGTTCGGACTAGTGTTTATAACAAAGACTGGTGGCGTCAAGAAATACTTCCCCTTGTCTGATAGAAATCAGGTCTTTATGTCTGGCATGTACTTCATGAAAACCGCTGGCGAACTAAACAACGCAATGCAGGCTATAGCTGGAGCAAACATATCTAAGGCTGCAACCGCAATGGATGTCCCTGTGAATCCAGCAATGCACAAGATTGCAGAAGACTTCCCGAGCATGGGTAACACTTGGGTTGAAGGAGCTAAAGACTTCGAGTACAGCATGCCTTCTATTCAAAAGGTGGCTTCAACTAACAATAACGTTGATAGTAACAAAAGATTCTGGGGTCTCACGAATATCCGCAATAGATACCCTCTCCACGAAATAGATCAAGTCAAGGTTGCCGCTGCGTATTTAGATAAGAATGCAAACTCATTCACTCCAGAAGAACGCTTTGAGTTCTCATGCAAGGTTGCCTCAAGAGCAGATGAGTTCGGACAACTTGATAGCTTTATGAATCCCACCATTGCTAAATACGCTGGTGTCGGCTTCGGCTCAAGATTCGATGAGAACATCGCTCAGAGACTCAACCTTTGTGATGAGTTCAAGATAGACAGTTCACCATTTATGACTCTTCATAAGCAGGCTAATCAACTTGGAGCTAACAACTCTTGCGCTGCAATGATTGAGCTTGATAAGGCTGCTGGTCTCCACAGATACTACGACAAATCTATCGACGATCCATATGCAGCGACTCATGGTGGATATATCACAAAGGTAGCAGAACAATCAATGACTCTTGGTGATACTCAAGTAACTGAGTCTCAGATCCGTTCTATCCCTAAAGAAACGTTCATTGCAAGCTACGGCCCTACACTCTGGAATTCTATTCAATCTGATCCAGTATCCATCCTTTCCTCACTTCCTAAGCCAGACCAAGCTGGTATAGCTGCAATGATTCCATCTGTCGGTGGTGGGATTGATATGTCTGAAGCACCAGTAATCCAAGAAGTTCCCAGTGCGTAAGCCTTACGCATAAGGAAAAGATATGATTTATCAAGGCATCTTTCTTGGCATGACAAAATCTGCCAAGCTTCGCAGAAGAGTTGGTGTTTTTGTGTACAATGATAAAGGACAGGTCTTTGCAGAGGAAAGCCCCTACAGAGACACACTTAGATTCCCTGGCGGTGGAGTTGATAACAACAACTCTATAAATCAAGCTGCTAGAATGGAAGTATTAGAAGAGGCAGGACTTAGACTAAAAGATGTCCACGGAGTCGGAGTGGACTCCTCAAACATTAGGTGGTCTAAAGAAATGATAGCTAAAGCAAAGAAAAAGGGAAGAAACTTTACTGGCAATAAGCAGTATTTTAGGGCAGGAAGATTCGATAAAAAAGATGACTCCCTTTTTGGTGTCGAAGGAGATCAGTTCAAGAACGGAAAATGGATCAATATCGATACAGCAATAAAAAGACAAGAGCGATATGGTAAGTCTGGTGGTGAGTTCTCTGACCTTAGTATGCTTGAGTCCGAAGCACTAAGAAATCTAAAGGAAAAAATAAAATGAACATATATACAGGTATCTTCCTTGGCATGACCAAGACTGCTAACATAGTTAATAATCTTCCTCCTGCTGAAGACTTACCAGAGAACCTACTGGGATTAGCATCTGCTGTAACCGCTGGCGCTGGACTTGGTGGCTGGTCTTATGACGCAGGAAGGCAAGGTCAATTAGGAAAATCCCTAGATAGAGCAATAGTAGGAAGCGATGACAAGATTATGAATCTTGGAGAAAAAGCCAAGGGTATATTTAGTGACCAGTTGAAGAAAAGAAATCCGATTCAATTATATGCAACTGGCGCTCCTGGTGTTGCTGCAAACGAAGCTATGGAAGCAAAGCTTTTAGCTGAGAATCTAACAGACGACATGGCAAAATTGACTAGATCCAAAAACATAGCCAGAAACATCGGTCTAGCTGGAATGGCTGGGCTAACTGGCGTCGGACTATACAAACTTTTATCAGACTAGGAAGCATATCATGAGCATCTATGATGGAATCTTCCTTGGCATGACCAAGACTGCGGCACGGCAAAAGACCGTTGCTGTTGACTTTGATGATACCATACAGATAAATCCTGGTGAAGGTGGATACGGACCTCTTACTGAAGGTGCAAAAGAAGGCTTAGATAGCCTACGGGCACAAGGCTATAGAATCATAGTCTTCTCTGTGAGAGGCGATAAAGAAGGTATGGCTAGATATATGGAGGCTCACGACCTTCCGTATGATTACATAAACGAAAGTCCAGACCAGCCTCCTAACTCTTCAGGAAAAGTAATAGCAGACCACTATATAGATGATAGGGCTGTTCCATTCAGAGGTGACTGGGCAAACGTAGTGCTTGAGCCTCACTGGAAAGAGTCGCAAAAGACTGCCAGTCTTGCAGAACTAAGAGATATGGATCTAACTGTAGAGAAGAAAACAAAGAAGTTTCTTGAACACTTAGAGCCAGGTGACATAATTCTCACTAGTGCTAATGAGAGTAAGGCTGGTGTAGGCGAAAAGATCTGGAATACACTTAGTAAGATAACTACTGGCTCAAAATGGACCCACGCTGGCATCTATGTTGGCGAAGGAAAGATGCTTCATTCCTACGAGGGAATAAAGTCATTTGGACAGTATGTACCTGGCAGCAAAAAGAAGGTCAGGATACATTCGGTAAACAGCATGGCAAAGCTAAATAAAGATATGCTCGCTGTTAGGCCAGATGTGAAACAGAAAGAAAGAGAGAAGGCTGTTAATACAGCAAAAACTCTTGTGGGTATTCCTTATTCTGATAGAAACTTATATCTTGCCGCTCTTGGTGGTGGTGGAATTAGAGAAGAAATAGTAAAAAAACCTAAGTCTTCAATATGCACAGGTATTCTTGGTTTTGTATACGATAAGCTAGACTTCAGAAAAGGTAAGGCTAGAAAATACCTTAGACCTATTGACTTCCTGAAATCAAACCAAACAACCCCAGTCGCAGGATTAGATGTAACATGAGCGTACAAGAGATAATGTCTATATCAGATCCAACTCCTATCTATATAAAAGCTCTGTTCAATAAGTATCTTGAAGGCAAGTGGTATGAGTGGGAGCCTGAAACATTCCGACAAGAAATAGGTGAGCCACTTCCAGACAACAGATGGAGTGCTATCTTCGCTACTGCCGCCTGTATGAATCAGGCACTAGAGGAAGATACTCATTTTGTTCCCTGGGTTGAGGCAGACATATTCGGTGATACAACTCAGGCGTTTGCTGGAATAGCTCACGACTTTGGCGTATTGCAGAAACCTAGCCTAGGTGAGATATGGTACACCCTGAATGTCTTCGAGGATATTTATAATATTGCAGAGAGCATCGGAGTCGGGATAAGTGAGCAAGTGATTACTTACATAGCATGTTGCCTTATAGATCAGGGTTTCGTTGCTTGTCCTGTAGGGGACAACTTGAATGGTCACATGATAAATGATAAAATGATTGAGCTTTCACCCTCTGACTCCAACGCTGTTGAACTTAACAGGAAAGTTTTAGAAGCTTGGAACAACGAAGAGAAGAAGCAGGAAATATTAGATCTACCTAGCACTGATGCTGTGTCTACCCAAGTCTTGAAGATGGAAGCCGGTAAGCTGTGGTGTAAGAACAGAGTTCTAAAGGGACTGAGGCAGGTCAGAAACATAGGACTATTTACTGCGTAAGCCTTACGCATTTAGGATTTATACATGTCTGCAATAACAACCACAGCAGGTTCTTTTACGGGTACTTCAAATAATCCGTACATAAAATATTCAAATCCTTATCTGGATATTGCCTCGACATATCACCCACAAAGCGCAAGAGAACTGTTCTCTACTGCTAAAAGGTTTTTTTACGGGCATAGTATCGTATCCGCTATTATAAGAAAGTTCTCCCAGTATGCTATTACAGACATCATGTTTAGCGACAAGAACCAGAAGCTATGCAAGACATGGAAAAGGATACTGGAAGATAACCTAAAAATAAAGTCGTACAGTATACATGCTGGACTAAACAACTTCGCTATGGGAAACCATCTTATGTCTGTAAGATTCCCAACACGAAGAAAGTTTATATGCTCATCGTGTTTCAATGAGACATGGGAAGATCAGGCATCATATTGGGATTTCAAATATCCTAACTTCTACTGCTTCTGTGATAAATGTGACACAAGACACGTACATACAGCAGTCGATATGGCAGTTAATGATCGAGAGAGAGTCAGTCTTCTTTCTTGGGATGTAGAGGATGTATTTATATCATTCTCTAAAGAAATGCCAGAGAAGACAAGATATTTCTATAGAGTTCCTGACTCGTATAGAAGTAAGATAAACCAAGGCTACAAGCATCAGATAGCAGGCATCCCAGTCATATACATAGAGGCCATGAAGAAGCATAGGTTCGTTGTTATAGACAATGACAATATGTACCACATGAAGACTATGGGACTTTCTGATGGTGATGAGGCTTGGGGCAAGCCAGTTCCAATGGCTGTGTATAAAAAGATACACTACGCTACAATTCTTAACAAATCCCAAGAAGCTATAGCTGTTGATAGAGCTAATCCTCTTGACATATTCTATCCGCAGGCAACTTCTACATTCAATCCTATTAAGCAAATAGGGCTGAAGAGTTGGAGAAGTGATGTAGCAGAGCAGCTAAAGAGACATAGAAATGACATAAACCACAAGGCTATTATGTCCAGCCCTCTTGGTGTTCAGAGAGTTGGTGGAGATGCAAAAGCACTTCTGTTAACTCCTGAGATCGATCAGGCACAGAAAGAGATCGCTGGTGGAATGGGTGCGCCGATTGAGTTTGTATTTGGTGGCCTTAACTGGTCTGGTAGTTCCGTTAGTCTTAGAATGCTTGAGAATGCTTTCCTTAACTGGAGAGACCAAGTAATAGATATGATTCGATGGGTAATGGATAGACTATCTCCTTATCTTGGTATACCAGTTGTAGAAGTGAAGTTCTCCGACTTCAAGATGGCTGATGATCCACAACAGAAACAAATAGCTATACAGCTATACGGAATGGGAATGTTATCTGCTAAGGCCCTCTTACATCAATGGGGATGGAACTGGGAAACTGAAATGAAGCAGAGAGCACTTGAAGAAGAAGCTCGTTCCAAGTATAAAGAAAAGGCTATGGAAGTCGAAGCTAAGATAAGTGGCCGTCAAATGGTGCTAGGTGCTAAGTATCAAGGTAGCGCACAGCATGCAATGCAAGTTCAGATTGAGAACTCTACCAAGGACGCTATTTACAGTAAGGCCAAGACAAGCCTTGAGTATGCCATGAGGCGACAAGGGAACAGAGATCCTAACGTCGATGATATGGTTTCTTCCGTCATCAGAACCATTAGAAGATCGGGTCAAGAAATTGGCATGCAAATGCTTGAGATTCTTAGAGATAGAAGTCCGAACTTAGTAAGACTCATTGAACTAAGAATGGACGAAATCTCTGGTGGAATGCAACCAGGAATGACCCCAGGTGCTATGGGTGTTGATCCTGGAGTAATGCAGTCCCAAGCTCAGAACGGAATGCCGATAAGCGCACAAGAGCAGCAAGTTGGTATGCCTCAGCAGCAAGGAATTGATATGTCTCCACTTCCAGAGCAAAGACAAGCAACAAGACAAGGCATGAATGCTTAGTTAGTAACCGTAAGGCTTACGTATTCAGATGGATGCGTAAGCCTTACGCAAAGGATATATCATGAGTATTTATCAAGGAATACTCGCTGGAATGACAAAGACATCGAAACTAAAGTCTTCAATAGAGTTAAAAGAACACCAGAAGGATGCTCTTGACTTTATATTAGAGAATAACGGAAGAGCCTTACTAGCTCATGATACAGGAACAGGGAAGACGTTATCTTCTATAGCTGGATTTGAAGAGCTTAAAAAGCAGAAGAAAGCTAAGAAAGCACTAGTATTGATGCCTGCATCCCTTCTTACTAATTTCAGAGACAATGGTATAAAGAAATTCACCAATAGTACCTATGGTGATGTTGGTGAGAATAAAGATTACAGTCTGATGTCAATGGAAATGTTTAGAAGAGATCCAGAATCTGTTATGACAGACAATGAGTTTGATACACTTATTGTAGACGAAATACACAGAGCTAAAGATCCACAGTCTGTAACCAATAAGTCTATGAGGTATGCATCTGAAAACGTAGACAATGTTATTGGTGTTACTGGATCATTCATATCAAATCACCCAAGAGATATAGTTCCACTTTTAGATATAGTTTCTCCAGAGCATTCTTTCGGAAGTCAAAGTACATTCGGGAAGAAGCACACAAAAAGAGAAGTTAGGAGCAGTGGTTTCTTGAAACCAAATGTATCAAAAGTTAAGCTTAAAAATGAATCGGTTTTGGCTGATAAGATAAAAGGAAAGATACACTATGTAACTCATTCTGATATGGGTGGTGGAATGCCAGCACTTGAAGAAGAGAATGTGTATGTTCCAATGAGCAAAAAGCAAAGCAAAGCATACAGTTTTGCTCTTGGCAGACTAGATCCAGTAACTAGAAGAAAGATAAGAAACGGACTTCCTGTCAATCAAAAAGAAGCTTCACATATATTCTCTATAATTACACAGGCTCGTCAAGCATCAAATTCTATAGAACCATTCTACAGCGATGTAGATCTTACTGAGGGAGCCAAAGAAACCCCTAAAGTATCTAAGATGCTAGATGATCTTGAAGAATATCTAGGCAAGACACCGGACGGACAGGTTGCAATTCATACCAATTTTGTCAGAGGTGGTGCTGACGTTCTGGATGCTGGACTAAAAGATAGGGGTATTAATCATGGAATCTTTGCTGGTCATGGATCTCTTGGGGCTACAAAAGAAAATAGAGATGAAGCTGTAAAGAGATTCAATAGCGGTAAAGATAAAGTTATACTTCTTACTCCAGCAGGAGGAGAGGGTGTTAATCTTCCTGATACCACAATGTTTATGACTATGGATAGGCACTATAATCCAGAGAGGAATAATCAAGCTATTGCTAGAGGAAGAAGACTCGGTGGTCAAAGTAACCGAAAAGAAGAAGATAGAAAGCTTATAGTTAAAAATTATTACTCAGAACCTAAGTCTAGAAATGGGTTGTTAGAATTTATAGCTGGGAAAGAAGTAGGAATAGATGAATGGGTAAATGGTATTTCAGAAGAGAAGAATAGACTCAATAGAGACATGAGAAACGTTGTATCTTCAAGTGCGTAAGCCTTACGCAAAGGATGTATTATGAGTGTATACGAAGGTATATACATAGGAATGACAAAATCTGCCTCTGACTTCCCATTCCATGTACTTCCAGGTGGTAGCAATAGTCCGACTGAGGATAGAGTCGGAGAGCTACGAGACTACTATGGGGATATAGATCCAGAGGAATTCAAGAGACGTACACGCGCTGTTAGCACTGGTCTTGGTGGGGTTGGTGGTGGTATTCTTGGTGCTGGAGTTGGTGGCTTGGCTAAGAACTTGTTCAAGATGAAAGGTGGACACGGACTTCCGATGGCTATAGGAGGCGCTCTCGGCACTCTCGGTGGAGCACTTGGCGGCAGACATATGGGTGGTAACATGGCAGACAGAGAAGTTGGAAGGCTAGGAGAAATGAATTCTAGACCTGACAGCTATATCTCCGAAAGACTAGACAGAATGGATGCCGACCCACGATTTAAAAACAAAGGTTCTGTTCAGGATATGGCAGATATAATGATTGGTGTTTAATGACATGAATGATTTATACGCTGGGATTTTATACGGCATGACAAAGACTGCTTATGGCAAAGAAGGTCACACTGGATTAATGCAAAGTGTTTCAGATGGCCTAGGAGTTTCAAATAGAGGTAGAAATATACTAACTGAGTACGGTGCTGATATAGCAGACGGACGAAAAGGAAGTGGTGTACTGTACGAGAAATCACAGAGCCTTGCAGCGAAGCCAGGAAAAATGAACAGGCTTGGCTCTAATATACTAGGAGGAGTGTCATCTTTAGGTACAAATGTTCTAGATGGAGTCTCAAGGAATCCGCTCAGTCCTATTGCACAGAAAAGACATGCATTCCCTGGAACCAAAGAAGGAATAAGAGATGTCATGAAAGCTGGAAGGACTAATGCAGCAGACCTTTTGGCAAGAGCAGCTATAGAAAAAGCTCCAAAAGCACAACAGAGACTATACACACAAGCTCTTGGTCATATAGGTGAAACATCACATACCCTTCAAGATATAATTCCTCATCAGGAAAGAGCTTTATTAGCACACCAGCAGGCACTTGCTGGAGCTATAGATGGAAAAGCTAATACTGTAGCAAGGATGGCAGAAAAAGCCCCTGCGTCATTAAAACCTATGGCTATATCTGGATCTGGACATATAGCTATGCCAACAATAGACTCTGGACACTTAATTAATAATAAAGAGTTCAGAACGTCTAAGTCATTCGGAAAAGGTATAAAGAACAAAGCACTGCAAGTTCTAAAAAATACCCACGGAATAGGTGAACGTGAAGCGGCTACGCTACTTGAGGGTCTTATGTCCTCGTCGCCCAGTGCTGCTCAAGAAATGGCAGGCAAAGGATTGCATCGGGCAAAAGGTCTCGGAGACATAGCCAAGGGTATTTTCAAAGCTATAGTAAGGCGCTAAGCCTCCTTCCAAGCTTATTCACCCTCTCTGTGTATTTACCCCACTTCCCTCTTTCCATTACAGTAATAGTCACTTCGACACCTTCCTTGAAACTTCCACGCATGAATGCGGTTGCTATTATCACTAGATTTCCCATTTTACTATCTCCTGTATAAAAAATAAGTTTATCTTCTCTATCAGTCTTATACCCACTTAGTATTGCTCTGCGTAAGCCTTACGCAGCAACTATCGTGTGGTATAATTATATCAATGTTTTATTTTAATACAACTATGGAGATCTATCTATGGATGAAATATATGAAGGAATATATCAAGGTATGACAAAGACTGGGTTTGCTGGTCGTGCCATAGCTGGCAGTGCGGTTGCTGGCGGTCTTCTCGGTGGTGGCATTGGTGGGGCAACTGGTGCTTTAGTTGCTGACAAAGGGCAAGGCTGGAAAGGATTCAAGAAAGGCTTGGTTGCTGGTGGCCTTACTGGAATGGCTGGAGGTGCTGCGGCTGGTGCTATATCTGTGCCAGCTTTAGGCAGGGCTATTAAAGAGTATGGATTAAAGTCATCTAATCCTGCCAAGGAGCTTGTTTCACTAGTTGAGTCAGGGAAAGTTCCATTTAGTGCAATACAAAAACTGCAAAGTGGCAAGGGTATAGCTGCAATGGTCGGTGGCGTCTTAGCTGCTCCTGCTGTAGCAGGATACGGGGTCCAATAGGAGAAAGCTATGTTTCACAGAAGAGCAAGGGGGACCGTAGACCTTGGCACAGGGCAATATATAATAGCAAGTAACGTGGCTACTATTACAGATGAAGATGGCTCTAGTAGCACCGAGATGTCTAGTCAGGTTGCAGACATATTCTCTGAAGCTGACACTGAGAATGCTAGCTCTTACGTTCCATCTATATGTCCAGTAAGGTTTATGAGAACCCTAAGAAGAAGCATGAAGGAAAGATCAATTGTCGAGTCAGTTGATGAGTTCGATAATGAAGATATTCCTTCTCACGAAGAAAGCATGGTGGACTAATGAATCTCAATACCATTATATCACCTGGTTCACCAGAGATGCCAAAGGTAAAGAGTCCGAAAGGAATACCTAAGCCTAGTTACAGCATATCTCTTAACAACTCTGGTGGCACACAGGCAAATCAAATAAACAGAGCGCCAAACATGAATGTTAGCGACGGAAACAGAATGCCATCTATATCATCTATGAGTAAGGTTTCTTCTCATTTTTCTGACACACTATTGGCTGTTGGTGCCCCTGCTATACTTGGTGCAACACTTGGTATGGGTGGAGGGTATATAATAGATGAGGAGGATCAGATGAGGAATGCACTACTAGGTGGCGCTGCTGGTCTTGTTGGTGGCGCTGCGCTAGGACGGTATATGGCAAGAGGACTAGTAGGAGCAGAAGAAGTGGCTAAGGCTACTGCAAAAGCGTCGGACGCTGTTAAGACAAACGAGAGTCTATCAGGTGGTCTTAAGAGTATATTGAATGATAGCTATGCTAGTGCTCCACCTAGTCTCGCAGAAGCAGAAAGTGCAATAAGAAATCTTTTTGTATGATAAAGAAAACAACGCGCTTGCGTAAGCCTTACGCATTGTCTTCAGCGAACACAGTGTTCACTCTATATGAGGTGTTGCCAAACATTCCATCTCATCGCTGCTTCTTCGTGCTTTGAAGAAACAGCACTATCCGTTTCCTCCTTTATTGCAGCCAATACTAGAAATGCTAACACCTCAATAATATACTTACTCAGTTACTTCTTGACCTTTTTAGGGGCGGTCTTTTTTTTGGGCGCTGCCTTCTTTTTGGGCGCTGCCTTCTTTTTGGGCGCTGCCTTCTTTAGCAGTTCGCTGAAGACTCCTAGGGCCAACCCTCCAGCATCGTCTTTCAGTTGCCAATTATCGCTACTGGCAGCCCCAACCAATCCTCCAGACTGACTACTTCCCGATCCATTATCGAATACTCCACCACTTCCGAATACCATAACACTATCCTTTACAGAAATAGGCATGAATTGATTTCCATGTCTACCACTCTTATACCCATAGCTAGGGATGTGTTATAATGTGTAGCAACCTTGAAACACTGGAGTATACCCATGTCGATATATAGCAATGGGCACCCAAGCCCGTCTTACTCATTCCTAGATTGGGGAGGAGACGAAACGCTTGTGTCCTATCTTGAGAAACAAGCAAAGAAAAATAACACTGAAGATGTCGAAGACGGAAATGTCACTGATACCCGCGATCAGTTCGAGAAGATTAAGGTTAGTGCAGTAGAAGGAATATCATCTGTCTTTCCAGTCGAAGGAGAGAAGCACACCCTTAAGCTTCATAAGGTATGGGTAGACGACAACAAATCTGCTAACGACTACTCTCTTCAAAAAAAGACTAAGCTAGAAGATAAAACCTATGGTGTTCCAGTCTATGGAGAAGTCTCTCTTATAGATAAAGAAACTGGAAAGACTATTAACACCACTAAGAAAGTCAAGCTTATGGATCTTCCTAAGCTTACTACTAGGCAGACCTTTATTGTCAAAGGTTCAGAGTGGAACCTCCCTACTCAGTTTAGACTCAAGCCAGGTGTGTACACGGTAAACCAAGCCAACGGACTTCCGAAAACCCAGATCAACTTAGGTGCTGGCGGTAGAGGGAGAAAGATGGAAGTCCACATGGACGATAAGAAAGGAAACGTTCTTATCCAAGTTGGAAGTAGCAACATACCACTGTATCCAGTTCTAATTGGCATGGGTCATAGTCATGAAGAAATATCTGAGTCTTGGGGAAAAGAAGTAGCTGATGCTAACAAAGCTCTTCACGGAAGAAAGACAGCCCAGAGCGTAGTTAAGTTCAGCAACAAGTTCCTCGACACTCCTGCTGATATTACAAAAGAAGAGGCTGTCGAAAGGCTGAACGAGCACTTCGACACCACCTCTCTTGACCCAGAGATGACAAAGCTCACACTGCGTAAGCCTTACGCAAAGCTTGAGAGTGGCGCTCTGATGGATGCTTCATCTCGACTGATAGCAACACAACAAGGTAGAGAAAAGGTTGACGATAGAGACAACCTAATGTTTAAAAGTGTGCATTCAGCAGAGGACATCTTCAAGGAAAGATTCCAAGTCAACAGGAAGATGCTTGCTTCTAGAATGAAGAGAGCAATTGACAGCAAGGATAAGGTTAGAGATATTCTAGCTGTTCCCCACATAAAGAAACTAACCGAGGGTATCTTCAACTCCCTTGCTATATCTGAACGTTCAGAGCAACACAATCCTATTCAGCTTATCAATGAGCAGTACAAGACTACTATCATGGGCGAAGGTGCTCTTGGTAGCCTAGATATGGTTAAGACGGAAGCTAGGTCTCTGCATCCTAGTGAGCTTGGAAAACTAGACCCAATCAAGACCCCTGAGTCTGCAAAGATTGGTGCTGTAAACTATTTAACTATCGGTGCTGAGAAAAGAGGCAACGAGTTAACTAGCGTCTACATCAATCATAAAACCATGAAGCCAGTTCAATTATCAGCCGTGCAGTCTCACGACAAAAAGATTGCTTATCCTGATCAGTTCAAGGTTGAAGACGGAAAGATAATCTTTAGAGATGCCACAACCTCTCAATATTTCACCCCAGATGGTGGTGGTAAGAAAGTAGAAGTAAAAGGAAAGCATAAAGGCAAAGTAAAGGTTCAGCATAAAGGTGTAGACAAGATTGTTCCAATATCGGAAGTAGATTTTATCATACCTTCTGAGCAGTCCGTGTTTACGTTTGCTACAGCACAAGTACCTTTCCTAGATTCTATGTCAGGAGGAAGGGCGTTTCTTGCATCAAAGCATACAGAGCAAACAACTCCTGTTCTAAAACCAGAAGTTCCACTTGTTCAGTCATCCTTTGGTAGCGGAGAAACTGTAGAGAGTTCAGTAGGTAGAGCTTTCTCTGCTACATCACCAATAAAAGGTATAGTAAAAAGAGTTGGTAAAGACTCTGTTGATATATCCGGTAAAGATGGAATCAAAACAGTACCGCTGTACAATAACTTCAAGCTCAATGAAAAGTCGTTCTTTCATCACACTCCTAATGTTGAAGTTGGAGACAAGGTTGAGAAGAATGGTCTCATTGGAGATCTAAACTTTACCAAAAATGGAGTACTTGCATTAGGTCTCAACACTAGCGTTGCTTACATGGCTGGTGATGGTAGCACAATGGAAGATGGGATCAAGGTTAGCGAAGGCTACCAGAAAAAGATGACCCATCAGCAAATGATAGAAGAGAAATCACCAAAGGGTGACGATTTTATTTATGACAGAGATAAGTATGGGGCAGCATTTCCTGGCTCTATTACTAATGCTCAGTCTGCAAAGCTTAGTGCTAATGGTGTTGTGAAGAAAGGACAAATTCTCAATTACGGAGATCCAATCTTCGCAGCCATGCGTTTATCTGAAGATACTAGTGAAGATAGAATTCTGAAGAAGCTTGGTAGAGGATTAGTAAAGCCTCAGAAGGATGCATCTATAAAATGGGAGTATGAATCTCCTGGTGAGGTTATGGATGTTGTTGAGAACACAAGACAATACAAGGTACAAATCAAGGTAACTAAGCAACTTGAGGTAGGCGACAAACTTTGTTTTGACAAAGAGCATGAAATTCTAACCATAGGTGGCTGGAAAAACGTAGCTGATGTAACAACCAAGGATAGAGTTGCGTCACTTCATGCAGAAACAGACACCCTTGAGTATGTACCTGTAGACAAGGCATATGCTTATCCTCATGCTGGAAATATGTATAGAGTTGAGACAACTCAAGTGTCGATGTCTGTTACTGAGAATCATAGTGTATTTGCAAAAAGAAGAGGGGCGAAAAACCACTCTCTTACTGAGGCATATCAACTCAAGGGAAAGAGGTATAGACTTCAAAATAACGCCTCTAATTGGGTTGGTGAAGACATAGACTACTTCTCAATAGATGAAGACATTACTGTTAGGGCAGGACAGAGCGAAAACGGAACACGTAGACTGCCAAGTATAGATATGGAGATGGAGCAATTCATGTTCATTCTAGGAGCATATCTTGCAGAAGGAAATTGTTTTAAAGATGAAAAAAGGGGAAACTTCGGGATAGTAATACACCAAGTTAAACCTCATACAAGAATCCTATTTGAAGAAGAATTGGATTTCTGGGGCATGACTCCATGCTCTAATGACACCAGGTATATATTTTACGGACGCCAACTTCAAGAGTATTTCTCTCAGTTCGGACTATGCGATCAAAAATTTATACCAAACTGGATATTCTCTTTAGATAAAAAATATCTGAAAATTCTATACAGATGGATGATGTGGGGAGATGGATCTGAGACATCTACTGGTCATTCATATTGCACTACATCTAAGCAATTAGCTGACGACTTTCAAAGACTAACCTTGCATATTGGCATGGCAAGTAATATAAAAAAGACCGTGTATGAAAATGGATGGAAAGATTGCTTTAACGTATACGTATATAGATTCAAAAATAACCCCACAATAAATCATGGACATTCAAAGAATCAGAGTGGGCAAAAAGAATCGTATGTATACTATGAAGATGAGATTTATTGCGTTAGGCTAGAAAAAAACCATATACTATATACAAGAAGAAATGGAAAATGTCACTGGTCTGGAAACTCAGGTCGCCACGGAAATAAAGGCGTCATTTCTGCCATAGTTCCTGATTCAAAGATGCCTCAGTTCAAAAACGGCGAAGCAGTCGAAGTTATCCTCAACCCAATGGGTGTAATAGGAAGAACGAATCCATCTCAGATACTTGAGACCTTAACAGGCAAAGTCGCAGACAAGCAGGGCGGCAAGCCTATTATGGTCGAAAACTTTAAGCCTTCTGATAACCATGCTGGCGTCATGAAGCTCCTTAAAGATGCAGGCTTGAAGCAGACCGAAGAGCTATTTGATCCTGAGACTGGCAAGTCTATGGGTGAGATAACAACTGGCAAGCAATACATGATGAAGCTTGTTAAGACTGGGGAATCTGGATTTTCTGCTAGACAACCAGGTGAAGGCTATGACCTAAACAAACAACCTGTAACTGGTGGCAAGACTGGATCTAAAGCTCTCGATCCACTGTCAACATGGTCTATGTTATCTCATGGTGCTAATCATAATCTTAGAGAGATGGCTACTCATAAGGCAGAGCAATCTGATGAGTTCTGGAGAGCAATACAACTAGGTCAACAAACACCTCCTCCTCAAGTTCCGTTTACATGGAACAAGTTTGATGCCATGCTTCGCGGTGCTGGTGTCAACATGACCAAGAACGGAAGTATGATCTCTACTGAGCCAATCAGAGACAAAGATGTTCTTAGTCAGAGTGCTGGAGAGATAACTGATCCAAAAATGCTCAGAGGCAAGGGTCTCAAAGAACATGTTGGCGGTTTGTTCGATCCAGAGATGACTGGTGGGGTCAAGGGTGATAGATGGACGCATATAGCTCTTCCAGAAGAACTTCCCAACCCACTATTCAAAGATCCAATCAAGAAACTAACAGGTATCAATGACTCAACATACAAGAGTGTTGTAACTGGGAAGAAGTATGTTGCTGCTGACGGCACAGTTATGGAAGATTTGGAATCTTACTCGAAAGATCAGCTTCTAGACATGACTGGTATCACGCGTAAGGCTTACGCAAAGGCTCCTGGTGTTGACGACAAGACAAGGATTATCAATACGATAACTGAGCCAGATAACACGCTTATTGCTACTGGTGGGCCTGGAATAACTAACCTTCTTAGAAACGTTGACTTGGCTGAAAGAAAGATTGAAGCTGAATCAATGATAAAAGGATCGAAGGGTTCAACAAGAAACTCTAATAACCGTACACTTCGATACATCAACAGCCTAGAGAAAGCAGACAGAAGACCAGAAGAAGCATACATGACAAAGAATGTCGCTGTGCTTCCTCCGCAGATGCGCCCAGTTTATCGATTACAAAGTGGAGACCTCGGAGTTTCCCCTCTCAACTATCTTTACAGAGACCTTGGACTCACATCTAATCAGCTAAAAGAAATGGATGATATGGATGATGAGATGAAGAAGGATCTCCGTGGCAGTCTATACCAGGGATTAGAAGCACTAGTCGGTGTTAGCGGATCTACAGCACTAACAAGACCAGCCAAAGGTATTATATCCACTCTCTCTGGAGACTCCCCTAAGACTGGTTATATTCAGAGAAACATGTGGAGAAAGCAGCAGGAGCCAACAGGTCGTGGTGTCATTGCTCCAGACCCCAATCTTGGAATAGATGAGGTAGCTATACCAAAAGAGATGGCTAAGAAGATATTTAGACCATTCTTGGTTCGCAAGATGACTGGGACATACGGACTATCAATGGCAGACTCTCTAAAGAGACTTAATGTTAAGAAGGATGACATAGTAGACAAAGCTCTTCAGGAAGCAATGAATGAGAGACCTGTAATATTGAATAGAGCGCCGTCGTTACATAAGTACTCTGTTCAGGCATTTAATGCCAAAGTAACTCCAGGCAAGACTATTCTAATACCAAATATGATTGTCAAAGGATTCAATGCTGACTTTGACGGGGACCAGATGAACATTCATGTTCCTGTCACCCCAGAGGCAGTAGCAGAAGCAAACAGGATGAAGCCTAGCAATATCTTGTTTACGCCTGCTCGTATAGGCGATGCAAAGATAATGAACTACCTTCCTCAAGACATGGCTCAACTTGGAATCTATGAGCTATCTGTAGGTGGTGGAAAGAATCTGCGTAAGGCTTACGCAAGCGTAGACGATGTAAAAAAAGACATAGACAATAAAGACATCAGCTACAAAGATTCAGTCATGTTCAACGGCAAAAGAACTGTTGCTGGTAGAGTTCTTATCAATGACCTGCTTCCTAAAGAAAACAGGAACTACAACACTATCTGGAAGAAGAAGGAAGTCAACAAGCTTGCAATGGCAATAGCTGAGAAAGACAAGGTTAAAGCCTCAGTCATCATAGATGCTCTTAGAAAACTAGGCGATAGATATTCATCCAATCAGACTATGACTATGGATGATATACGACCAGTTAGTGATCCAAAAAGAAAAGCTATCATGAAAAGACTGAAGAACATTTCTGGTGATGACAGTAAGTCTAGAGATGCTAAGTCAAAAGAGATGCTAAAAATAGTTGACAGAGAGCTTGTACCTGTTATAGATAAGTTTGGTAAAGAGAATTCAAACCTGTATGAATGGCTTGAGTCTGGAGCTACAAGTAAGAAGGGCGCTGTTATGCAGCAGATAAGTGGTCCTACTATAGTATCAGATCATACTGGCGCACCTATCCCTATTCCAATTGAAAATAGTTACTCTGAAGGACTTAGTGTCTCTGAATACATAGGCTCTTCATATGGTGCAAGAGCAGGAATGATCGGTAGAGCACTGTCTACTGCCCAGCCTGGATACCAAAACAAGCTTATGCTTAATGCTGTTGGCGACCAGACAATAAGTAATGCAGATTGTGGAGATAAAGAAGGCATTGAGATGGATGTCTCAGATCCTCAGATTATTGACAGGTATGAAATTGGCACTAACAGAGTCGTTGACCCACAGATAGTTGCAGACAAAAAGAGGAAAAAGATAAAGACTATGAGGGTCAGGTCTCCTATGACGTGCAAAAACGCTGTAGGCATATGTGCTAAGTGTTACGGTCCAAACGAGGAAGGAAAGGCGTATGGAAATGGATCTCCTATTGGCATTATAGCAAGTCAGTCAATTGGAGAGCCTCTCACTCAGCAGGCTATGAAGAAATTTCATACAGGAGGAGTGTACTGGAACACTTCAGATATGCCATCTAAGACTGGACACGGAGAAGTTGACTCTTTCAAGAGAATACAACAGCTAACACAAATGCCGAAGAATCTTCCTGGTAAAACAATGCTATCTGCTAAGACTGGTGTTGTTGAAGAGATAGTAGAATCTCCTGGTGGTGGATTCGACTTTGTTGTGTCTGGAAAGAAGTACACCACACCAGTAGGCCAAAAGCCTATAGTTAGAAAAGGAAGTAAGGTTACTAAGGGAGATCCACTTACCACTGGATACAAAGACCCCTATGATGTTCTTGAGACACAAGGAATGAGAGCAACCCAAAACTTCCTAGTTCAGTCGCTTCAGGACGCCTATGGGGACAACAGCCTAAAAAGAAAGAACTTTGAGGTCGTTGTGCGTGGAGCTACTAATACAGCAGTAGTGGAAGATCCAGGTCTAAACGATGAGTTCTCTATAGGTGACATTGTTTCTTGGTCATTAGCTAACGATATAAACAAAAATCCTGTGGCTGATATGACTGCCGAAGATGCTGTGGGATTCAAGATGGAAGAGTCTGCTTATGGATTCGACAAGGGACACAAGATAAGCCTGTCAGATCTAGACAAGCTCACTGGTAAAAAAATAAAGGTAAAAAGAAACCCCATGAAGATTAAGCCGGAACTCTATGGCGTGAAACAACTGCCACAGGTAAAGCCTGATTGGTTAGCTGCTCTAGGCCAAGAGGGAATCCAGAAAACAATCATGGAGTCTGCTGCCACTAGTGGTAAGAGCAGCATACATGGTAGCAACCCAATTCCAGGGTTTATGTACGGTGCCGAGTTCGGACTCGGTGAAGATGGAAGTTACTAGTTACTAGAATCCTTTGGGCCAACCTTGTCTCTCACACCTTCTAGCCATAGACTTTAGTTCATCGCCGTGCATGCGCCACCATCTATTTATCTCTGATTTCGCTATTCCACTAATACTAATGTTTTGAACTTTCTTCTGTGTCATATCTTGAGTCTCTTTGTTAGTTGCCTCCTCACAACCAACCCACACGTTATCAGGAGTGGCAACGCATCTCCAATTTCCTATAAGCTTCCATTCACATCCGGTGCCTTCAATGTCAACATCTCCAAGATTGATCCACTCTAACTTAGAGCCACGGAAGTTTGCATTCCGAAGACTAGTATCCCTAAGACACATGTTTGCTAGGTCTAAATCACTCAAGTCTATTCCATCAAGGTTGACGGTCCCTAAGTGAAGAATGCATCTTATCCACATAAAAGATTGCTTATCTACTTTTGACGCTTCTCTTATTAATTTCTCCCACATTTTGACTGTGATGTTTTTGACCGCTCTGTTGTAACTACCAAAGGCTTGCCTCCATATATCCGCATGCTGTAGAGGAATACCCTTCTCTATCAGTATCTTAGGACTTATTCTCATCTTCAACCTCCAGCTTGTCGGTATGTGGTGTCACAAAAAGAGCGTCTTCTTTTTCTAGCACAGTCATCTTCTTTATGTCTTCTTCGGAAAAACCATTTCTTCTCATTTGTTCATCCAGTGATTCTTCGTGAATCTCTTTACAGGAATTGAGTTTTGTACTTTCAGTCAAAGTGTTCAACCTAGCGTTCTTCAGCCTGCTGTCTCTTTCAACAAGTCCCTTGTATAGACTTCCGTTGTGGTTCCCTATACTCTCATCCTGTGCGTAAGCCTTACGCATGTCAGACTGCTCAGTCTCGCTTAGTGCGTCAGCTATATCATCTTCTGACAGGTCGTAATCTTCTGGTATCAAACTTATTTCGTGAGCATTCGGATTCGAGTTAAGGTAGCTGTTCCAGTACTTACGCTGCTCTCCCTTCACTTCCATTAGCTCATCTCTAACATCTTGAACTCTCAGCAGAATGCCGAAGAGTAGTACTAGATTGCATAGCACTATGATTCCGATTAGTATACTCATAACTTTACCTCTTTGGTTAACAGAATTGTTAGAATATTATTAACACTATAGTTCTTATACTACTTTATTATAAAAAAAGGGCAACCAAACATAAAGCCTAGCTGCCCTTGAGAGACTACCAACCCATCACTGTTTTCTGATGACTGTAGATTCTCTCGAAGTCATCTCTTCTTTGCCAGACAATGAATCTATTGCTTCCATTGAATCTTCTCCGTTTGCGTAAGGCTTACGCATTGCTATTTTTTACAGTCTTCTCTACGACACCTACTCTAACGGATCTTTTGCGGTAAACTCAACAATCTCGTTGCCGAGATCCCACCCTACATGATCCTGAAGTGTTCTGAGCAGTTCCCTTGGCATATGGACTTTCAGATTCTTTAGCACAGTGATTATCACAGTTGGATACATCTTCATTGGCTTGATGCCAGACGTACCACCACAAAGTTCACAGTAGACAATTTCGTTCTCGCCATCCTCGGTCAAGGCATGACCGTATACCGTGAGGTGACACGTCTGTGTCATTCTGTCCCAGCCACATACTACTTGCTGTCTTGTATTTGGACATGTGAATTTTATCTGACTCATAACAATCTCCTATACCTCAGTTGTAAAAATAGGATATGGCGCTAATACACCCTATTTATTTATCGTTACTTTTTCTTCTTCTGCCAGTCTTCTGTGTCCATTTACCACTTCATAATTTTTAGAACATCTCTCGAAGCTGAATTCCATAATTCACCCCTTGGTTGTTTGCGTAAGCCTTACGCATGGTTAATATTTCTAGCACTATTATCCTTATACCAACATACTATAAAAAGAGATGTGAAGTCTCTTCTTGCTACTACTCCTTAGTAGCCCATCCTTCTTCTCTAGCTTTCGTGGATAATTCCTTCAAGTGGTCCTTATTCTTGTTCCACCACGCAACAGCATCTTCTTTGCTGAATTGTTCTATATCCATCTCTTTAACCTTCTCTTCATCTAACTGATCGAACTCCCCGTTAAGCATCATTTTACATCCCGCTCTGACATACTCTGGCGTTGCTACGGTATCAAACTTGTCGAAGAAGTAGTGGACGCCTGTGCATTTTAGGTCTGCACCACGAAGGTCTGCATTGCGAAGGTCCGCATTACGAAGGTTTACACCACTAAGGTCCGCACCATGCAGGTCTGCATACTGAAGGTCT